CCCTAAATGCACCAAAAACATTTGTGCTACCGCTACACCATCGGGCAATAATCTCAAGCATTCTACTCCCCGCAGTACGGAATTGTATCTTACTTAGCCCATCGTTAGCGGTATGGGTACTTGAGTTGAGCAGATGATAGGAATCGAACCTACGTCTCCTACTTGGAAGGAAGGAGTAATGACCATTATACGACATCTGCATTTAGTGGATGAACAACATCTATCGTTCTTTTGGCTTCCCACTAAAGCCCATTGGAGCGGAAGACCAGATTCGAACTGGCGACCTATTGCTTGGCAAGCAATCGCTCTACCAACTGAGCTACTTCCGCAATTTGTGTAGGATACGCCCACCTACACCACACTTTTAGTAGTATGTTACCACACTACCACGTTTCGAGTTGTTTAACGACCTACTCTAAATGTCATCCGCCAGGGTGTGCTTCACGTTAAACCCGGAGACGCTTATGGTGGACCAAACAGGGCTCGAACCTGTGACCTTGTCGTTATGAGCGACCTGCTCTAACCATCTGAGCTATAAGTCCAAATTATAGAAAGGATTCGGGTCTTTCAGGGTTACTGATGATGAATGCGGGCTTAAAGTCGTACTACTAACCCTTTTTCAAACCTATACCCCATAAGTTCATCATTACAGCTTCACTACCTTTCTATTGTGGAGGTACAGAGATTCGAACTCTGGATTCCTGCGTGCAAGGCAAGTGTGTTAGCCAACTATACCATACCCCCAATCGTACTCGGGGCCGGACTCGAACCGGCACGGACCTTTCGGTCCAAAGGATTTTAAGTCCTTCGTGGCTACCATTACACCACCCGAGCATTTAATATCCTATTTCATCTTTAATCTTCCATTGGGTATCGTGTGGAATTCGTTCAATTCTTTCAACTGGAACAAACCCATCAAACCCACTTTCTTTAACATCTTCAAAATGTTCAATGGTGTCCAAATAGAAACCAAATGAATATCTGATGTATTGGAATTTATCACCATCCCAATATGCCACATGGTTGTTTCTACTAAACCCGTTATACCAGCCTTCCTTTATTTCACTTTTTGGTATCATAATAACTTTTTTAATTTACGTGATTCGGATAGGATTCGAACCTATGACCTACTGCTTAGAAGGCAGTTGCTCTATCCAACTGAGCTACCGAACCATATGCGGTGTATACGAGATTCGAACTCGTGGTCTCTTCCGTGACAGGGAAGCATGTTAGGCCTCTACACCAATACACCAAATTTTCGGAACTTATGGATTTTCACCACCGAAATCTCTTCTCCCAACTAGCCTCATTGAGTGAGTGTTATCGCGTAATTCGTCATTCCTAATCTAAAGTAATTAATTTTAGATTTGAGCCTCCAGTCGGAATCGAACCAACGACCTACTGATTACAAATCAGTTGCTCTACCTGCTGAGCTATGGAGGCAATTTGTAGTAAGAGAGATGTCACAGCCACCTCATCTCTCTTACCTATTCACATACTAACGGCTCAATGTGGCTTGACCGAATTAAAGTGGCTGATATGTGAGTTGTACTCCGTACGGGGTTCGAACCCGTAAGCTCTCCCGTGAAAGGGGAGTGTCCTAACCAATTAGACGAACGGAGCGTTACTTATTAAACCATTATTTCAAAGAACATTACAAATATACGAAAAGTTTTTTATAATGTCAAGTACTTTTATATATTTATTTTTTACATTTTTACTAAATGGTCCGCACAATATGTTGCGATTGGACCTAAAGTTTTGTATCGTACATTATAACCCATACCTTCAACCATACCTACCGCTTGTCTGAACACTTCATTAGATTTGTATTTAGGGTCTGGATTTAAATCCACATCAATCCAAGTTGCTTTTTGAACTCCGGCATTTCGTAATTCTTCTGCTACTTCAACTGAAAACCAAACTTCATTTAATAATCTTACTGAACGAGTGTACTCTCTCGGTGCATTCCACCGATTGTATAATACATGCGCTCCTCTACCTGGCGTATATAATGCTACAACAATTGCATAGATAGTTTTATCTCTGAAGTTTTGTGAATCACATCCAATTAGTATTTCAACTCCTTCATGTTCATTCATATATTCAGCGATATATGTTTCTAATTCAACTTTCGTTCCATCATGTAGTTTTCTATAAACCATATCATTATTATTTATTGTACCCATAGAAGGACTCGAACCTTCAATTGTGTGGTGTCTAAAGCCACTGCGTATTCCAATTCCGCCATACGGGTGTGTTTCCGTAGAGAGTAAGGGGTTCGAACCCTTGCGACTTTTACATCCTACCTGTTTAGCAAACAGGCCCCTTCACCAACTTGGGTAACTCTCTATTGGGGTGATTAATGGGATTCGAACCCATGCTATCAGTACCACAAACTGACGTGCTAACCGCTAACACTATAAACACCATATTTTGTATAATATATTATTCATTTACCCCTAAATACCAGGGGTTTGTATCATATATTATACATCGTTGCATGTATGAGGTTCGAACTCATTTGGTCATCCTTATGAGAGATAACTCTTTTCCTCTAAGCCATGCAGTTTGAGTCAAGTATTGGATTCGAACCAATGTAAAAGGTTTTGCAGACCTCCACCTAACCAACTCGGTCAACCTGACATTATGTAGTCCTATTAGGATTCGAACCCAAACTTCTTCATCCGTAGTGAAGGGTGCTATCCGTTACACCATAGAACCATTATTACTTCCATTGAGTTTTTCGGTTGTGTTTCCAACTTTTATACTCTCTGAACTTATGTGAATAAATTGGTTTACCATTTCCATGTCTACCCCAAATCTTTGATGGTGCACAATCATAATACCAACTACCACATCTTTTAGAACAAATGAAACAATAGTTCCATTCCATTCTCATTCGTTTTACTCTTTCTTCTTTCATTTTACATTAGGTTTGTTTACCTAATGCTTGTCAAATAATTGTTTCATAGTTTTACATTTTTGCACCCCCTAAAGGATTCGAACCTTTATCTGCGGTTTTGGAGACCGATATGCTACCATTGCACCAAAGAGATATTTAATACGAACATTGACCGGGTTGTGGGTATTCTCCACTACTAGTCAGGTTTCAGCCACCCGGTTGATTCGTATTGTTGGTAGTGCGGGATTCGAACCTGCCACCTTCTCGGTATCAGCGAGATGCTCTAACCAAATGAGCTAACTACCAGTGTTGTCGGAATGGCTGGATTCGAACCAACGAGTTCTCCACGTCCCAAACGTGGCGGGGTAACCTGACTCCCCAACATTCCGTTATTGTACTTCCTATGTGCAGAGTTGTCTAGTACTAACCATTCTCCAGTGAACCCGAATGGACTCGAACCATTGACTCCCTCATTAAAAGTGAGGTGCTCTAACCGACTGAGCTACGGATTCATAATAAAGTTATTTCTGTCTAATAAAGATAATCACTTTATTGTTCAAATATCACTTTAGTTGTGGAGCCTCAAGGAATCGAACCTTGTCCTCTAGTTCTTCAGACTAGCGTACGCACCAGCTATACCAAAGCTCCATTTTGTGCCGCCGGTAGGACTCGAACCTACGAACTCCGAAGAGGAGGGATTTACAGTCCCTTGCAATTGCCACTATGCGACGTCGGCGTTAAATGGTAGAAGATATAGGATTCGAACCTATGACCCTTTGGATGTAAACCAAATGCTCTAACCGACTGAGCTAATCTTCTATTTTGAGGGAAGGGAGAATTTCGAAATCTCGACCTGATGATTAACAGTCATCCGCTCTGCCTCTGAGCTACCAACCCAAAACAAAAAACCCCTTAACTTTGTTATCAGTTAAGGGGTTCTTCAAATATTTTCTATTTAAATCTTACATCATTATCCTTTGTTGATGTCCCTTAACTTTGTACTAATATAATCCACCTTGCCTAAATTCAAGACTGCCGGATTTGCTATCGTACTAAACATACCAATCCCTTGCCACTCATTTCTTTGAGTTGCCAGTGAACAAATTGTATGTAAGTTAAGAGTTTTCATTGTTAATATATATCTAAAAAAATAATAATCGTTTGTTTTTATAAAAAAAAGTAATTCAATTTCAAAATACGCCAACCAAGTCATGCTCTGGTTAATATCAGCCTCATTAAATTACTTTTACTAATTAGCTAAAAGAGGAAAGTTTTGTAGGGTGGTACTTTCCAAAGGCCTAGCTACAGCCGTTGATTACCATCAACATAATTCGTATTGTTGAGATTGTTTAAGGTAAAAATCCCCTACGGAAAACCATACTATTCTATATTTGTCATTTTTTATTTAAGTGGAACTTTTAGTTATGGAAAGTACATCCAGCTATCTACATTAAACCACTACGAAGAGCGGTGCGAAGGTTTTGCTCCCCCTCCTCCTATCTGGAATGATAGGCGTGCTACTATTACACCAATACCGCTTATATAAGGATGAGAATACTCCTTTTTGTGAACCAGCTTTCGAAAGATTATTGTTTCCTTTCTTTTCCACTTCCTTTTGAGAAGTACCAATTCAATGTGGGTTGGTAATGCCAACCAATCATAGAGTTTCAGATTACTCTCTCCCTACTTATTTTCTTCAACCCTGCCGAGCTGATTCACACTTGCGATGTTAGAAACCTTTCAAAAGAATCACAGACCTCTTGCGGAGGTATCGTGGCAGGGAACAACTCCCTACTATGTACACACCTTTCATCTGAAACTGGTAAACACTTTTGCTCTTTTAGTTTTATAGTTTGCACCTAAAGCAAATTTGAGTTTTGGTTTGTAGATGGATTCGAGTAGTGGTTTACCACCAGCTCCGTTATCTTTTGAACAACAGAATACTTTACTACTCAATGTGATATCCCTATCACCATACTTCAAGTCATCTTCAATAGAAGGGATTGGTGTCCCAGTCTAAAGGATAATAACAACACCACTTGTACATTATCTTATCTTGCGTCCTTTCGGATAGCTTGATTCTCAAGACCACTTTAGTATTGAATCACGCAATGATAAGGAGAGATTAAGTCCTTACTTCTCACAATAATTCTATGAGTTATTCTTATTGATGTTCCCATCTCAACTGAACAATCTACATTTGCCCAGTCATTCCGGCTCTTCGATGATAGTGTTACCCCCACCTACAAAGTCAGAATGATATCTCACTTGCCTACTTGAGCTTGCTCTCTTTTGGAGAGTAGCCGCAAACCGTCTAACCAAACGATTCACTTTATCCTACTTTCGTAGTTTATTTCACGACCATAGGCGGCCGTTGTTACACTATGTAGAACGAATCTACTATGTGTAATCTTTTTACGAATAATTGAAATGTTGTACATTTAATGGGCGTCTTATTTACGATTAGTCTACTATCCCACAATTATTATATGTTAAAGAACTTTTGTTTTGTTTTAACAAATATACGAAAACTTTTTCAAACTTCCTAATATTTTTAAAACTTTTTTTTTATAAATTTGAATACCGAGTATCTTTCATCACCTATAAGTTTCTCATTTACTATGTAAAGATAATACTTTTTTTTCAGATTTCCAAATAAACTTTCAAATTTATTTTAATTTTTTTTGTTGAACATTTTCAGCTATGTTTACTTACACCATATATGCTTCTTACTTCTGAATCAACAATACAAATATACGAAACTTTTTTCATATATCCAAATAATTTTTCAATTATTTTTTCTTTAGTTGCGCAGGAAGGAATCGAACCTCCATCTCTGGGTTATGAGCCCTGTATGCTACCTTTACACCACCGCACGATATAATTTATAAGAACTTTTACAAAATGGTAAGTGATATCCGGCTTTATTAACCCCCTACATATAGAGGAAGTAGTCACTCATTCGGTTTTATTAGATGATGGCTTCAACCACTCTCTCATTTTGTTATACAAATATACGAAAGTTTTTTTTAACTTCCAAATATATTTATATATATTTTTTATTTTTTTTAAAAATATTTTGAAAATCTTTTATAAAGTATTCTTCAACAATATTTTTTTTATGCTCTATACTTTTAAAAATAGTTTTATTATACTCAATAATTTCCAATACTTCTTTTGTATTGTATTTATTTTTCAATTCAATTGCTGATGTTATTAATTTATCCAATTTAACATCTATGTCATCTTCAAAATCATAACTTTCATCTATTATAGTATCAAATGTTTTAAATCCAAACTTATGCAAAGTTTCAATATGTCCATTTGTAGCACTAATAATGAAAGGGACTCCTATATATATTGCTTTCCAAGTTTTTTCGGTAATATGTATAGTATCATTAAATCTATCATCTAACCTATAATCCAAAAATGTTTCGGATATAATATTAACTTTTGTTTTAAAAAATACATCCGTATTCAATTTATACAAATATGCATCATCCTTTATTACATCTTCAACATTAGCAATATCATTATCTAAACTAATTGGTAATCTATTTAATCCTATACGATTACCCACCTCATTTAGTTCCGAATATTTAGTTAAATTATAAGTAGTATCCGATAAAACTGATAATATTGTATATAGACATTCACCCAATAATCTTTTATCCGAAATTGCTTTTAATAATTTAAACTTATTGAATCCTAATCTTCTATTTAATATCAGAAAATCTTTTTCTTTTTCAAATTCAGTTTCAATTGGTTCTGGCAATTCAAATAATGTAGATATAAAAAAATGTGGAAAATGAAATGTATTTAGATTATAATCTCTAATTTTAACAGATGAGAACCCCATAGTTATACTATTGTTATAAACCATAGCTAACCGATTGGATTCGATTTTCATTTGTTTAAATTTTTCTAAAAAATAAACCATTTCAGCCGTTATATATACATCAGCTTCCATTACATTATCTATCAAAAAATTAAATCCTTTTTCAGATAATATAGCAATTATTTCAAAAAACTTTTTAGTAAATATAAATCCTTGCTTACTATATTCCCCCTTATCAACGGGTTCGTTATAGTAGTCTGGTAAATATCTACTCCAATTAAAAATTAAGAAATTGGTTTTTTCAATATCGATTGAATCATAGTTAAACGATTCATCTATCAAATATTGCGTAATATTATAATCTAATTTTTCTAAATCAGATAATACATTACTTCCTTGAAATGTGTAAAAAACACATTTATCTAAATAACCAATTTTCACAAAACTATCGTTTCAATGCCGTTTTAATCATAGCTTTAGCAGCTTGTTTTGCTTTTGAGGTATCATCATACTTCAATGCAGATTTAACCTTAATCATTTTACCCGTATCTGGATTCTTAACAGTCTTATCCAATATTCCCTTTGGTATTAAGGATTTCAACTTCATATCATCTTTAGGTTCTTCTTTAGGTTCTTCCTGTGGTTCAAATGTGAATACTTTACCACCTTTCATTTTAGAATAACCTTGTGCTATTTTGCCAGGTGCAAACTTACCAATATTAAATGCTTCACCTGATTTTGAATCAATGAATGTTGCTTCACCTTTAGCTTTAGTTGCTTCATCTGCAAATAGTACACTATCTTGTTGATACTTTTTACCTAATGCCTGAATGTGTTCTTGCGATATATTAGGTACAAACAATGATTTCTCTTCGGTTGGTACTTTCATATCTTCGGGACAATCTTTATATTCAGTATTTGGTTGTCTACATTCCTGCCACATACCATCTACATGTACAAATCCATATCCCAATTTACGCAAATCGTTTTCTAATTCTTTGTTTCTTTGTTTGTTTTCAGCAGGTGTTAATTCACCTCTACTCGCGGTTACAACTCCCCAATTTTTCATTTTTGGATTTGAAACTACATGTTGATATATTCTACCTAAAGATGCTTCATTTAAATCGTATCTACCTGCCTTTATCATTTTTTAATTATATTTGCGTTTTTTAAAATTCTTGCATTCGTTATCCACTTTTTACCAACTGCGTTTCTTAATGGTTCTCTTATGAATCCATCAACTGCTTTTTGAATGCTTGATGTTATATTGTTACCATCTTTTGTGTTATCTATGATACGGAAATTACCACTAAATAGAGTTTGAAATGCTCCTAAATTGTGCTGACATTCTTTCCATATTTCATTAACCAAACTTTCTGGCAAACTTCTACTTCTTTTAGCGTTACGAGCTTGAGCTACTTCCAATGATGTATTCACAAATACCATATATGTATCATATCCCAACTCTTCTGCTCTTGCTTTTTGCTTTCTGATTTTAGCCACATCATCGCCCGTACCATCTATAATCATACCCAATCTACCTTCCTCATAGAATGATTTGGTTTTTTGAGTAATCCCTTTACCTGTTTCTCTCGGACCTTCTTTTGATTTAGTAATGTAATCCCATAACGCAGGGTCTTCTTTTTCAATCTTACCTAAATCTTTTGGGTCAATACCACTCTTTTTTAATTGAGCCTCAAATGCAATATCAGAGTTTACCATTTTCAATCCACTTGCTGAAAATGTTGCTATACCTTGTACACCAAACAAATCTGCGGCTACTTTGGATTTACCACTACCAGGTCCTCCTGCTAAAAATACACATTTAAGAATACCCGGGTCATCTACACCCTCATTTAATATGTTTGAATTTAATAAATCTTTTAACTTAATCATTATATTTTTTTTATAAGTTCATCCATATCCACCTCATAACCGTATCCTGCACCTTGATATTTTGTATCTGGAATAAATTTTACACCTGTTGCTTTTTGTAAACGGATTATCACTAATTGATTAAATATTTTATCCTTATTACCACTACCGATATTTGATTTAATCTTATCAATAATATCCAATCCTTTACTATCTGGAATTAATATTAAAGTAGAACCTTTCGATGTTATGGTAAAGTTTATACTATCAGTATCGAATTTAATAGTAGTTTTATCTTCGTTTAATAATCCCTTTAACTTAATCATCGTACTTCAAATTTTTCTATGATTGCAATAGCTGCTTCACAATGTTTAACTACTTCCTTACTATAAGGTTTAATATTATGAATTACATCTTTAAGATTATCCAATGCCGTTTCTCTTGTCATATTATGCATTGTTGCTTCTTTGAGAGGTTGCTTCTTTAGGAGTTCTTTTAATTTCATTATATTATCGTTTTTCATTCCAAACTACTTGTCCGCCACCATCTTCGATGTGAATTTTAGCTTTTGGATTTTCTCTTCTCATTGCTTCAAAGTGAGCAGGTAAAAGATTCTTATCTTTAATGTTATTTTTTTGAGCAACAACTTTATTGTACTCAATAGCAACTAACGACCAAGGGCCTGAACCACCTGCTCTAACACCTTGCATCATTTTAGACCAAGATGTAGTTGCTTCACTTATTAAATCAGTTAGTTTTATCATACTAATAAGTATAAATTTTTTTCAAAATGGTGGAGATGGACGGAGTCGAACCGTCGTCCAAAATATGGTTTAATAAACCTCATTCACAAGCTTAGTCAGTTTTTCTTAACTGACAAAATAGATAAAGATTTATACATTCGTTATCATTAATGTTTCCAATTCGATTTTGGGTTCAATTGGTATCCACCTGGATTCACATTCTATTTCAAGTCCCATGATGTGTACGGGAGTGACTATGCAGCTACTGCTAAATCAGCACCAACGAATGCCATAGCATCTTCGAAGGTCATTGTAGATAATTCTACTGCGTTTATTGTTCGATAGGTGTTTAAGGATTTCCATCTAATCCTGCTTGCAATTATACTAACACTTCATACCTGTCAAAACCGGGCATCCCCATTGTTGTTATATATATTATATTTTAATTATAAACCAACAGATTCAAAATCAATTTGATTAAACCCACCATCTCTAGCAACTGGCACTCCAAATGCTCGATTTCGTTGTGGGTCTTTTGAAGAGTTGTTATTGATTAAAATTCGTTCCTCTCTACCGATACCCATTACTAACTGATGGTAACGAATCCCTGCTACTGCCATTTGATGGATAGTAACCTCTCTTAAATGTTCTGGTCTCGCAGTTGTTAGAACGATGTAATGACCGGCATTGTACCATTCATTCATTTTCTCTTTAACACCTGGTAAAACATTTACCACATTTGGGTCTAACTCTTCGAAACTAACTTGCTCAATTAGAGTCCCATCGATATCACTAAAAATTGTTTTGTATCCTTGTTCTTTTTTCATAATGTTTATCTCTTATTACTTAGTAAATGTACGAATTTTTGTTGGTATTGCCAAACTTTTTATCAATTATTTTAAAAGAAAAATGCGTTCCAAGCCCAACTAATTGGTACTAAATATCTTTCGCCAATTCTACTTTCATCGCCTGAACGATATGGTGATTTTACTACCTCAAAAGTACAAGTCTTTTTATTTACTTTTAACAACTTACCACATAATGTTGGTGATTGATTTTGAGAAATCTCTTTACCAATTACCGATTTTAATTCCTCTATCTTATTCATATTTTTAGATTTTAAAGTTCATTAATCTCATCTAACTCACCATTGTAGTAACATATGTTCAAGCCGTACTTTGGTAAATCCACATTGTAGTATTCATCGTTGTAATTGGTTAAGGTTACATCTAACCAAGTCACATCGATGTTGTTATCTTCACAAAATCTATCAAACCCAACTGCATCTTTAACAGCCGCTATAGCTTTAATCTCTTCTTTAGTGTATTTGTTCATATCTTTTAGATTTTAAAGTTTAAGGAATTAAATATATTGTAACGCCTTCTGAATATCAGAATCTTTGGCTTTGTAACCCTTAACTTTTTCAATTGCTTTTTCCAATGATAACGGGCCCCACACATACTTACCCTCTTGCATATCGATTAACATTCTCTTTACATCAGGCCAAGAAGCGAAAGGAGCTTTAGGTTGGAAATGAACATATTTAGAATTGAACTCTAAAGTAGTTCCGTTATCGGTTTTACCACTATCAGAGTATTCGTAGATATCTTCCATACCATTGTAACGACCTCCTTGCATCATACTAGCAAAAGAGTTTAAATCGTTGTACTCTTTAGAACTATAATCAAGTTCATCACCATTGGCTTTACACACATATAAGTCTGAAGAAGAACCATTAGCGAAAGTGGATGACTTACCCCACACTAAAAAGTCAGGATATTTAGCTTTTACATATTGTTTGAACAACAAAGGAACTTCTTTACGGCCGATACTGATGTAGGGATTCTCTAACTTCTTACCCCAATAATCGGTAGTTCTCAAACACTCTGATGGTAATTCAAAATTAACACCTAACCAAGTAAATTTCATTTTAGATTTCATATTTTTAAATTTTAGATTTTAACAATTTTAACTCTCACTCTCAATTACCTTACAATATACAAAAAATATCAATACAAGTCAAGCCTTTTACGAAATAATTTTTAAACATTTTATCAAATGTTTTTCAGTTCGTTTATAGATTGCTTTGGAAATATAATCGTTATGGTACATCAGGTCATTTTTGATAATCAAATCAACAATGTCACTTTTAGATGAAATTGGTTTGAAACCTGAAATCTGACTTACATCACCAAATAGATAATTAAAGTAAAAATCGTAGGAGGTACACATTTTAGAAAAAGTCATATTTTAGGGGTTTAAGGTTTAACTCTCAATTACTTTACAATATACAAAAAAACTGAATACAAGTCAAGCTTTTTCTCAATTATTTTTTAATATTTTAACCATTCTTCGTAAATGTAATCATAGGTATGACCGGATAATTCTGAAAGTTTCTCAAACACCCTTTCTCTAATTACGGAATCAAACACACCAATGTATTCGTAAACAATACCACCACGAATTGCGGTCCATAAACCACCAAATGTAGCTTGTGAATTAATCTCAACGCCCAATTCATCAGTTGGGTAACTTTCCAAATAAAATTGCTTAATATTCATATCTTTATCATTTATTACATAGTAAATATACGAAAAAAAATCGATATTGCCAACAAAAAACCCAACTATTTTTTAGATAATTGGGTTTCAACGAGTTATGTATTATATTTTTTTACTATATTAGTTATGGTTTGCATCCAACACAATATACTTCTTTAAATCACCACATTCAGCCGGTTCTTCTAAAGTTTCATTGTTTGTTCCTAACCACTCTAATACTTCTTCCATTGTCATAGATTCACATCCTTCAACTGGTGTAGATGTACAAGCCAAACAAATTTTAAATGGCCCCTTATCTAATTCTTTTTCTTCCATTGTTTTATTATTTTAGTTTCTATAATAAATATATAATTTTTTTCATTTCCAATGATTATTATCTCTTTCCCACCAAAAAGTTAAATCCTGAACCGAATCATCGTAGTATTGGGCAACAAAATCGGATTTAAATTTACTTCCTACATTTTCAAACATAGATATGGTGATGATGGGTAGACCCGAACCAAAATGTTTTTTCATCCATGTCGTTAAAAAATCGTAATTTCCACCTCTAATTACCCCAGCTTCCACCAATATAGGAGTTTTTCTTTGTAAAAGATATCCGTATATTTGGAACACACGGGAAAGTTCATCCACATATCTCTTATTCCACACCTCATCCGGATATGGAACATCGACTCCAAACCCATCACATATTTCTCCCTCATAAGAAAGATGATGTCGTAGGATTTGACCGGCAATGGATGAATAATCCGTACTAACCGTTATGATAACCGAATTAGATGAATTATACCCCACCTCCAATAGCTTGTTACCCAATTTATGGATAACCTCTAATTCCTCTATATGTGATACGAATCTTACCTCTCTCATATTATTGGTTTCTTTCTATCATACATTTCCAACATACCCCATCCGAACCGATTACCGAAGAGCATTTTGGACAAATATCGTTTTGTTGCATACTATCAAAAATTTTTGGGTTTACGACTTGGTCTCCCCAGCCCCTCTCCGTTTTTAGTGTTTATGTTTAACTTCGTGCTCTTGCCAAGGTTTAGTTGGTTTACTATTAGGAAAACTGAAACATCTCCATTTATCCGATTTATCAAAATGAATATGTTTTACCATAGTAGTCGGAACAGTAGCCCCCGTTGGTAATTTAATTGAATTTGCTCCGAATATCAATTCCACTTTAATTGTAAGTGGTTCATCATCATCCCATTTTCTTTCTTGCTCTTCCAATAATCTCCACTCACCTCTATTCATATACTGGTCTTGCAATGCACAATTTAGATATGAGAATGTTTGTTTAAGGTTTTCCATATTATCAGAAAATGTTGCAGCCGGTGCCAAATGTCCTTTATCATATACATTTGTTTTGTAATCAGCGCCATCCGATGTAATGATTCCTTTTTCAGTATAGAAATCCATTGTACCTCTATTTACATTGGTAGGTCTATTAGTTGATTTGTATACTAATTCAATTGGTTGTTGTAATTGTTGTGAATAAATTACTTGAAATACTTGATTTGTAATTTGCACATTTTGTTGTGCTTTTAGAGTTGTTGCTATAACCAATAGCATAACAATAGATAAAATTTTCTTCATTTACTTATGTTTAATTTTCAATAAATATATAATTGTACAATTTAAGGAACTTTCATCAACTTATTAGGAAAATCCTATTTTTCTTACTTTTTTACTATTTAGGCCAATATATATATTAAAATAATATAATATATGATAAACTTACTTATAGCAATTGTACTAATGTGTGGCTCATTTGGAGTTACTATTTCAAAAACAACAAAGGATTACGGATTCCGTAAACAAAGAGAACATACTGAACCTTTAAAATTAGATTAAAGCATCATTCTCGTTCCAATCAAAAAGTTACTTGTGAATCGTTGTGTAGGGTCTGTATTAACATTCAGTTTGTAATTGAATGAGAACCCAAATCTTCTACTGATTTTATAATCAACAGACGAACCTACCAAAAATCCAAAGTGTCTACCTACTAATGTATTTCCGGTGAATGTATTATATCCTATTGGAGAATACATAGCAAATACTTGCGGTGAAAGAGTCAGTTTCTTACTATACTGAAATGGTCTAGTCCAAAATGCTACTGCTGATGTAGAAAGGGATACATCCCAATCTTGTTCAGTGCCTTTAGTCATTAAATTCACTACACCAATATTGTATCCATACACACCAAATTTAGGATGTGGTTTAATCCAAGTGTATCCAACTAATGCCATATAGTTTCCTTTCAAATATGCGGTTGTTAGAGAATAAGAATTGATTGCTTTTAATGTACCACCTTCAAAGTCCATTTTGGTTATACCACCACTTAATGCGAATTGGTCTAATGTACTCCATGTCATTGATGTTAGGGAGTATGTTACATCTCCTGCCATAGAACTTCTACTAATACCCACATTGGCTATTGCACTAAATGTACCATCTTGATTTTCAGCAGTTGTTAAATCCGATGAAATCAATAATGGATTAAGGTTTTGAGATTTCTTTTGCTCTTTTTTCTCTTCTTTCTTTTCTTCCTTTTTTTCTTCTTTAGACTCTTCCTTCTTCTCTTCTTTCTTTGATTCTGATTTAGATTCTTCTTTCTTTTCCTCACTCTTACTTTCAGATTTTGATTCTGATTTAGATTCACTCTTTGTTTCCGATTTAGTTTCAGTCTTTGTTTCGGTTTTACTTTCAGATGAACTACCCGAACTTTGTGAAGAAGATGATGAAGAACTACCCGAACTTTGTGATGAACCACCACTTGCTGGCGATGGGGTACTACTTCCGCTTGATGGTGGAGGTGGAGTTGATGTAGTTGGTGGCGGTGTAGTTGGTGGCGGTGCTACCGGTGGTGGAGGAATTGCCGCAGATGCCGCTGAACTTGCAGCTGATGATGCCGCTGAACTTGCTGCTCCACTTGCAGCTGTTGATGCCGCTGAACTTGCTGCTTGTGAGGCGGCTTGCGATGCCGCCTGATTTGCTGCTTGTGAGGCGGCTTGTTGTACTGCGGCCTGTACTGTTTGCTGTACTACTACATTAGTAGGACACCCCATAGCGTTATATGTAGTGTATGTTGCAGTTATCCACATTTGTACTGCCCCACTTTGCACTTCCAATGGAGTGAATACTCTGACCTGATTATAAAATGAAACAGTTGCGTATCCGTTTACCATTGTGGTAGTAGCTACTTTAATTTCACCACTACACTTATCTTTATATGTTTGGGTATAGGTTTGTCCGTTCGCTTGTGGAGCAAATAATGAAATAACAATTATCGTTAAAATTAATAGACATTTTTTCATTTATTACTTTTCAAATACACCCTTCTTAACCATCTTACCCAATATGTTTGCACAAGCTATATCCAATGCTTTCTTTGTTGCAATACTAATAGTTGATTGGTTGAATTTGATTGGGTCTATCGTTGCATCCGATAATAGAGTTAATTCTCTTTTAGTAGTTGCTTCACCTAAACCAGATGCCGCTATAATTGTACCATTCTCTGCATTTGTGAATCTAACCTGTAAACCTAAACGAGTTACCATATTATCTTTGATACCATCTTTTAAATTAATGGTTTCATCTTCTGATACTGAATAATCATATACTTCGATTTCAACAAAATAATGGGCTAAACGAATTTTACCCATGCCATCTAACTTATCCTCCGAAATACCTTTTGCAGATGCCTGAAATTGTTTAACCATTCGGTTTTTAATTTCTGTCTTATCTTCCGTAAATGTAAATCTGTTAAGATTATCCAAATATTCAAGCGTGATATTAGCCACACCCAAACCAACTCTCTTTTCCTTGAGTTCCGGATATTGGTCATAAACTTCATCACCAATACCACATTTAAGGATTTGAATCGGAATTTGTTTTCCCTCATAATTTAAAAATTGGCTAATGTCCGATTTTGTTTCGAAGGATGCTTTGTATTGCTCTGTTTTAGTGCTTCCTATTGTTTGAGCAACAACCGCAACACTGCTTAACAAAAAGAAACTTAATAATACTAATAAATTTTTCATACATAAATGGTTTTTCGTTTATGTATAAGTATAAAAAAAGGGAGAAACTATGTTCTCCCTTTAATTAATTATCCTAATTCTTCTTCTTTAGGTTCTCCCTTTTTATGAGTAAACTTATCTAATGTATCAGCTCCCATTCCAATTGCTGTTATTACCATTACTGCGTTTACCAATTCTGCCGATGGTTTGATATCACCATGTGAGAAAGAGTTTACTAACATTGTTCCACATAGGAATAATGCTCCGAAGAATGCAATTACAGGTTTTACTGATATTGCTCCTCTTTCATCTTTGAATAAATCAATTACCCATTCTTTAAAAGTCATAGTTTTACATTTAAATTGTTAATACTATGTAACCTATTATTATCCTGCCATTTCGGCATCTTCATCTTTAATCTTTCCACACTTTAAACACTCTTCTTCACCATCACCATCTAAATCACCCCAAACGTGTTCACATTGTCTATGTGCAAAGTATTCATCAATTTTACCATCACCATCGAAATCTAAACCATCCATTGTACCATCTCCATCTTCATCGATTTCAACACCTTTCTTTTCGGTTTGTTTTTCTTCAGTTTTTGGTAGTGATACTACTGATTCTCCAGTTTTTGGTAACACTAACGGTTCTATACTCATTGGTACTATTGGAGTATCAGTCATATCTGCTGTATTACTTAAAGATACACCATCTTCTTCATCCATCTTCTGAACTAACATCTTATCCTTATCAGTATCACTAAACCAATAATCGATAATCTTACCATAAGAACCAATGAAAGCACCTAACATCAATAATAGAAGTTCTTTCCATTCTGCCGATGCCGATGTGTTCGATGTAATTGCACCAAAGATACCTCCGATGATTAATATAAATGAACCCAATACTAAAGCGGTGATATACCATCTACGCTTCATCATTGCGTTTAATAATTCTTTAAAACCGCTTGGCGGTTGGTTATTTTCTGCCATATCTTTGTTTACTTTGTTGTGTTGCATGGTATATTGCCCATGCAAAAAATATTATAAAAAATCCCGTAACTCCTATTTTATACCAATCCATTTATTACCAAGCCGATTCTTTCTCTTTGAATTCATCACCATCCTTTTTAGGTTTTGGTTTTTCAGCCGGCGCAGGTTGTGCATTTCCACCACCAACTGCTTTCTCTTTGATGATTACCGTCTTACCACCACCCGCAGATTGTTGTTGAGTTTGGTTGTTTTGGATATTGATAACCGGAGCCGCTTGTTGTACTGGCGCTGCTGTTTCTTCTCCACCTGTTAATTTAGTTGTAAACCAACCACCCACACCTAATGTGATAGTTGATACAAGTCCTAATAGGATATTCTTCAATGAACTTCCTGTACTCTCTGATTTTTCTTCTTCTGCCATAATTGTTTAGTTGTTATAATTTATTAAAATCCGTTATTCCTAATTGTTTACCACTTGCATCGAATAATCCAATTCTATATCCAGATGATGGTAGTGCTGATGTATATACTTTCAATAAGTTATCACCTGCTTTTACATTCATAGTTTCTTTCGATACTACTTTATTTGCAATATCAAATATCTTAACAGTCACCGAACCTGCGGTTTCCATTTTTATATTCATAGAAACTTCTGATGTTACAAATGGAGTTTCTAATTTGATACCAACTGAATTTTGAATTTGTAATTCAGGTTTTACTTGTTGAGTTGGTTCAATAAATACCTCCTCTTTTGTACACCCCACAAATCCAATAGTTAATAATGCTACTATAAGTATTTTTTTCATTTTATTTTATTATTATTGTTGTTTTTGCTATTTCTTTTTTAGTAACATCTTCTAATAACAAATATAAATATTGATATTGTATCGAATTCGTATAAATCTTTTTTACATTTTCACCATTTTGACCAATAAACCTCTCTCTACTAATTACTTGCCCACTTTCTTTATCAATTAAAGTCAATGTATATGTTCCAGCCGATGGTAAATCAAAATGTATAGATTGCCCGTTTACCACTTTACTTTCACCTACATTGAATATTTTTTCAACAGGCATAGTAGGTGTTGGTAAATCGGGTTTAGTACACCCTACTAACAAAATTAACGATATTAATATTATCTTCTTCATTAGTTTACCTTTACTTTTAATTGTGTTCCACTCTTACTAACCGCATCCGTATTTGAAATTGAAGTCAATCCCAATGTACTACTTAATCCTTGTAATGGTAAGAATGTTATTTTATATTCAGTTGTCTTATCCAATGTAGTTGAACCATCCGTTATCAATGAACCCAATGTTACATATGTACCTCTATCAGTTCCAAAATTCGTAGGTGTTCCTTTTGTAGTGAATTCTACCTTTTCAAAACTTAATGCGGTATTATCATAGTTTAAATTGAATTGAGTACCTACTAACTCTTGTTGTAATGGGTCTATTGAAATTGTTACTATCAATTTACCACCAACATTTTCACCCATTAGATATGCATTGATTTGATTGGAAACTGATTGAGTTGATAAACTCATTGTTTTCATCGAATTACTTGCAACACTACTTGTGGTTTGTTTTGCAGAATGGGATAGGTTTACATCGCCCACCCATGTTACATTTAGATTGTAAGTATTGTTTAAGGTACCAGTATTTAAACTAAATGGATATAAACTTCTTGTTGAATTAAATTGTGTATTCCAATTAGATTTTGTTATAGCATCATATTCGGTTTTACTATATAGTTTCATCAAATAAGTTAGTGCCGAATATTGTGTTAATGGTGCAACTCCTGTTAAATGTTGTAATAGTTTATAGGTATCCGCTTCATTGAATACACCATTACCATCTACATCTGCGTTCATATATTGTAAACCTGATGTAAATTCCAATCCACTTTCATTTCCAAATATTCCACCATTTGATAATTCTTTAAACGCCAAATAGACATCTGTTACACTCACAATACTATTGTATAATGTATTTAGTTCGGTTTGTGAATTTGCTACTATATTAATTCCATGTTGTTTATATATGGAATTTGGTGTAAACGAATATTCTGCTTTGAATGCATACCAACCATCTTGCAATCTTATATTACTCTGAAATGAACTTACTGCCACTTTACTAGCTAAATCTATATTTCCAGGTACTACCCATTGTTTCCACCATCCGTTGAAATCCATTGGTACAATAGGTCCTTCGTATATATCAAATAACTTTACCGATTTTATATCATTCAAATTTAAACCCAACCCATAAAATTCTCTCTCATCAATTTGTAATCTATGTCCATTTCTTGATGCTTCATATGGATTTATAAGTGACCATTCTACTTGTCCCGGTGTTATCGTTGCTTTATATCCATCGGTTAATTTGGTCGTATCTAAATCGTTTGTGATATCTACTTTACCCAATCCACTTAATGCTCTTGTAGTATTATTAGTTACACCCCATACATTGTTTACATAAGTGTTTGCTTTTGCTGAAAATTTAGTTTCATCTACATTACCACCGAAATCAAAATTGAATCTTGCAGTTAAAACTTCCCCATTTGAGTGTGTTACTGAATTTGTATAAAACTCCGTAAATGTTGCATCATCCGGATTAGACCAAGTTCCATATTCAATTACATATGGACAATTAAACTGATTCGGTAAATCGTTCCATTGAGAACCACCACCCCATTTAGTTACTGCATAATCTTCATTACCACTATTGTTTGGTTCACCACCTGCCCAGTTGTTATACTGACCAACTATGTTACCATTCAGTTGTCCATTTGATGTTTTGATTAAAGTTCCCTTTTCAGGTCCTGCATCAATTCTCCATTGCCCTTCAACTACTTCATCGGTTAATGCAAACCAAATGCTAGTTTGAGGCACATTATTAAAAATAAATACATCTTCATCGGATGATGTAATTGTTACTAAATAACCTTTTTGTCCTTTAAATGTTGTTGCTTCCGATGCAGTTCTTGCACCTGTGTATGTATTTCCGTTTGCTATTGGTCTATAAAAGTGTCCGTTTACACCATTGTAGTAATATCCACTTGGATTGATTGTTGCTGCAACTGATAATTTCACATTACCTTTTGTTGCTCCGGTGTTTATTTTTAACGATGCTAATGCGGTATTGATATTTGCCATTGAACCCGTTACAACTAAACGAGTCTTATTTCCCGTTAATGTAAATCCACTTGCAGCAGTTAAACCTGTTGTTGTATTAAGATAAAATGTTGTACCTGTTGGATATTCTACTAAACTGATTGATGCTAATACTACATCGGTTGTTGCGAATCCATTTAATACAAATCCACTTGCATCTTGCCCCGTTGTAGATGGTATAAATGATTTAGAGTCCGGAGCAGATACACTCTGTCCGAACCCTAAAAATGATATTAGTAAAAATAATGTAACTAATAGATGTTTCATATTATTCAACTATTAAGTCAATTTTATTACCTTTTGCATCTACTGCATCTGAAAGAACAAAGTAGAATAAACCTGCTGTGTTTGTTAATTGAACTTTAGGAGTGAATATTAATTTGTATGGAGTACCTGTTTTGATTCTTGCTATCTTTGTTTGGTCAATAGAACCAAATGTTAATCTACCATTATCATGTGTAGAAAAATTTGTAATTGTACTTCCTGCATCAAATATTACATTATCCAAAGTTAATTTAGATTCATCATAGTTCATTATTACTTGCAATCCAGCTAATTCAGCTCTTGTCAATGTAGTAGTTAATACAACCTTACCACCTTCCAATGTAGATGTAATACCCAATGTTGCTTTTTCAGCTGCCAATGTTTGGTATGCCATTGGAGCATTAGTCATACTCATAGATTTGATTGAATTTGTTTGAATATTAGCTACTGAATTTGTAAATTGACCTGCTACTATTTTAGTTGCTATTACCGCAGGGTCTGATGAATGTGACCAGTTTAAATCTCCACCCCATGCAAATACTGCGTATACTTCTTTTATAGGAGTATCGATTAATACTTTACTTGTAGGTGTACCATCTAACCAACTTTGATTCAACAAACCACTTTGCCATCTAATTGATGTTGATGTTGGAGTTGGAATCATTGATACAGATGTCATATCTTGTCCCATCACATGAGCGAATAATGCGTATGAATCGGCTTCTCCAAATGGATTTGAATTATTAGTAACTTTACCAACTCTTTTTTCCAATGTAGGATATGTAAAGAAATTAGCAGTTCCACTAATATCTGTTTGTGAGTGTCCTAAAAATGCTTTATAAGCATCTGATACAGTTATGATGTTACTCATCCAACTTTTTTGAAATGCAGGTCCAACGAATACACCAACCGAATCACCAACTTTTACTTGTGTTGTGAAAAGTGCTTCACCACTAGCATCTAATGGTAATTGTGCAATAGGTTGTTGTGCCCAATCAATTGTACCATCTGTTTTTAATCTCATCAACTGAACACTATGGTCCGTAATTGTATATCCTTGTGGATAAAGAACTTTTACTTTAAATTGAGAAGTATTGCCTGTTACACCTGCAATAGAAGTCCATCCTCCACCATAAATAGTTCCAACATTAGAACCATCAGTATCAGTACCAGTTGCCAAATCTATTTTGAAAATATTATTATAAGCGTTTTGGTCTTTTAGGATATACTTTTGAGTAGCAATTAAACCACTAATAGATGCATCGGCTCTTTGAACTGTCAATTGTCCAACATTCCAATCTGCATTTACTGCATAATTCCACGGAGTTAATCCATACTGAACATCCAAATCATTATCACTTGCTCCACCATTGAAAGTAAACTTATAGTTACTCCAACCTGTATAGAATGTTTGTGCAGATGTCCCTTGATTAAATGTAGTAGATACATACGCCAATGCTTTGTTGTTGTATTGATATCTGAACCAAAGATAACGAGGGTTTTTGATTACCTGTCCCTTTGTTAGATTGTATTTTACAGTGATAGTATCACCTACCTTTAGTCCGGTTGTTGGTGATAGAGATTGACTGATTGTCAATTGTCCATAAGATGTTAAGGATACCAATAATATCCCTAAAAACATAATTAATTTTTTCATTTTACTTTCCTAGTAGTTTGGTGATAAGTTTATCGCAACCTTTTTTCAATGCATTTGACAATGATGTTTGGTTGAACTTACCACCTTCATCTACTATGAGAGTCGACATTGAGATTTCAGATGAACTTTCTTCAACCATAACCTCTTTGTCTTTTTTGCCATCCTTATATAAAGTTCCCTTTAAACGGATAACAACTTCCTCCTCATTAGAGTGGAATACTGATATATTCTTTTTTGTAGTCAGAACATCTAAATAAATGATGTCCACTTTTAATCTTTGAGTTGCAGATGGAGCTAAATCCAATCCCTTCTCTTGTAAAAATTCTTCTAATATATTTTTTAAACCGAATTCTAAATTTCTATTTCCGGCTAACTTACCAATTTTAACTTGATTAGTCACCGATTCAACCCATATATGGTCTTCGGCATTATACATAATGTTGTTAGGATTATTTTTGTATCTACCATCCAAATGCGTATCAAACCAATTTACAACGGCATTTGTCATTTCTTCCTTTCCAGCGAAATGAAAATAAACCATTGTTAATTGAAAGCATAATGCGAATACTACCCATATGCATACAAAATAAACAAAACCTTGTAGAAGTAAATCTCCTATATACGAACTCAATTGAATAGCTCTATTTCTCATACCTATAAATTATTACATTTATAAATATAGGAAATAATTCAAATCGAAATTAATTTTTTATAATTTAAATGCTTCGATTGTATGTTGGAACGGGTTACCCTCAATTCCCTTCACTAAATCTAACATTTGCTGAGCTAATTCTCTTACTTCGACTTGTGCATGTTCACTATTTCTTAATCTTTGAAAATGTACAAATGACCTGAAATTAAACATCAAATCCATATCGATTTGCGAATTAAATGTTTTAAAAAATCTCGCACTTTCCTTAGCTCGTTTTCTACCTAACAATGGTGTCAGTTCTTCTAATGCTGCGTGATAAAATCCATTTGCCGCTCTTGTATACACATCCAATTTATCTTGCCAATCTTTAGGCCAATCAGTTGGAATAAATGTTTTATCCTCTTTTAATTCTTTGTATCTTGCACTTTCTCCATTGATACTAACACCAATACGATGTTTCAATAAATGAATGTGTGTGGCTTGGTCAACTGTTACTAAAAAGTGAAACGAACTCTTTTCAAAAGGAGTTTCATGTCCTTCGCTTGCTAACATTGTTAATAATTTTGGAATACGGGCTTTTTTTTCTTCCGTAATATCTCTACTTGTCGAAGTCCATGCCGATTGAGCATGTGTTAAATCACTTCCATAGTAACCTAGTAATTCTACTTTATTATTCATTTGGTGTTGATATTGATTTTAAAAACTCATTAATTGGTATTAGCATACAGTATAATCCTACTGATTCTAAAAAGTTTAAATCTGGTAAATTTGGTAATAAAATTGTTACATAAGATATTGCTAATCCTATAACGGATGTTACAACAAATACATTAAGAGCAATTTTAAATTTGTCTAAATTAGTCATAATATTTTTATTTGAATATAAACAAAGATAATAAAAATATTTGATTAAACCAAATTATTTTTAATAATATATTCATAAACATAGTTTGCCAATGTATTATATCCTAAATCACTTAAATGACCGGCTATATCTGTTGTATATTTATTGGCATTTTCTAATTCAGAAATACTATCTATATTATGTGTATTTTTTAAAATAGATACGCTCTTATCATTCATAAATTGGTTTCCACCCAAATTTAAAAAATACTCAACAAATGAAAATTTCATTTTTTCTAAAATAGTATCATTATCATTTAATGATAAATAATTTTTAGGGTCTATAAATTGTATCCAACTTTCTCTTGCCCAAAGAACATTTGAATCCAATTTGCCCATATTTAAAAAAAGATGTGGAATACCTTTTTGCTTAAAAAAGTTATGAAGGGATAAAGTATACATGATAGTATCATCAGTTCCTTTTGGTTCTAATTTTAGAATTTCAGCAAAATCTTTATTATGATACGGAATTTGATGTTTATATCCGTACATAGATTCATTCCATTTTGTTCGAAAAAATTTCCTATCACTATCCTCTTTTAACTTTTCATAATCCAAATCATTGTATATATCTGTTACGAAAAATCTTTCAGGGTGAGACCAAGAAATTAAAGCAAAATCAAAATGATTTTTTGAGATATCAATTAATGTTCTTCTGAAAATGGATTCATTACTACTTCCGCCAACAGAAGCTCTATGGCTTCCATTGGCTTCGGTATTAAATATTTTATATAATGAATTATTTTGATTTATAAATCCATCATTATCCAAAAAAGAACAGCTGTTCCAATATAACTTTTTTTTATTCACAAATTATGCTAATAAGTGGTAATATTCCTTAAAGTGTTTAATTCTATCTGGTAAACCAATAGTTCCACCATTTACTCTTTTGGTGATTGATGTTACTACAACATCACTTGCTCCGTTATCTGCTAATTTGTTCAATCCGTTTTTAGACCAGAACCAAGCTGCCGATGCTAATGCGTATTTAGATGATACTAAATCTGGGTTAGATGGAATATCTACTCCAATTGCTTTACCAAATTGAGTGTAGTTATCTCTGCCCGTTAATTGGATATATCCTCTTCCTCTGAATTTGTAGCCATCCCCACTTGCTTCTGAACCATTTGCCATACGATTTGCATACACTTTGTTTGCAATCTTTTGTGGGTTTCTAGCGTAAGCTGCTGCTACCGCTTCAGTTGGGAAATATTTTCTAAAGATACCATTCAAACCTTTTGCTGAATAGTTTAAGTTCTCTTGCGTTACTCTGAATCCACCACTCTCATGTCCACATTGTGCTAAGAAGTGTGCAACTCTTAATGGGGTATTGATTCCAAATTTAGAAGCAACTTCTGGTATTGAATCAATTACAACTTGAGGAACATGTCCTTTAAGTTTATCTAATTTTAATCCTGCAACTTGCGGTGCCGGTGTAGATACTACGGGTGGAGTTGGTGTAGATAATGCTACTTGAGCTTGGATTGATTCGCCCATTATCTTTGCCCAAGTTGCTGGTCCTACGATTCCATCTGGAGTTAATCCATTAGCCGATTGCCATTTCTTTACAGCCTCTTCAGTTTTTGGTCCGAAATTACCCATAGGTTCTACACCCAATTTTGCTTGTAATTTCTTTACATCTTCGTTATTATCACCTTTTCTTAACAACATAGTAATTTAAGTTTAGTATTTTTCTACTTTTTTATAATCTAATATAGATATTGGTTTAACAACTATTTCGTTCCAAAGATATGTTTTATCATTTTTACATTTCTCCCAATTCCTACAAAGATTGTTTTCATTATCTGGGTAGGAAAAACGAAATAAGTTTGCGGCTCTATTGCCACGGTCTGTAACCAAAGTCTTCGCATCAGATTGAAAAGCTGCTACTAACTTACCTTTTACTTTAACTAACACATTACTTTCGGGTCTGAAAAACTCTTTTGCCTGTGTAGTGAATGTTGAAATGGAATACTGAAATCCTTCTTCAATTCCATCTATAATATTTTTTAATCCTTGTTCTGATGCCCAGTGTAGTGTTTCTACTTCGATATCAGTACTACCATATGTTTCTTGTGTAAATTCCTTATCTAATAACACATAAGGTTCTAATGCTCCTCTTGAATAGAAGAATGCAATTTTATCATTGTCGATATTTGCAATATATTTTCCAAATTCAGTTTTCAATCCCCATGCTCTATGGTTCACAAAATCTTCAATGAAATCTAATACTTGCTTTTTAGTATATTCATCATATAATTCAGTTTCAACATATAGCTGATAACCAAAGTATTTATTAATCAATCCTACTAATGTAGCGTTATCATCAATAACACCACCTCTTGTATCGTACCCTTGCTTTTCCAATGCCAAAAACTCATCAGCTATCTTTTCCCATTGGGCGATAGTGAAGAATAGATTTTCTGGTTTGTAATATCCTCTAACTGGGTACATAATTATCCTTTAGTGCCGGTATCAGCGGCTTTTGCTTTAATACCAATTGCTTCCGCAAATTTATTTGAACGATGTACTAATGGTACAATTGGTTCATCGATAACTCTTACATTCATTGGAATTTGCTTATCAGGATGTGATGCATTATATGCTACAACTGCCGCCCATCTATGATGTCCATCTAATACATACCCATCATTGGATACATATATGGGTGCAGTGATTGCAGGATGTTGTGGATTTTCTTCCAATGCCTTACTCATACCTGCTACTTTTACACCAACTAATTCTGATTGAGTTGCTTTTAATCTATCAGGTGGAACTGCTACCGGATTGGATACATTAATACCTTGTTTCTCCAACATTTGTTTAAAGAATTCTTCTGTATCGGCTTCTCCATTTTTATCTTTTGGCAACTTATCCGCCGGAGAACCTGGTTCAGGCGTTCCTTTAAATTGTGGCATATCCTCTCTCGGAATACCTTTGTTACCATCACAATATAAGTTAGTACCTGGAATTGAAACCTGGCATAAATTAAAGTTTGGTGCTTTTTCACCACTTGCTTTAGCCTGATTACCTAATTCTGCTAACTTATCAATGATAGTAGAAATTTGTTGTCTTTCTACGGGAGTTACTTGAGATAAAGGTTTGTTTGAAAAATCTCCACCTGGCATTAAATCTTTCAATTTTGGAATACCATTACCTTTTTCAGCAGATGTTTTCAAATCACTACCACTTACTTTTTGACCTGAGTTTGTTTGTGTAGTATTTTGTGGAGTTTGAGTTGGCTGTGGTTCTCCTTTTGGTAATTGTCCGTTATTAGCTGCTTTAGCTTTTTGAATTTCCGCAGGACTTGGTTTATCGTGTTTATTTGGGTCAAAAGTTTGAACCACATAAACATTACCAGTTTTTTTGTTTTTTACAACTTCCTCTTCCTTTAATAAGGATTTTAATCTAATCATTTTAGTTTATCTTTCCTTGTCCTCTGTATTTCTTTGGCTTTTGTGCTTTTGGGCCATAACTCTTTGTACCGGAACCTGGGCCTGTTCTTCTTTTACCAAACGAAACTTTCTGCGATGCCGCAGATGATTTTGCTTTTGCCATTTTGTTATTCTCTGATTTTTACTTTACTGATTTATTACTTTGTTGCCTTAGCTTTCTTAGCTCTTACTTTAGCAACCGATGCTTCTACTTGTGCTACCGTAGCTTCAACTTCAGCTTTTACTTTCTTAGCTTTTGCAGTAGTTTTTTTAACTTCCTTAATTACTTCAGGAGCTTTTTCCGCTACTTCCTCTACGAAAGATTCAACTTGCTTTTCAATAGTATCTGCTTTTTTGAAAAGACTTTTTAAGAATGAAAATAATCCCATTGTTTTTTGGTTTTAGTGAACAATTTATTTTAAATATAAATATTAATTTTTTTTGGAAAATACTTGTCCGTAAAATTCGTAATTTTTATGTACTGATTCTTCATCATCTAAATCGATTGCTTCCTTTTCATCTCTGTAAATGGCATCAACAGGACATTCGGGAATACAAGCGCCACATAAAATACACATTGACGGGTCTATATAAAGTTGTTTATCAAAAAGTTCGTCTTTTGACATTGATTTTACTTCAGCTCCCATCCTATCAATGTGAATAGGTCCGTTTATACAATCAACAGGACACGCATCAACGCACGATGTATCCACACATCCAACACAATTTTTTCCAATTATAAAACTCATAGAGTATCTCCTTTATATATTCTATAACTATCATAATCAAAATGTTCTGTTGAAACTTCAAATACAATTGATTCAGGTTCCAATGCAATTAGTTGATGCGGCTTTCCTCTTTCGATATATACCGAATCACCGACATTAAGTATATCTTTATGCAATGTTGCGGTTTTGGTATCAATCCAATGAAATTCAAATGCACCTTTTTGAATATACCAAGTTTCATTTTTAATCATATGGTAATGCATTGAAAATCTACTACCTTCGTTTGTGAATACTAATAGTTTTCCACAATATTGAGAATCATTATGTATCCATAATTCATATCCCCATCCTTTTTCTACTTTTGTAGGTTTCATTTTCATAATTGATTTTTTAAATGCGATGATGATTGAATTTTATCACCCAACCCATCCACTAATTCAATACCTAATCTATTGCATAATTCTTTTTCTAAAATACTATCTCCAAACTGGTCTCCACCATTAGTAAACAAGTATTTATCTGCTTTAAGAAATTTATGAATGAATTCTATACTACGATTTACACTTCTGTCATCATCTATTGATACTAAAGTATAATCGACAGACTTTAATTCATCTATGATTGCTTTTCGTTCTAATTCATTCTGAAATACTTTAGAGCCTTTTAATCCGACTTGTATATCGTTATTAATTATAACCATAAGCGAGTCTCCCAATTCTTTACTTCTTTTAAGATATTCGATATGTCCTCTATGTAGAGGGTTAAAATATCCACTTGCGATAACTAATGTTTTAATCTTCGCCATATAATGAGAATCGTTTTACTACTTTTTCTACTTCTGCTTGCTTTACTATTTCTACCGTTCCTTTTCTTGCTTCAATATAAAAGTTGGTATCTCCATTGATTTGAAACCAACCTTCTAAAGCATCAGTAAGAGATGGATAAATGCCTTTTTGACTACCATCGGCAAATATCCATCTATCTCCTGGTGGAACTCGTTTAAGAACTAGTATTTTTTCTTCTTTGAGTTCTTTTTCCATATTAGAATACTTCAATAATGTTTGTTTCTGATACTTTTACTACTTCGTACTCCAAGTTTACACCTTCTGATACGAACTTCTTAACTAACTTAGCTTCTGCTTCCGTTACAGACATTGCATCTACTAAATAGTTTTCCTTTTGTTTTTTGATTTTACCTTTAGCATCTTCAACTTCGATTGCTACTTGTACTGAATAAAACTTTGCCATAATTGTTTGTTTTTGTTTATAATTGATTTAAATTTTACATTCCGAAACCACCTTGTGGTAATTGAGGCTTTTCATCCTCTTTCTTTGTTGCTACTACACACTCCGTTGTTAATAATAGAGATGCAATTGATGATGCATTTTGTAATGCTAATCGAGTTACTTTGGTTGGGTCAATAATACCTGCTACCACTAAATCTTCATATACTTCGGTTCTAGCATTGTAACCCATATTGTTTTTACCTTTTCTAACTTCGTTAATTACAACTTCAGCAGAACCTCCACCATTCGTTACAATAGTTCTTAATGGTGCTTCGATTGCTTTAGATACAATTAGAATACCCGTATGGTAATCATCTGATACATCAACTTTTAATTTATCCAATGCAGATTGTGCTCTAATCAATGCAACTCCACCACCTGGAACAATACCTTCTGCTACTGCTGCACGAGTTGCATGTAATGCATCATCTACTCTATCTTTCTTTTCTTTCATCTCAACTTCGGTAGTTGCACCGATGTAAAGAATTGCAACACCACCTGCTAATTTAGATAATCTTTCTTGTAACTTTTCTTTATCGTAATCGGATGTAGATTTTTCGATTTGAGTTTTAATCAATTCGATTCTTGCTTTGATATCTTCCGATTTACCAGCTCCATTGATGATTGTAGTTGTATCCTTATCAATTGTAATCTTTTCAGCTTTACCCAATTGATTCAATGTTACTTTCTCTAAACTCAATCCAACTTCTTCAGTAATTAATGTACCACCTGTAATAGTTGCGATATCTTGCAAAATCTCTTTTCTTCTATCACCAAATGCAGGTGCTTTTACTGCTGCGATTTTCAATGTACCTCTCATTTTGTTTACAATAAGAGTCGCCAATGCCTCACCATCTAAATCTTCCGAAATGATTAATAGGGGTTTGCCAGTTTGTGCAGTTGCTTCCAATAATGGTAGAATTTCCTTCATTGCCGAAATGCGTTTGTCATAAATCAACACATATGGTGATTCCAACTCTGCTTCCATTGTTTCCTGATTGGTTACGAAATAAGGGGATAAATACCCTTTATCAAACTGCATACCTTCTACAGTCTTAACTGATGTTTCAGTTCCTTTAGCTTCTTCAACTGTGATGATACCATCTTTACCAACTTTATCCATTGCTTCTGCAATCATAGAACCAATTGATGAATCATTGTTAGCTGAAATAGTAGCTACTTGCTCAATCTCTTTTGATGTTTTAATTGGTTTTGCAATCTTTTCCAATTGCTTTACTACAATACCAACCGCATCATCGATACCTCTCTTTAAATCCATTGGATTTGCCCCTGCCGCCACATTCTTTACACCAAGTGCAAAGATTTCTTGTGCTAATACCGTAGCCGTTGTTGTACCATCGCCGGCTTGGTCTGCCGTTTTAGATGCAACCTCTTTTACTAATTGTGCACCAATGTTTTCAATTGGGTCCTCCAACTCAATTTCTTTAGCAACTGATACACCATCTTTTGTAATATGGGGTACACCAAATTGTTTTTGTAGAATTACATTTCTACCTTTAGGACCTAGCGTAACCTTAACGGCATTAGCTAATTTGTCCACACCTTCTTTTAATCCACTTCTTACTTCAGTGTCAAACTTAATAATTTTTGCCATAGTATAACTTGTTTTTAATTTTGTTTCAACAAAGATAATACAAATATTTTAATTTTCCAAATAAAAATGGGGAGAATTTCTTCCCCCCATTAAAATTTAGTTTATATTTGAAATTATTTTCCAAAGATATAACGAATACCTAATTGAGCACTCCACACATCAAATACTGATGAATTGTACTGATAAGTATCTCTAGCTAAGATAGTAGAACCATCTGCTAATTTTTGAGTTGCCATCTTATAAACTGGTTCACCATTTGTCACAGTTGAGTAGTTTAAGATAGTTGGGATAGTTGCTCTTTGAGAAACACCCCACTCATTATTCAATAAGTTACCAAAGTTTAAGATATCTGCTCTGATTTGGATAGTGTTCTTTTTACCTTTAACATTCACATAGATATCTTGTACAACCGATAAGTCGAATCTATGTAACATTGGTAAGAATGAACCATTTCTTTCAGCGTATTGTCCTCTACGGGTAGATAAATACTCATCTTGTCCGATGTAAGAATCAAATGCTGCTTGTTGTTCAGCTTCAGTATAAGTTCTTGTACCTACTACCAATGGTGCGAATTTGATATCAGAACCTTTGTTTGGTACAAAGATTAACTCATTATTAGAGATTCTATCTCCGTTCATATCTCCACCGATTGTGTAAGAGAAAGGAGAACCCTGATTTCCTACATAACCTAATGTGAATGAAGTTGCTCCACCCATACCTTTACCATATTCTAATCTATATCCTAACAAACCAACTAAACGATTTGGAGATAAGAAATCCGAATTGGATAAAGATAAATCATTATTACCATTGATACTTCTAGCACCTGTCCAAGAACCACTAGCGATTGAACCTGCACTCATAAAGTCTTTAGCATCTGAAACTGTCCATGCGAATGAACCGAAAATACCTTTTTGATATGGATATTCTAATTTCAATGTCAATGAATTGAAACGAGTATTATCTGAATTAGTTAATACGATTGCGTTTGAAACATTACCATTTACTCTAACACCAGCATCAGTTCCTGCATACTTTGCTCTCTTATCAACTCCTGCGAATACACCAGTTGGAACGCCAAAGTTTGCGTTGTAATAATGAACTGCATTTAAGTTTACATTTTGGATATATTCAGCCGTACCGATGAAACCAAATGGTAATTTTTGGTCAACTGCGATATTTGATTTCCAAACTTGTGGGAACTTATAGTTCTCTTCAGTAAATGCTAAATCAAATGTGGATGGTAAAGTTGGAGTTGATGGAATAAAGTATTTGTTAGGGTCAGCGGTGAAACCATATTTAGCTGCTGCTGAACCACTCACATCGATATATCCTGTCAATACACCATTGTTACCAACTTGGTTTGAAATGAATACATATGGAGGTCTACCAGTGAAGATACCCGTACCACCTCTAACTTGCGTTTTTCTATCACCAAATACATCGTGATTAAATCCGAAACGAGGTTCAAAAAGTGTTTGTGTTTTTGGTAACACACCTGTATTAAATCTCAATCCACCTGCGAATGTCATTGCTGATACCGCTGGATTTTCTAATGCAGTTTGTTCGAATGAAATAACTGCCGCTCTTAAACCAAAAGTAAACTTTAAGTTTTCAGTTGCTTGGAATTCATCTTGTCCGTAAACATCCAATCTATCAGTTTTCAATGTTTGCATTGGGTCAACTGCTCCTGGTAATGCCGAATAACGGAATTGGAAACGAGCTGGAACTAATGTAGAAGGTGCTCCACCATTTGCTAATGATTGATTAGCTGCTGTGTAGAAATCATTTAAACTATTGAAGATATAAACACCATTAGATGCTGGGAAGAATAAGTTATTAGATTGATACTTCTCATAGTTGAAACCAAATGTTAAAGTGTGTTTGTCTGCATACTTTGTTAAGTTGTTTGTAATATGGAAAGTATTGTAATCTAACTTATTTCCTGGAGTGAATGGGTCAAAACCCACTGATGTAAGAGTTGTTGCACCATCTTTAATATCAATCGTTGGGAACATTTGAGAACGATACGCTCTATCCTCAATCTGCTTGTCATATCCAACGATTAAGTTATTATGTAATGTGTTTGATAATTTAGAGTTCAATTCCAATACATAAGAACGAGTGTTATCCATAATAATGTAACCACTATTTTGGAAACTCATTGCTAATGCCGAAGTTGTTCTATTACCAAATCCTGCAGATGTAGAGTTTGAAATATTAATCTCTGCATCAGAATCATGTTGTACATAACGAGCCGTTAATTTATGCTTATCATTGATGTTCCAATCCATACGAATCAAAAACTTCTTTGATGTATTTGCGTTGGAATATCCTTCAAACGGACCCGTTGTGTAGTTAAACTTATCTTGCATAAATTTAGATAAGTCCGATAATTGTGTATAAGTTGGTCTACTAACTTGCGAACCTGTCAATGGAGAACCTGTTGAAATCCAAGTTGTACCTGGTTCAGTTTTCTCAATTTGTTCGTAGTTACCAAAGATGAATAATTTGTTCTTAATGATTGGTGCACCTAAACGGAAACCTTGTACCTTCTCATCAAATTTGGATGCCGTTACTTTAGTTCCTCTAGCGTTATCACCTACATATGTAGAACTATTATTTCTTTGTGTTTGATATACAGAACCTTCAATTTCGTTTGTACCACTTCGTGTTACTGCATTGATACCTGCGCCAGTAAACCCACTCTGACGAATATCAAAAGGTGCAATATTAACCTGAAGTTGCTCAATCGCATCTAAAGAGATTGCCGATGCTCCCGTTCTACCACCTGCCTGTGCAGATGAACCTAAACCGAATCCATTATTGAATTGAGAACCATCAATTGTAAAATTGTTCAAACGAGAATCTTGTGCTCCGAAAGAGTTTCCGTTTCCGTTTGGATTGTATTTAGTAATACCATCGATTGTTCTTGCTCCCGTAATTGGAATGTTTTGTAAATCTCTACGAGTAAATTGTTGAGATGCACCTGTTCTTTCTCTCGATATAATATTGTTTCGAGTAGAAACTACAACAACCTCTTTTAAGGTTTTGTTCTCATCAACTAATAAGAAATTCACATTTGATGTAATACCTAATTGAGTATTAACATCTGTAACTTCCTCTTTCTTCGTACCAACAAATGTTGCTTGAATTGTGTAAGGTCCTCCTACTCTAACAGCAGGTAACACATAACTACCCAACTTATTGGTAGATGTAGAATACTTCGTACCAGTTGGAGTGTGTACTGCTTGGATTGTTGCTCCAACCAACACTTCGTTTTTCTCATTCTTTACAACACCTGAAATTGAGGAAGTGGTTACTTGTCCAAATCCTACAAAAGCAGATACTGAAAGGAGAAGCGATAAAATCACTTTTTTCATACTTGTTTTGTTTTTGTTAAAAAATTGTTTTAATTGTTAAAATAAAAAAGGGGTACACTTTCATGTACCCCACTGGGTTTACTACTTCGATTCCTCAACAGATGCCTGTCTATAATCCGTAACTAATTTTTTTAAGTCACCGATTGCCGTTCGAGCGTTCTTTTGAGATACTTTTGTTGTCTTGTTGTGTTCTTCCACAAATGTGTTCCATAATTTACTCATCTGTTCGAACAATTCTTGCTTTTTAGCCATAATTTAAAATTTTAATTAAACAAATATAAGGAAACTTTTTTACATTTCCAAATTATCTTCCTCTTCTTCTACGAAGTTCCATTTCTTTTAGATAGTGAGCCTTCCAATGGTATTCAACTGAAATAGGTCCATTTTGAAACTTATTCAAATCGTATTTCCATACACATCTTGAATCTTCATCTTCGAATACATATTCAAATTTTTTCCGATTTTCCGGTTTACTATTGTTTTCTTTAGTTACTTTTAGTGCCATATTTTACAAATATACAAAAAATATTTATATTTGCCAAGTCCTTAACCCAAATTTATTAAAAGTAAATGGCTGATTGTATCCAATTTTTAATTTATCCAATTCTTTTATTACTTCATATTTTGTATTATTCGGGCAATAAAAGAAAATAAACCCACCACCACCTGCTCCACTTATTTTACCACCGGTAGCCCCATGTTTAAGTGCGGTATTGTATAATTTTTGAATTTCTGATGTTGTTATTCCACTAGCTAATTGAGTTTTTTGTTTGAATCCGTAATCCAATACCTCACCCAACTCTTCTATCTTTCCTCTAATTAAACAATCCTTTATAAGTTTTGCTTGTTCTACCAATCCATGCAGAGATAGTAACGATGTCTTATTATCCTCTTCGATTTTCTTAACTTGTTCTTCCAATACATCCGAGCTCTTTCGGGTGAAATTTGTAAAATAAAGAACGATATTGTTTTCCAATTCATCTTGTACTTTATCTTTTATACGAAGTGGATTAACTATCACATCATCTCCCTTAAACTCCATATAATTCCATCCACCAAATGCGGCAGCATATTGGTCTTGCTTTCCACCATTCTCTTTCAATTCATTTCTTTCGATTTGAACTGCCATATCAGCAATATCATATTCTCCTAAAGGTAAATTGAATAATTCCATATAAACACCTATAATCGAAACTATAAGAGTTGATGATGTTCCCAGTCCACTACCCGTTGGTACATCTTGATATGAAACTATATCACAACCAAATGGTTCTATTTTAAATCGTTTACAAATGTGATTATGAGTTGCTTTAAAGAGTTTTAATCCATATGAACAATCTAACTCACTACTGAAATCGTGCTCTTCAAATTCATCCTTATTTACCCACTTAAATGTAATTTTAGTATCATCTCTTAATTCTAAAGATGTGTGTGTAAATAAACGAATAGTTGTATTGATTACTGCTCCAGTATGATTTTTTGTATAAGATGGCATATCAGTACCACCACCACCAAAACTAATCCTGAACGGAACTTTGCTCCTGTAAATTTTCTTCATCCTCTGGGTTTCCATTTTCTGCATACCAATTTTTTACATTTCGTTCTCCAACTAATAAGAAGAAGCAATTATAACACAATGCTCTAATGTTTTCTAATTTTCTATTATTAAGATTACCATCTAAAAAATCAATCAATAGTGGCATTTTTCCATCAGTAACTCTTTCTTCGCTGAATCCACAACTTGAACATACTTTTGGTAGGTATCCACTATCAAACAATTTGTTTTTGAATTTGAATAGAGGATATTTTAAATGCTTTCCTGCAATTAAATCATCGATGTGATATTTTTTGTTTTTGATTTTTTTGGCTCTCTCAATACCAATACCATATGGATTTTTTAAATCTTCAAAAATACCATAAAGTTTAGCATATTTCTTATAAGTGTTATAAGAGATACCCAATGTTCGGGCTGCTTCGAATGCTGAACGTGATTTTTCTTGTGCCGCTTTTATTTGTGATTCTAATATAGGTTTGGCACCCAACCCTCTTTTTGTAATTCTACTTGTTTCTTCAATGTTTGGGAAGAATCCTTCCACTTCTTCGTTTTCCATACTAATAACTATTTGATTATACTAATAAGTATATCAAATTATTTTTATAGAACCATTTTTGGAAATAAATTTATTTGAAATTAGATATTTTAAAACAATATTTGCTATTTGTATATTACCATTTATACCGGCATGCCCATCTATTTTAATCTTTAATTCATCGTTAATTGTCAAATTATTAATAGTGAACCATCTAGCCATCTGAACATTATCAAAATTAACAAAATTAAAATCGTGTTTCAAATTATTTGTTTGTAAAAATTCTTCAAAAAAAGTATTATCGATTAATATTACATTTGCATTTTTATATTTTAAAAAATACATCAATCCTAAAAAATTATTCATACTTTTTTTATATTCAAAATCAGTATTTATAAAATTATAAAAATACGATTCTAATTCTTTGTGAATTTTTTTTAAATCACCAATATCATATCCGGCTGCCACATCTGTCATATCGGTAGTGGGTTCTTTTATAGTTCCCCAAGTAACATTCATCAACCTATCCAATTGATTACAATATACTTCTTCTCTCCACATTGGTGGTAATTCTAATATAAAAAGAGTTTCGGAAATTGTTGATTGGTTATCATAGACATATTGATATGTTTTTCTAATTAATCTATTCATAGAGCCGCCCGATGTGGCTTCATTATGAACACTCATTGATAATTCTTTACCTAATATATTTGGATATGCATATTGAATATAATCATCATCCAATTTGATTCCCAATATTTCTGAATATTTTTTTCTGATATATTCAAAATTAAGTCCACCTGCTCCGGTAAAACTACATCCATTTGCATATATTTTTCTAAAATAATTCATTAAATTAAAACTTTGATTAATTTAGAAAAAGTAGAATCAATATTATCGGATGTATCCAAGTCTATAAAAAATTCAGTAGGTGGTTCGTAATCAGTTACGACTCTATCGGTTCTCATTTTTTTAGTATGACAATATATTTCCTGAACTTTACATTCCGATTTAAATTTTTCTCTAAAAGTTCTATTTGGAAAAATATAAGTAATGACCACATCGATACCACAACTATCTAAATACCGTGCAACATCTAATGGATTATCGGTTTGTCCCTCATCTATGTGAAACACCGATTTTCTCCAATTTTTTTTATCAGTTTGTAACCAAAATTGTAATTTTTTACCCAAAGTGGTTTTACCACTACCCGGCTGACCTGTAAAAAGGTATATCATAACTTATTTGTTTTTTAATGCAAATTGTGCTGCTTTAAATGCTGGTTTATCTTTTTCGTATCCTAATGCTGTTTTTATTTTAATCATTTTACCCGTTTCTGGGTTTTTAATTTTCTTATCCAAATCCTTTGGTAATAGAGATTTTAAACTCATATCATTACCTTTTACCGATTTTGGTTTAGTTACTTCCTTATCTTTTTGTTTAGAGGTTGTATCATTTTTTTGTTTAGGTGGATTTGGTATACCATGCTGAACATGTCTTACTTTCAATGATACTTCTGGATATTTTTTAGAAAGAGCTTTTACTGCTGAAATGTTTTTGTGAGAATCATCTATAAAAAACACATCGTTTACTCCACTTTTGATTTTACTTTCAATCCAATCAGCTTTCTTTTGTGGGTCAGAATCAGCTAATGCTACTACATATAATTTATCTAATCCTATATCAGATAAATAATCTTTGATTGGTTTATATGCGGCTCTAGCTGTTAATATTACGATTTCCGAACCACCTACTCTTACTATATTTTTAAGTAATCTTGTAACACCCTTAATCTCTTGTGGTTGTTTTACTTTTTCAAAATCAGAAAAATCAAATTGGTCACCTTCTTTTGGTTCATATATTGCATATTCGCCAGGTGTTAATGTTGATTTCTTACCATCTTTATGAGTAATGTATATGTTTGATTTTGTTTTAACTAATGTATCATCAAAATCAAATATTCTTAATTTCTTTTCACCAGCTTCTTGCAATGAGTTGAATGCAAAAGCGTTCATATTGGAATATACTTTTCCAAATTCTACTTTCATTCCATTCCACATTCCTGATGTTGCTGATTTTGAAAACATTATTCTTCTATTATTTCTATTTTAATTTTAGGAACATATCCATCTGGTAATTGTGAATTTATTCCTTTAAATTCTTTAACCTTATCTTTAAAGTAAGTAATTTGTAATATTTTATCAGTCAAATTCATTACTGTTTGAGATGATGTGGACATTTCAGCCGTATCTCTTTTCATATTCAGTTGTGGTCTTTTTGGAAAAAACTCTTTTCTCATAGCTTGTGCTATTTCTTTCCAATCCTCCACTTTATCAACTGATTTTTCTGCTGATATTTTTCTCATTTGAGATGAAAGGTATTTCTCGCCATGCGTATATCCTGCATCGGTAAACATATGTCCGTGATTTGTTCTAACTACTGCTGATTCGGTATTTTGTATTTGGATATCCGGTTTGTGCTTTGATGTAGTTTCAATACTAACCATATGTTTCGGAGATGATATAAATGTATGTCCTTTTAAAGATAATCCACTTTTCCCCTTATATGTTATTGCCGCTTTTATTGCTTGTTTTAATGTTGGTTGTTTGATGATGTTTCTCATTTTATCACCATCTGGTCCGGGCTTACCACCTTTTTTTACAATTTTATGTTCTGCCTCATCGTGTCCTACTAATAGAGCGGAATTCACAACACCAATACCATTTTCATTTAACCCCTCACTCCAATCGGTTATAGTATCGTGTAAATATGCTACTTCAATTCCATCCATTACAGTATGTATAATTTCTAAAGTTGGTTGATATGCCCTATCTCTATTTTTTGCTAAGATAAATTTATCATTAATTTCTTTAGATACAATAATACATTCTTGTAGAATCTTAGCCATTTAATGTTTGTTTCTTTGATACTTTCGTTTTCTTATTAAGTTCTTCGTTTTCTCTGGTAAGATATTCTACTTTAACAGTTAATGCGGCTACTTCCTTTGTTAAGGATAATACCATATTACGAAGTTCATCCTTTTCTTTTGCGGCGGATTCTAATAATGCTTCTAATTTTGCAATTCTATCTTTACAATCATGCCTAATGAAATCTTCATCTCTCTCTTTAGCCATTGCTCTCTTTTCGTAATATCTCCAAGCACCAGTTCCGCCTAATACTGTTACTAGCGTTATTAAAACTGTATACAAATTATCCATTGATTTTATTTTTTATTTATTTCTTTACCAGCTTTAACTGCATCTTTATATGCTTGAGAATTTTTAGGTGAAGGTTTTTCACCTCTAGCTCTCTTAGCTCTGATATTTGCCCACAATCCAGGTCCTTCCTCTTTTACAGGTTCCTTTTCACCATCATCGCCATCCATTGCATCATGTACCGAATTTAATTGGTCTACTGCTAATGTGATTTGTGAATACATCCAAGAGTCTAAAGTTTGTCCTTCTTGCATTCTTTTTGCAATCATACCAGCGTAATCTCCAATTCTTTCGAGTTGTCCCATTGTCATTTCGTTCAAACCTGATAGAGTTTCTTCTGGTGAAGATTCATCACCTTCTTGCATTTTATGCTTCAACAATTCTGTCATTTTGTTGAATATTTGCTCTCCTCCATTTTTCCCTAAACGATACGCACCGCCTAACTTCTCATACACCTTAATCTTATTGGACATTGGCATATTTTTTTCATTTACTGCTTTCCAAGCTTTAGGATTGGTTACTTCAAATTTCATATTATTTTTTTAATTTCTTTGTATTCATTTAATACTATTACATCATATAAATATTGAAAAAAAAATAGATGGCCAGTTTTATTTAAATGCTTATCATAATTATTTACCCAATATTCTGGAGTTTTTTCTATAATGTTAGCCATTAAACTATAATTGTTTCTGAATTTGATTATATTTTTATCAAATTTCAATACCAATGATTGTTGAAATTCTGCAAAAGCATTTGGTTCTGTTTTATAGGATAGTTCGGTATCCAAAGACCATATATAAAATTTTATATTTCGTTGTTTTAAATATTCACATATAAATGAATATTTTATAATATCCTGTCTTATATACTCATCCATATCCAATACCTTTCTACTGAAGAATTGAAAATCCAATTCATCAAATCTTTCATCGTATTCTAAATGTATAGTTGTATTTTTAAAATGGTCTAGCAATCTATTATAAAATCCAATTTCCAATATAACAATATCATCCGATTGAATACATTCGTACTCTTTAAAAAATTTGTTGATTATTTCACCATTACATGCTCCTACCAATGAATGATTTATCAACCCCATTCCTAATTTTTTAGAAAGTAATTGAGGCCAACTATCTTCTATTTTAACCGAATCATTTGTTGTGAAATGAGTTGAAAATGAATCACCAAAAACAATCAAATTATTCATTTTAATTTATCTTATTTAATTCTTCTTGAAAGTGTGAATAAGCAATTTGTTTAAATTCCTCTTTTCTATCAATTCTTTTTACCAAAGAATCGTAGTGTTTTCTATTTCTATAAATATAATTCTCACAAACTACATGATTTTTTAATTTAAATTGATAAATTGCTTCACCCTTTTCATTTAGTTTTTGAATACCCCACATCAAAAATGTATCATCTGGTCCATATGCTCCCATAGATTCTGGTAGAGGAATTCTATCTAATAGAGATTTAGATAATAATGTAAACCAACCTGCTCCAAATTTTGTAGTAGGTTGACCTGGTACCATATTAAATACACTTTCTATACCAACTTCACCATATTCACCCGCATCTACAAATGGATTATTTGTTTTACAATAATCTAATGGTTTATCTAAAAATTTTTCATTAACTAAGCAATCCCAAGTTGTATCCCAATATTTAACAATTTCAGGTGTTATAAAATATTTATCCGATATCTTTTCTTCTTCAATTGCATGAATTGCGTTTTCCATATAAAACAAAATTCTTTCATCAAAACAAATATCAGTATCCAACCAAATAAAATGAGTTGCATCGGCACATTCTAAATGTGCATATCGTTTACATTGAAATGCTCCAATAATCTCATCTCTAATTTGAAATGTAGATTTACCAGCCCATTCTGTTAATGATTTTAAAGAATTAAATCTATCAATAAAGAATTGTTTATCCACTTTAGAATTTTCCCAATCAAATAAATAATCCGATACTGAAAAAGAAATATAAAATTCATAATTGGCCCCATCTACATATTTTGATGTTTTATTTAAATCAACCAATACTCTTTCCAAATCATCCAGCTCATGTGGCATTACGAATGATGTAATAACTATTTTTTTCATTTGTATTTATTTTCTATTAACTTTTTAAGTTCTTCATTTCTATCATATTGATGAACTAATGTGTACAATTCTCCAATATCCGTTTTAACATCATTTCCTTCTATCGTTGGTAATTTTTCAGTATATGGCAATGTATCACCATTTTTTAATGTTAAATGCAATTGAGCAGCAAACCCCTCTTGTTGTTTTACAAATTGAACCTTATCTTTAAATTGATTCAAATGAATAAGAATATTATATGCCGCCTGGTCTGCTAATTGTTCTGGATTAGAAGTAGTCAAACTCCATCTATAAATGTCAATAAATAAATCTCTTATAGCATCTCTCTTACCAACAATGGTTCCAGCGCAATGTATTTCTTCATGTTGTAACCACTCCCATTCCATAGGAAATGATGTACCTGCATTTAATCTTGCCCAAGCCTCATCTCCAAATTTTAAAGATTCACTAAATGCAAGAATATCTTTATTCATATGGTTATTCAACCATTCAGTTGGGTCTTTTTGAAATACAATATCTTTTACATCTACCCAAATAACTACATCAGTTTCATATTGATGTAGGACCTGATACATATCTCTAAATCTTTGTAAAATGATATGTTGTTGTGGTTCTGATTGTATTAATAACCATCCTTTATTCGTAAGATAATCGATTGTATCTTGTGTAATCTCATACACCAACATCAATTTATCTCCACTAAACCCACTTTGCTCTATTGATTCAACAAATGGTTTAATTTGTTCTACTCCATATTTGGTTATACAACCTACTATCGTATATTTCATCGTTTTCCGTATTTTTGCCAATCATTATGCATAAACAAACCTTCACCATGTGCTACTCCGTAGTTTTGTTGAACCCACCATTTACCAATGTTTCCTTCCAATGCAATACCATCTCCTGCAAATTGATTCACAATATCTAAATAAAATTGTTTTTTATATAAACAAGGGTTGTTTGTCCAATTACCATATCGAGAATTAGTCAAAAAGTATTCTCCAAATTGTCCAATATGTTCTGGAAAAGATTCTTTAGGATTACACCAATGAACTGAATCTAAAAGATGTGGCGATGTTGCTCCTATTTCCTCATCGTAATAAGTTAATTCATTTCCTTGATGTCTGAATGAGAAATGTGGAAACCCTGGATTCTTTCTATGTCTATATCTAACCACATCTACACTACCATCTAATAATTCTAATCCAGATGATAATCTATCATATGCAGTTTCTTTATTTTCAATTAAATTCCAATCGTGTTCTAAAACTAATACATTATCGGTTTGTGAATTTTCAGTTAATTTGATAAATGCTTTACCAATACCAATGTTGCTAGTTTCGCCAATAAAATCTAATCCAAAGTGTTTAGCTATTTCATAATCTTGCATACTAAACTCCTGAAATAAAATGGTAACATCGTTTGTAATATCAAACAATCCGTTTTCATAATAAGTTGTCAATGTATCTACCAATACTTGCCCACTATTCCAAGCTAATATTCCAATACTAATTGGTAATTTTTGCATTTCTTAAATAATTTATAAAGTTATTGTAATCTTCTTTCTTTATTTCATCCCAAATAGGTTCATCGGAAGTTGTACTCATTTCAGTATCAACTTTAAAATTACGCAATACTGCTTTTGACGATGGGTTTACATCTTTTATAAAATTATCCCCATACCATATTTTTATATTGTTTGGAATTTCTATCCAATTCGTTCTATTCAACATAATAAAACAACCCCACCCCCAATCATTTACACCAGGCTGCCATACATCTAAATAAGGTCCTCTTTCTTCATCGATATTCCCCCTATAATTTCCTTCCCCCATTCCGATAATCCCATATTGATTTAATATATCATTTGTAATTAAACCAAAAATATTTGGGTCAAAATTTATATCATCGTTTAATAATGCTATGGATTCATTCTTAGCTAATTCAATTCCCAAATTCCATGCAGGATTTACATAAATGTTTTTACCAAATGAAACATGTCTAACTTTTTCTACTTTTCCATCCAATACATCTGTCAATTGATTATTTATTACAATAATCTCATCTACATATTCACACTCATTTAAATCTGAAAGTAGTTTTTTTGTTCTGTTTGATTTCCAAAGTGTTGGAATTACTATTGAGAATTTGCCCATTGTAAGAATTGTTCTGGTGATATAATATTTAACATTCTCCACTTATTCATAGAATAGTGATAATATGATTTATAGTTATCGGTTGTTTCGTATGGGATATTTGTTCCCCTACGAATGATTCCACAGCCGTAATCAGTATCAACTACTTTAATATCTAAAACAATACTTTCAACTCTCAACTCCGCAATTGCTTTCCACACATCACCAGTCCATTCTCCACCATGGTCATCTCTTTCTTGCATCTTTTCAGTTGTTGGTAAACAATCGTGACAAACAATAGTTCCATTATCTGATAAATGGTTTAAGGAATTTTCAATATCCTTTAATACTTGGTCTGAATGATGTAATCCATCTATAAAGATTATATCAAATTTTGCATTTTCATCTATTGATTCAAAATATTCATCTGATGTTCCAACGAATGTAACCTCCCCTCGTGGAAATGGGTCAATCGATACTTTACATTCCGTATTTATTAAATCAAAATTGGATGATGGGTCTTGCGTTCCAACTTCTAAATAAGATTTATATCCATATTTTTGGATTAAACTATTGATTATATCTGTTCTTTTCATTATATATTATTTAATCTTTCTAAATCATTTGAACAAAGTATATCAGAAATTTCATCTATTTTACTTTCTTCCATATCCCACCATTTTAATTCTAAAAGTTTATTAATAACTTCATCACTAAATCTTTTACGAATTTGTTTAGCAGGATTTCCACCTACTATTGTATATGGTGGAACATCTTTTGTTACCACACTATATGCAGCGATAACTGCCCCATCACCAATTTTAACACCACTCATAATAACTGCATTTGTTGCAATCCATACATCATTACCAATTGTTACATCTCCCTTTGTTGCAGGATGTCCGTGGTCTCGTTTTACTTTTGGGAATAAAGATTCTTTTATATGGCCAAATGGATATGTAGTAAACCAATCTATTCTATGATTTGCTCCTAAAAATACAGTAACACCTTCTGCTATTGAGCAAAATTTACCAATTCGTAAAGTTTTACCTTCACCTCCATGTATAATTTTTATACCATCATGTCCGTAAGTATTACTTCCTACTTCTTTCATATGCCGATATTAATTTATCTACTAACTGAATTTGTGTATAATTGTGCAACACTTTCATCATACCATTGTGTGCGATTCTTTCCCTCTCCTCTTCGTTTTCATTGTAGTAGTTCATCTTTTCTATACAATCAAACATTTCATCGTAGTACACAATATCCTCTCCATCTATGAACATTTCAGAAAGACCTGTTGATTCATCTAATCTATCGGTTAGAACCATCTTACCGCAAGCCATTCCTTCAAATATTCTACGAGTGATTTCTTTCCATCTACTATTCTGAATAACCATTAAACCGGTATTCAAAAACTCCGTATGTTCTTTAGCTCCTAATCCATTGCGATTGCCAACTGCTCCTTCTGCCCAATGTGTTAAGTAATCTAAAAATGAAGAATTACCAATACCTCTCGTTGTAACTGCTACATGCTTTGGTTCTAAATTCATAGGAAATTGAACTTGTGTATCTGCGAAGTGATTTATCCACTCAGCATTTATACCCATACTTTTGTATGCTTCCGCACATTGTTTATCCGGTGTAATTGTGAAATGAAATCTATTTGCTTTTGGTGAATTTCTTTCAAAGTTTTGTGGGTCATCTCCACTTTCTTGTATCCAAAATGAATTTGGTTTTAAATCTTTATTTAGATAAGGAGAATCAAATCTACCCCAATCTAAAAACATAATAATTGTAGGTTCTTTAGGTCCTTCTACGAATTGTTTAAGTAATCCATCACCATCTGCAATAGAAACTATATCAGTTTCCCAACCTCTTTCTTTGAATTCATTGAGAATAGCTAATGGCATACACCATTCTTCTCCTTTGTAATCAAATATAAATGTTATACTATTTTGCATAATCTTCTCTTTTAAAATTTATAGAATAATTATCCTGCGGTTCTACATCATATGGAGAATATGGTTTCCAATTTTTACCAGATTGAACAAATTTTATTTCAGCATTAAATCTATTCTTCTTCATACCGATTGTATCAATTGTTCTGGCATAATCACCTCTCATCCACCAAAAATTACCTGAATAAAAGAATCCATAGAAAAGTATTCCATATGTATTAAATTCGGTTTTTTCAAATAATCTAAATACATCATATACTTTTTCAATATTAAAATAATTCATAACATGTCTCCATGTTATTATATTTTGATATTTTTCATCATTTTGTTTAGATGCGCCTTTAGTATGAAGATACAAAATATAATCGGAATCTCCAAATTTTTCTTTATCTTTTTCTAATAAATCCAATGTAACAAATTCATGCCCCATTGCCCTAATATCTCTTATCAATCGTTTGTCTAAGATATCCAATACATTGGAAATAGATTTATTTTCATCGGCTATTGAAATTCCAATATTCAATCTATATGGAAAATCAAAATGCGTTTTGATAAGATTTAATTGCTCATCTATTATAGATTCAACACCATCCACTGCGTATATGTGATAATATATGTGAACCATTATAAAGTATCGTAGTAGTTATTCTGACGCTCTTGTCTTTCGATTGTTTTTGGATGTATAATACAATATATTTCATCCATAGGAAAATTAGTATATGATTCAAATCCTACGATTCTTTCATGTACTTTACCACTCCATCCTATTTTATCAGAATTTTTATAGATACGAGTTTGAACATCAGGAAAGTTTACCCATCCTTTTTCATTCACATTCCAACCCCATTTTTGAATATGTGATTGTGTTAATCCTTCAACGGTATTAATACGAGGAACTACAATCATATCTTTATCGATATTTGCATCTAATAAAGCTTCCATATTTACAATCAAATCCGGTGTTAAATATTCATCAGCATCTAACTGAAATATCCACTCACCTTTACATTGTGAGTTTAATAAGTTCTTCCATTGTGCAAAATCATTATCGAATTCAGATTCAATTAATGTAATGTGGTCTGCGTTCGCTTGTAATTCTAAATACTCTAATAATTCGATAGGTGCTTTGGGTGTATCCAATAGAACTACGATTTCAGAATTTTCTTCTTTGTAGTTTAATAACTGATTAACCAAACGAATGGTTTCATCGACTTCATTACAAGCCGTTATTGCGTAACTTAATTTCATTTAAATATTCTTTTAATTGGTCTTTTGGTTGCCATCCCAATCTATTTAAGGCATCATCATTAATTCTAATAGTTTCTCTATAATTACCTTTTACATCATCTACATATCTAATTGGATGCGGTGCGAACCAACTAGCTACTTCATTTAAAGAGTAATTGTGACCCGTTCCTAATTCCCAAGCATCTTCATGCTTTTCATTACTTTCTGCGATTCTGATTAATCCATCTACAATATCATCAATATGTGTAAAATCTCTCCTTTGCTTACCATCTCCGTGAATTAGAATAGGAGTACCATTTTTTACAGCTGCCCTCCATAATCCAATTACAGCCGCCATATGAGAGTCTACCAACTCACCGGGCCCATAAACATTATAAAACCTAACTATCTCCGCATTTAACCCATATACCCCTTTAAACATCTTTATCCACTCCTCTCCCATATGTTTACTCATTGCATAGGGTGATAACATTGGATTGTGATGACGAGATGATGAACCTGCGTAAATTAATTTAGATTTATTGTGGTATGCGTATTCAACAACCTGTTTTGTACCATCCACATTTACTGAAAATGTTAGCGTTGGATTTTTAAATGATGGTTGAATTCTACTTAATGCTCCCAAATGAAAAATATAATCATATGGTGTATTTTTAATATTATCCATTGCTCTAATATCTCCACCCAAAAATTTTACATATGGGGAAACTTTAGCTTCAGAACCAATTGATAAATTATCAATTACATGAACTTCATAACCTCTTTTAAGTAATTCAGCTGAAAGAGCATATCCAACAAATCCAGCTCCACCCGTAACCAATACTTTTTTCATTAATCTTCTTTTTCCTTTTTTATAACTTCATCAGCACCACCGGTTGTATATGGTGGTCTATATGTTGAATTAGTATAATTCCAATTAGAAGTAATTGGTGATTCGAGAATTAATGTTTTATCCTCTACTTCTGCTAATTTATCTTTTAGTATATCCCATTGCTTTGGGGTAATATTGAATTCATGCACTCCTTCTGAAAATCCTCTTAACCAAAGGACAAATTCTTTTGATGTCATAACTATTTATTTTTTAATTGTGATTTCACATCTATATTATGTATAATTACTTTTTTTGGAGTAAGTTCATTTACATCCATATTTAATTCTACAACATTTCCCAATCCACTTAACTTATATGTTCTATATGAATCATTTGTTATAATTGGTACTTTACTAACTACTTTTTCATAAAATGCCTTAGCTCCACCTTTCATTTGCAATGATTCTTCTTCTTCATTTACAAATTTACCAAAAAACTTTTTTATTAAATCAGGTCTAACATTTGATACTTTTACAGCATGTACTACATCTTTTATTTTAGATACAAATAGTGTGAATATAATGGGAGCATCTGATTCTGTATATTTACCCTTAGTACCATCCACATATTCATACTCTTTGATTAAATAAAATCGGCTTCTAACCATATTAGTAGGAACAATTTTATTTTTACCATCGATGTATCTACGATATATGGGATTATAGCTGCTCATTATTTATTTAACATTTTCAATTTAGGTAACTGAAGTTGTTGAAACTTTGGTTGTACTTTAGTATAAATACCATACTGATTTAAAATAATATTAAATCCTTCGGTCATTTTTTCTAAACTAAAATTCTGTCTATTGTGTTTTGCTAATTTAGTTGAATCAGGCAAATACTTACTATAATTTTTATAAACATCTTTGATTATCGGCAATGCTTTTGAAACATTTACATTAAACCATTGTGATTCTTTTAGTAAGAATTGGTCAGCTGCCGATTCGTGTACATTTTTCAATTCACCTTCCAACAACACTGCTCCACTTTTTAAGAAATCCAAATGCCCACTCCAATTAGATACAATTACAGGCTTACCTGTCAAACTGAATTCCAATAGTGGTCTACCAAATCCTTCACCTTTTGTAAAGTTTAACATAGCTTTTACTTTTGGATGTTCGTATAATCCGTTCATTTGAGATGGAGTTAAATCACCATGCAATAAATAAACCGGAACTTGTCCATAATCTTTACCCAATACCTCTCTAATTTTCTTAATAGTGTTTTCTCTATCAATTACACTAAATCCTGCTGAAGATGTTTTTAAAATTAATGCGGGTTTAACCTTTTCTTTTTTGAATGCAGTTGCAAATGTTTTAATCATCATTCCCACATTCTTTCTATCTTCACCCAAATCACCTCTCAACCAGTGTCCTACAAATAGAAATGCGAAATCTTCTTTAATTGTATCCAATTCAGAAATACTTGCAACTACTTCAGTTCCAAAATCATTTTCATCAAATCCTTCAAAAAGAACTTCAACTGGTTTTTGTATTTTATGTTGTCCAATTAATTGACCTGTTTTTTTATCTTGCTCATTATAAACAGTTTTAACTAAACTATCTTTTGAATGCTCGGATGGAACAATAATTAAATCCATTCTATTACATCCGTGAATCCAATCTAATGCGCAATGTGTAGTTTCAATTGCGGCTGTTATACCAATGTTATAGAATCCCAATGGCTGAAATTCGTTTGGTACAGTAACCTGAATATAGATATCCGGCTTAGTTTCTATTTTTGGAATAATATTATCCACTACCCATTTATGAAATTCGTTATCATAATTCAATGCATCCATTGGAGTCATACCCCATCGTGTACTGATAACTTTAATATCAAATTTATCTAATTTATAAAGAGAATGTAATAAATCTCTCGCGTGGTCACCATATCCACTTCTTGTTGCTACCGGTGCCTGAAATACTAATGTTGGTTTCATACTATAACTCTATTAACTTAAATTTTTGTTTTGGTTTCCAATTTGTAAATGCCCCTTCCATTCCCTCAACTAATGCCTCACACATCGCTTCTTTACTCAATCCTCCTTCTGCTAAGAAATGATTTCTACCTTTTAATCCTGCAGATTTTCGTTCTTCTCTTCCAACTCTATACCAATCCATAATCAATGGTGATACATCTTCAAAATCAACTCTATCATCAAAGATATATGGAGTAGGAACTGAACCCGTTGTTGAACGAACTGGCCAAATTGGTTTAACCCAATCTCCCCAAACTACACCTGCTTTTTTATGTCTATCGTGTAATGACCCAATTTCCACATAATCTTCTGCGGTTAATAATTTACCCGTACCTTTATCTCTGAATCCACATTGGTCTTGTAATCCACCAGTCACATTTACAATGATAGGTGTTCCCGCCATTACCGATTCTGCGGTTGCTAATCCAAACCCTTCATTGGAAGCAATATTAATTGTAACATCAGCTATATTATAGAAATAATTTAATTGTTCTTCTGTATATTTGTTTGGTGCAAATATCACATTTGTTTCTGGTAAACAACATTCTGCAATAGTTCTCGGTAAATCTGTCCCATGCTCTTGAACCGGTTCGGTGTGCATCAATAAACATACTTTATCTCTATCTTCGGGAGCCAATGCTTCTACAAACTTATCAAATGCTAATATAACATCAATTGGTTGTTTTCTACGAATGTTTCTATTATTCCAATAAAGAACAAATTCATACTCTTTATCGCCAAATATAGATTGTTTAAATTCTTTTGGAACTTCTACTGGTTTATACAAATCCGAATTGATACCATGTGGTACATAGCTCACTTGCCAATCAGCCGGTTTAGTCCAATGTTTTTCTTTATCCCAACTCCAAACTCGTTTAGTAATACCATAAGTTTGTTTTGAAATAGTTCCAATCCAATCACAACTTTCGTAATAATCTCTATTGTATTTTGGGTCTGGCAAATCATCCCAAATATGATAAAAGAAAAGAGGAACTGATTGTCTAACTTCATGCTCCATTTCATATAACCAAATCCAATATCTTGGGTCTGTAAAGTGTAAGATTGCATCCGGCTTTTCCATCATCAATAATTGACGAATGATATCGGCATTACCATACCCATCGGATGGATATATTTTTACTTCAGCATCCTTTACCCCAGTTTGCTCTCTTACGCTATCATTCAAATCTAAAATTTTCCCAGCTTCAGGGTGTTTAATTGCTGCACCTAATTGTACCCAATCGTATCTATCAACAGTTCCCATAACTAATTGTTTGGAAACATTGGCAATACCACTTGTCATTCTTAGGTCATCGGAAAGTAAGAGAATTTTCTTTTTTGCCATAACTTTTTTTGTTTCTTAAAATTGTGAACCACTTACTTGTAGTATAGTGTATTCGTTTAATTGTTTTCTAAATTTTTCATTTTTAGTGTAAAGGTCTAAACTTCTATTAACGAGTTTTTGAAAATTAATACCACCTTGTATTGCGGATATTTTAAAATCTTCATCGTATAACTTTTGTATAACCTTAACAGTTGTTAATTTTAAATCTGCCATAGTTAATTTGTATTTATATATATACATATATATAGATAAAATTATTTTCCATCACAAATTCCTCGTTGCTTAAATTCACACCAATCGCATAACTTTGATGGCTTCTTAGGATAATCAATATCCATTCTATAATTACCAGCTTCATCAAACACCGAATCAACAAATGCTAAAAATCCATTCCAAGCTTTATTAACCGATGGTTTGCCGCTTGCAGGTACATGTCTACTGATACGTGGGATTGTGTAATCTTCTACCTCAGCTACTTTTCGTTTTAAGATGATAAATTCTACCTCAATCATATCTTGTGATATGTTTAACATTTCGGCATAAAACTTCTTATACAAAAGTATTTGTGAATTTTTAACGGGGTCTGATTTCTGATATTTACTCCAACCTTTTGTAGATGTTTTGAAATCGGTAATACGATATCTACCTGTCTTTTTATTTCTGACAATGAAATCGATGAATCCTAAGAAGTTTACATTCTCTGCAATCTTAGTATTAATTGGTTGTTCGATAGCAACTAACTCATCATCTTTTAATGAGAAAAAGTTATTGAAGTTTTTTGGCTTTTGAAAATAATCTAATATAAGATTACCATCTTCCAAAAATTCTACCATCTCTTCTTTTGTGGAAATGTGTGTTTTGTATTCTTCGAATTCCTTTAGATAAATGTCTTTCATTTTTACTTTCAACATATCTTTAAGATTCATCATCTTATCGGCTTGTGATTTCGAAATGCGAAGGCATTTATCCAAGTATTCTTGTAGTGTTTCGTGCATTGCCGAACCAAATACTGAATGTATATTTGATGTTGATTCGGATAACTTATCAATATAACTTAATTTATATTGTTGTGGACAACTACTCCACATACTATATTGAGAAAATGAAACTCTTGCCATATTATTTGTTTATAATACAAATATACAACTTTTATTTCATTATTCCAAATTAAATGATTGGATTTTTTCTGGTATCTTCATTAATAATATCATCTATAAATGAAAGTTTTTCAGGTAAAAATGTATCATTAAATATCATACCATGTGTAGTATGGGCTACTAAATATTTTTTAGAATTAACTCTATCCCAACTTGTAACTTTAGCACTTTTAAGATAGTTGATGTATTTTTCTAAATATTCTTTTAGTTTAACAGACTGAATATTATTAATTTTATCTTCATATAAACTTATTAACTTCGTTCTATGTTCATCAAAATTAACAGGGTTGTACCACCAAGGAAAACGAACATAGTGAAAATTAATTAACTCATGTGATTCATTTAATTCTTCTAAAAAATCAAAAAAATCATAAGCGTTTAATAAAGAAGCAGTATATTGGAAATCATATGTGATATTTTTATATTGAGTCATAGCCCATTTTAGTACCATCATATTTTTCTTAAATACTTTTGTATCAAATCCGGTTCTAACATATTCACCAACTTCACCTAATCCATCTATTGATATTGAAAAATGTACTTTTCTAAAATCTTTCAAATATTCAAATATAGTTTTTCCTTTATATTTTAAAATACTGAAGTTTGTATTATACATTAAGGATATATCTTTCTTATTCTTTAATGAATCTAATAATTTAAAATGCTCCTCCAATACAAAAGGCTCACCACCGGCAAAATATAATACTTCTATATTTTTCATAGATTCCTCATTTAATTTGAAATCTACTTTACTTAAAGATTCTACTTTCTCTTCACCAAATGCAAGAACTCCCATATTTGTTTTATAGAAATCCTCTTTCTCTTCTTGCCATTTAGTTGAATAAGAGTCATTGCAAGTTCTACATTTAAAATTACAAATATTAGATGGTCTTAAATCCAATGATACAAATTCCGTAGCTACTGTACCATCGAATTTTTCATCACTAATATATTTTTTATCAATATCATTCAATCTCGCGCTATGATGTTCATTCCATCTAATTCTGGATGATTTAATATCTTGCTTTTCTAAATCGTAACAAGCACTACAATAATCGTTTTGTACACCATTTACCATATCCAATCGAAGTTTTTTATATTCTTCTGAATTGAATGCATCTTCTATCGAAGTTCCCTTTAAATTAATATCGGTAAATGCCTTTTGTGAATCACAACATGGTTTTGCTGTTCCATCCATATACCCATTTAGGTGTATAAAAGGTAATATACAAAAACTCTTATTCATTATATCTTTAATTTTAATTTTGTAATTTGCTTTTTATCAGTACCATACTTTTCAGAAATATATTTAATATTTTCTCTACCCTCTCTAGTAGAATACAATATATCTAAATATTCTATTGCTTGGGTTTCTGAACAATCATATTCTTTTTTAATAAGTTCTATTATAAACGATTCATACTTTTCAGCCGATTTTCCTTTCATATACTTTAGAAAGTATCTGCCTTTTGGAATTGCATTAATATATAACTTATACATATCCTTTGGCTCAAGTGTTTGAGTCAAAGGTAGTATAGTTGCAATCAATTCAACCCAATCTGGATTCATCGAAAGGAATCGATTAATCATAAAGTTGCTCCAAGACTTCTTATCCTCTTCTGATAGATTATCAAAATACTTTGGGTCTTGTTCGTTTGTAATAGCCTTAATGTGGTCAAATAAACTTTTACCAGCCATATTAATTAATTAATGGGTTTGCTTTTTTTTGTAATTCGGGTGGTAACAATTCTTGCAAAGCTTCTCCACAAGCCGTACATAAATACATTTCAATTGGTATAATTGTATCTTGCGATTGTCCGGTCATTATTTTACTTAATTTCTTAAATCTAACACCTGGCATAAATACTTTACCACCACATTCACATACCATATCTCTTGCATCATTTAGGTTAATACCTAATGGCAATCCGTTTTGTCCTTCCATTATCGTATAATGTTTATAATTTGAATTAATAATGATGCGAATATAATTTCCTTATCGACAACCAATGCATCTTTGGATTGAGCTTCAGCAATTGCTAAAATGATATTTGCTGTGTTGCCACCTGCGTAATCATCAACCTTATCATAAAGATATGTATACATTTCGGTATAATCGTTCATTTGATTATCCAACACCATTTGTCTTGTTTTTAAATATAGATTTCTTTTATCATCAGAACCTTTTAATGCATCGACCAATTTTGTTTTAAAATCGGATTCAATCATAATAGCTTTATCCACTTTCAATTCGCCTTTATTGGATTGAAGTTGGCAAGTATTTAATATTCTACGAATATCTGGGTAATAAGAACTTACAATTTCCGCAACATTCTTAATATCATATGTAATCTTTTCAGTATCTAATATCTTACTAACCTGAATTGCTACATCCTTTTTAGTTGGAGGTGTGATTGCAAATGATTGACATCTACTTTGAATCGGGTCAATAATCTTTTCAATGTAATTACAAGTCAAAATGAATCTACAATGTTTACTGAATGTTTCCATTAAGTTACGAAGAATTGCTTGTGCATTTGGAGTCATATAATCAAACTCATCCAAAATCACAACTTTGAATCCTGCGAATCCAACCGATGATGCGAAGTTCTTTACTTTATTACGAACTGTATCCACATTGTTCTCATCCGATGCGTTGATAATCATATGGTCACATTTGATTGTGTTTACGATTAACTTTGCTAATGTGGTTTTACCCGTACCTGCTTTACCATAAAGTAGTAAGTGAGGAATATCGTTGTTATCCAAATATTGTTGGATAGTTTCTTTGATGGTTTCATTACCAACATAATCTGCAAGTGTTTGTGGGCGATATTTTTCTACCCATAAACTATGCTCTCTTTTATTAATATCGTTTGCGAAAAAACTCATAACATTATTTTTTTTAATTCATTTAAAATGTGGCCGTTATGTATCATATCTTCAAGCCTTTTTAAATTGTTTGATTTAATATTTCTTTCTTTTAATTCAATTGTATTCAAATCCGAAATTTCCTTAACAATTTTACTTTCATATGAAGTGTATCCAATTATATCAAATCCATCTTTTTCCAATTCGGATTTTATTCTATGCTGTAAAATATGAATGGTTGGTATACCCAATGATTCCATAATAAATCCTTTCAATATTTTATCAGAACAAAAGAATGCAATAGCATCCGTATTAGATGATTCAAAACTTAAAAACATCTCACAATCCATAAAATTAAAAAATTGTACAGACCATTGCTTATAACTATCAGTTATATTAGGTCCTATTAATAATTTAAATGTTTCTGAATTTTTTTGTTCTATAATTTTAAATATATCTACATAGTTTGATTTTCTAATTTCTTTTAATAAAAAATCTCTATCATTTCTATAACCCTCTCTATGCCATACTCCACATTTGTATTTTTTATCACAAACTATTTTTTGAAATTCAAAAAGTTCTACTGCAAATAATACATAATAATACATCAAAGATAATGATACATTTAAATATGTGTTGGGATAATCCAATATTTGTCCTTGAGTACCACCATCAATTGCGCTTGTAATTATTTTAAAATTATCATATTTTAAAAATTCTTTTCTATTTTCCAAATGAAATCCATCACCATGAATACATAAAAGAAATACTTTGTAATTATTTTCTAATAAAAATAAAGCATCATTTGGTTGAAATTGTTTGGTTGAATAGATAAATCCATCGTAGTTTTTATAATCTATTTTACGAGGGGATACTCCCATAGTTACATGAAATGTTGCTGGAAATTTTATATATTCCAGCAACTTCATTTCAGTTAAAGCATTTTCGTGTACCCAAATATTCATTAATTAGTTTTTTACGAATACACCATTTACAGTCTTACCTGTTCTATCTTTGATTTCATTCCAAGCTGCTTCCAAACAATCAGCGGGTTCTAATCCCAATTGTTTAGCTAAAATGATAAGTGTTACAAATGAATCACCAATACCATCTTTGATTTCCTCATCTTTGGATTTCAATAATGCCCCAGCGGTTTCACCCACCTCTTCCAAAACTTTCAATAATTGTTTTGGTGCATTTTCTTTTTTTAGGATATCCTTATCCGATGCCCATTGGGACACATTTTCAATTAAATTATCAAATGTCATATTATTTTTCTTTTACTCTTTCTAATTTTGTTTCTTCTGAAATTGGTCTTGGGAATATTTTAAATTCCATACCATTTTGTTTAAAGTGCAATGCACGTCCTTCTATTGATTCAATTTGTAAAACCAATGGAGCACTATTGCTATCTTCATTTGAAAATGCAAATACAACAGGCTCATTGTTAAAAAATTGAAAACACCATTCAGCATCTACAATTGGAGTTTGTTCTGTTGGTTGAATTTCTTCGTTTGGTGCGAATCCGTTATCTTCTATCATAAGTTTATTAGTTTGAAATTTCTACTAAATAGTATTTACAAGTAAACTCATCAATTTTGAATTCAACATGGGCTAAACCATCAGTAGATACTTTTAATTTAGCAGTAGTTGCTTCTTTATTAGCCGTTAAGATTTCTTTTAAATATTTCGCTGAGAATGAAATTGGTTTTACATCACCATCATATCCTTTAACTGCGGTAAATGTAACTCTATTTGTAGAGATTGATGAATAACCGATTGCCATTTTTAAATCACCACCTTCGGTAAATACAGTGAATGTATCGATATCAGATAATGCACCTTTTGCTTTGATAAATTTATCAATCATATTCGATGCCATTTCAATACCAATACCAAATTCTGGCATTTGCTTTAAATCAGGAACAGATGGAATAACACCCAAATCTGCTAATTGATATGATGTTTCGGTTTCATCCGAAGATAATTTCAATACAGTAGCTTTATCACCAACTGAATCTACTTTTAGATTAATATCACTATCCAAAATACCCACCAAATTCTTTAATAAAGAAGTTGTGTAAATACCAATGTTAAATGGCGTTGATGTAAATCCATCAAAATCCACTTCTCCTAACATCGTTTTGTCATCCGAAATGAAACGAACTGATAATTTGTTACCTTCAGCGTTCCATGCTACTGATTCGATTACTCCACCTAATGAATACTTTTGGATAAATCGTAAAAGATTGTTTTTGTTCATAACTTTTGTTTTTTAAATTTTAATTATTGTTCTACAAATATACTACAAATTTTTGATAATACCAAGTCTTTTTATATGATTATATAAATTTTCTGCATAATTTTTATTTTCTTCAGAAGTGGCATGTTGATGGGAGTCTGTATATTGTTTATATTCGCCATCAAACCTATTATCATCTGAATATTCTGTGTTTAAAAATACTCCATTCCAAATAAATGGTATTTCTTTCGATTTTAAATAGTATGTTATTAGTTGATGGTTCTTATACCAGTTTATATAATCATCTTCTATATTTGATAATTTTTCTAACATTTGGAATTCATTTATACCATCCGGATGTTCTTTATAATATCCCCACGGATTTAAAGCAAATGGTTCAACCCCACCATCCGATTTGTAGTATTCTCGGCGTGATGGATAACTATACATTACTAATACCAAATCAGGCTTTACTTTATCTACGAATGTTAATATAGTTCTTGCTATATAATCATTACTCCTACCACTATGTCCAAAATTCAAATCAACACCATTATTTACTAATTTGGAAAAATAATGAGGCCAAGTTTCATCATCATTTACACCAATTCCTTCTGTATGTGAACACCCTACACTCATAACTTTGTATCCTTGTTTTAAAAAGGAATCTCCTCTAAATCCAAGTTCATTGTAAGTGTATGTATTTTTATTTGAATTATCGGAGCCTGAGCCTTGGAATCTTCTTCCTTTTCGTTCACTCAATTTCCATCGAAATGATGTAACATCAAATGTTATTGATTTCCAAAATTTTAATCCTTTCATATTAAAAACTAAAAAACTTTTTAGCGGTTTGAGCTTCTACCGATGCTTTTTCCCATTTTAAGGCGTTGTAAAAATCATCAACTTTGTTTTCTAACTCTGCTTTATAAATCATATCCCTATCAACATATTGTTCTACGAAGTCCATAATTTCTTTAGGGTCATTATAATCTTTAAATGCCACAGTATCCAATCCTAATGGGTTCGTTTTAAGATATACCCACTTAACTTTATCACCATCTCTAATTGGTTCATTCTTAAATGGACAATTGAAAAACTTTAATAATCGATTGTAAGTGATACCAGCTTTAACATGCGCCGGAGTTCCTTTTTCAAATGTCGCAATTGCTTCACCACCATCTTTTCTCCAAGTTCCATTATCATATTTACTCAACTCTTTGATTGCTCCACCTTTGGCTATTTTATTAACTGGCAGATTAACCATATTGTTTTTGAATTCTAATAATTTCTTATCAACATATTCGTTATCTTTACCCATAAGAATATCTTTCAACATACCACTCATTTGGTCCTGAAATGCTTTGGGAAACGATGAACGAACTACATCTAATCCTTTTACATCCAACTTATCACATTTGATACCATTCTTTAATACCATCCATTGTGCATATCGTTTCTTTGCTACCCAAAATCCTGCTTTACTGATATATTCTTTCTTAATCTCAAAACGATGTTTCTCTTTTGGAATAAAAAAGAATCGCTCTGCTAACATATCATAGAATGTATTTAAAAATGATTGAGTTTCTTCAGCGATTGTGTTTACTTCCGAAGCCATTCGTTGTTCATCAAATTCTTTGTATTCTGGGTATCTATGTTTTACTAAAGGTTCTGCCATCATATAGATTGAATCCGTATCGATGTACACATTATAATCTTCTTTTGTACCCAACTCCTTCCAATATTTGATATTAGCCATTTCAGCTGTTTTCTTAATAACTACTTGTCCTGTCAATGTTACAGCTTCAGCGTTATCCACATCATAGAATCTAAATGCCGGTAATCCTAACACACCATACATTGAGTTCAAAAGAATCTTTTGTACTAACTGACGTTTAGCATAGAATTCGTATTTTTCGGTATCACCTGCTTCACCATACTTTTTCTCTAACTTTCTGAATTCCACACGCTTATCAAACCAGTTGTTAAGAATATCTGCAATTAGACCGGGTTTATCTTGTGTATAAAGAACTCCATTTGCCGCAACACCCAAATTACTATCCTTAATAACTTCCTTCAGTTCCTGAGTCGTATATTCGTAAGTATCACCATCTTTACCAACTAATTTATAAGTGGTATCCAATCCTTTAATATTGGCTTCCGCATCCCAATTCTCAATCTTACCAATTTTTGTTTCGGGACTGATATTTAGGGTCATAATGATTGATGGATATAGAGATGTTAAGTCCAAGTCATAAATCCAATCGTACTTACCAACAATAGGTTCTTTTACATATGCTCCAATGAATTTCTCCTGATTGTTATCTTTCAATGCTTGCATTCGTTCCTTTCTATCTTTTGGTTTATTGGTTGCTACCAATCCCTTCGTTTTGAGATATCCCAAACAAGCTCCCTCTAACCACTTAGAGGAATAGATGTAATCTTCATACGGAACAAATCCAGCGTGACAAACGGCTCTACATAATTCAATAAATTGTAATTTTTCATCCATTGCTACAACCAACTCCACATCGACAATATTATACTCAATGAATTTTTCTAAATCGGTTTCGAATAAATCATCCAAACTTCCTTCATACTCTACCTTACCTCTACCTAACTCTTTGGTAGCAATGTAGTTCAATGTATAAGATGCTTCTAATGTATAAGTGTAGGTTTTGTATAGATTGATATAATCCAAAATACTTACACCACCAAAACTAAACTTCTCTCTATATGGTGACCAGAATGCTTCTCCGATACGAGATAATCTTTTAGCATGTCCTTCACCACATACATTCTTAATACGATTATACAAATACGGAATATCAAAGAAATCAATATTCCATCCCGTTAGAATAGTCGGGTCAACTTGTTGATAATAATTAAGAAATGCAAGTAACAAATTTTTCTCATTATCGAAGATGTGTACTTTAACCTCACGGCCGTTTTTACTAAAATTACTAGCATTATTTTTAACTTTTCTTTCTTTATCCAATACAAACACTTCATATTCTTTTGTAATAGAATCGTGTGCTGCTATTGCTGTGATTTCGTTTTGAGCTTCTCTTGTATTTGGTAGACCTGATATCATTTCTACCTCAATATCAAATGTTAATACAGTATGTCCTTTTGATGGTAAATCATTATCATAAATATCTACTAACACTCTCGTTGTTTCCGGCACATCCGATTCAAATAAATCTTCAGCATCTTCTTTTTCCCACTTCGAAATACGAGTTAATTTATCGCCATACATTGATAAATGTTGACCATATGGGTCTTTTTTATAAGCATATTTTCTATATGGAAATGTCTGATACCCATTTGTATCATCCCATAAATGAATTAAATTTTTTGCTCTTTCGTAATAGATATTTTGATACATACTATGCTCTTAATTTTTCATTTAATAATTTAATCATCTTACCATCATTTAATGATAATTCTTTTGCTCTTTCTATACTCTTAATAGATTGCTCCAATCTGAATTCATTATTATCCAATAATTTATCCAATGTTTCAAACAAATCTTTTTTGAATTTAAAGAACATCCCATCTGGCTCAATCTCTCTATAACAATCTGATTCCTGATATATCATAGGCGTTCCATTCATCATACAATCGGTTGCAGCAACACTCCATCCATAATTTGTTTGTCTCATTTGAACTCCAACGGTACAAGATTGTAACTTTTTATAGTAATCATGCTTAGTTACCTTCGTATTATCAATCCAACTATGTTCCGGCTTACCATCCAATTGTGGCACCCATACAATAAAATCTTGTCGTTTTTCTCTATACTCTTCCATTAATTTAATAAAAGCAGGGTATCCTTTATATGCAGCTGCTCTATGATTAAATACAATGATGTTTTTCTTTGGTTGCGGAGTTTCTATTATTTTAGAATTATCTACTCCCAAATTCCACACTACAAAGATATCATTTAATTTTTGAATAAACAAATCATTGAACCATAATTTTGCTTCTTCCAATACTCTATTCTTTTGGTCTTGTGTATTTAAGAAACAAGTTTCCATTTGAGATACGCCCAATAATTCTATTGGCATCCATCTCCATTTATTTTTTCTATCTTCGGAGTTGCACGATTTCATTTCCCACCAATGCCCATACCCAATGATTTTAGTATCAAAATCATTTTTATATCTACCTACTTGCGGCCAATCTGGTAAATGTGAATAGATTACATCATAATTTAATGTTTCCATTAATCTATTCATATCCGGTGGATATGTTCTCATTTTAATCATATCACCTGAAAATGGTATGATGTGTTGTTTCACATTTATCAAATTCAACTTTTTAACTGGCTGCGGTAGTATGATATTCCAAAAGAATTCACCCTCCGATTCCAATCCTTTGATGTGATTGTATATAACATCTACAAAGGAATCTTTTTCAATATTACCAGAGTTAGTGATATTTGGTATTACTAATACTTTTCTGGCTTTATTGTAATCTATTGTTTCCCAAAATGTCATATTATCTCCCCACTTCTTTTAAGTAACTTTCTTTCATTTGTTCCCAAGTCATTCCAATAGCATCTACATAAAATAGAACTTCCGGTTTGATTTTACCATCTTCAAACAATTTTTCATATCGTTTGATTGCTTTATCTTTCCACCATTTTACAGTGTATTCATTTCCATCGGCAAATTTCTTTTTAAGAACTAAATCTTTTTCTTCGATTTTAGAACAAAGGAACTCATTACCATTCTCATACATTTGTGCAAAATATACACCTCTTTGGAATCCATGGTCATAAGCGTTACCTTTGATACCCAACTCTTTGAAAATCGCCTGAATAATCTTTTGTTTGATTCCACTTACAGGTCCGTTTCTATCGTAACCCATATTAGCACCATTTCGTTCTCTCTCATCCATAATGTGCATTTTATACCATTCTGAACGATTTTCTTTTAACCATTGATGCCATGGGTCATATACCTTATCATCCGGCTTTGTAGAAATCTTACCTTTGGATTCTCCCAATGTTTTGAAATGAGGAATACCATTATATTGTGAGTGGATACCATATAAAGATGTTGTACCAACTCCAATCAATGGGTTATTGTATTTCTTTTGCCAGTAATCTCTAATTTCAGGTGCGGTTGCCAATGCTGCAATTAACTTACCACCCAAAAAATTGTAACCAAATGGTTGTGTTGATACAATAGTAGTTGCAATAGTGGTACAATTCAATTTACCATTCTGAAACTTATCTTCCTTTTGCCATCCAATGTAATTATCTCTAACTCCTAATGATGTAATATCCGAACCTAAACAAATCTGCCCTAATATCTTACCACTTGTTCTATCTTTTACATAGCACTTTACATTACGACCTGGGTTAGCTTGGAATTCCATTGTATGAATTAATCTACGGATTTCAGTCCATCTAGTAGATTCTTTTGGATTATCATCTACAATATCGACATAAGGGTCTATTGATTGAATTTCCGCAATAGTTAATTCCTTATTCATTATGTCCGTAGGTTTCCACAACGAATCGTAGTGAGATTGTAATACAGGTAATTTTTTCATATTACCAATTAAATCTTCATTCCACTCCATCCATTTTTTGTATAGAGTTTGTTCTTCAACTGACATTTCTTTAAGATAATCTAAGTTCTCAATAAACTTCTTTTTCATCTCATCGTAGTCAAATACCTCTGTGTTGGTTTGTTCACCTGTATCCCAAAATTTCATATTTTAGATTTTATTATTATGTTTTACAAATATACGAAAAATTATTAGTATTACCAAAATTTAACGGATATTTCTGAATCTGGTTCAATTGTAGTATGGTGCTGAACACCTTTATTATATTCTCTAGCATTTTTAGGATAAGGCCTAACTTCGTGTTTTAACCTCTTAATCAAATCTTTCTTCTCCTTTTTATCTGCTCCTATGATTTGTATGTATCTATGCTTTGGTGGTTCTTCTCTTCTCCAAAATTCTTTGTAACCATCTTTACCGATTTCTCTACGAAGATGTTCTAAATTACCACTACCCCATTTGGTAAACACAGTCCTACTATGAATCCATTTAAATGGGTCATTTGATAGAGAGATACCATAATTTGGCATTAGGGCAATATCAGTATTTAACCCCTGATAAATCCAATTGGTTGCTTGATAAATTCCTCCCAAATGTTCTTGTCCGTTATCTGCATAGGAAATAAGTACTTTGATATTCTTATCATTTTCTCTGAACCATTTGAATGATTGTCCTAATGCATATGATTCTATATTTGAACCATATCCATCATCACAATATAAACGAGTCAATTCCAAAATATTATCTTTGGTCAATCCCTCACATACCGATGTAGATGCTCTCGCACCTACGGGAAATCCATAAACCATACATCCAATTAGAATCTCATCATCACCAATTACATTTTGATTATCAGTTTTGTAAAATATACCCAATGCATATCTACAAGCAGTCCAAGCGTGAGTATAGTGTTTTTTAACAATAATCTCTTTGGCTACATTACTATTGATTTCTCTTATGGATACTTTACTCGTATCACAATATAACTTATTAACTTCTTTCAATTGGTTCTAATTTATGTATTTCTTCAATAAATTCCTCTTTTGCTTTTGGATATGGTAACGATGGATACTTTAAAGATTTTAATAACTTCTTTTTTTCCCTACCACTCAAAAGTATATAAACATATCGATGCTTTCTCGGTTCTTTTTTAATCCAAAATGGTACGGATACCATTGTTTGGATTATCTTTGGGTCATTAGTACCATATCTTACAAAAGATGTTCTACTATGATGCCATTCATCATCTTCCTTCCACTTAAAACTCCAACTATCATTTGGTCTGATTCGATTTCCCTGATATATCCAATTTGTTGCTTGATATACAGTTCCTAAATGACCTGCTTTTGGGTCTGAATACGATACTAATGCTTTGATATGTGATGCGTTTTCTCTCAACCATTCAAATGATTTACCAACAAACCAACTTTCAATATTACTACCATATCCATCAAATACAAATAAACGGGTTAGTTCTAAAACCTCCGTTCTATCTAATAGTTCCGAAATGGATGCGCCGGAATGTCTACCAACCGGGTCACCATAACAAGCTACTCCAATAAGTTTTTCGTTTACTCCACCAAAGAATTTGTGTTCATCGTTTGAAACATGAAACAAACCAATAGCATAAGATACCTTCGTCCATATACCACTATAATGGTTATTGACGATGATATCTTTTGCTACATTTTTATTTATTGCTCTTACGATTAATTTAGAAATATCACAATATAACTTATTAGGTTCTTTCATAAGGCCACTTTATCATGTGTGTCCACGTTTGGTTTGTAACTATTTTTTTAATGTTAGCAGGGGATACTTTATAGTTCCTAGCAATAACATTTATATTCCTATGACCTATTTTGTATAGTTCTCTGATTTGCAATATCTGCTCTTCAGTCAATTTGTGCATTGGATGCGATTCTCCTCTTAACATATGTCTAATATAACCAATTTTTTTGATAATCACAAATTTATTTTACTTTAAATGTTCATTTAATGCATTTACATAGGTTAATTTCGAAGATGCTCCGGTGAATCTATCCACTTCTTTTCCATCTTTTTCGATAATTACCGTAGGTACGGAACGGATTCCGTATTTTGTAGCTTCATCGTATGCCACATCAACATCATAATCTTCAAATATTACATTTGAAAATTGAGTCTTTACTTCGTTCATAACCGGAGCTAGTGCTCTACAAGGTCCGCACCATGCTGCGGAGAATTTTTTAACTGTTACCATTCTTTTAAATTTTTAGTTCGTTCTATTGATGTTAAATAATGTAAATTCATCATTTTAATTTCATTTGGGAATATAGTTTTGAAATTTTCATTCATTTGTTTTGCATGATAGAATATTGATTTTCTATTATGTTCGTAATTATCTATACATTTCTCCCACATTGTATAAATTTCTTCTTTAGATTTTTTTGATAAATCTAAAATTATTTCTTGTATCCTATCCATTCGTTCCGAATCAGGCAAATCATCATAACTTTCATCTATAATATCAGAAAATGTTCTGAATCCCATTTTTTGTAAATTTCTCAAAGTATGTCTTTGCCCTATTACAATAAATGGTCTAGGAAATGCCAATGCTCTAAATGTTTTTTCAGATATAAAAGTATATGGTATTGATAATATTTCAGAAGAATATTTAGATTCATTCAATATATTAATAGCACTATTTTTATATATTTCAGTTAATTCATTATGGTTTGCATGCGTTGATTGATTGTAATTTTCTTCAAAATTACGCTCATTATTCCATAAAAATGAGTAATATGATATGCTTTTTAAATCATTAGAATCAAAAAATGTTTTGAATTGTATTTTATGTTCTTTACTCGTTCTATTTAATGTTAAAAAATGTTTTTCAAAATTCATATCCAATGGAAAAGGATATTCTCCTGAATTAAAGTATTCTGCTGGTGTTACAAAATTTAAATGAAATGGATAATAATAAAAATTAAATTGAAAAAATCCCAATAAACTTTCATATTCTTTACTTCTATTTTCATATAGAATGTGAAATTTTTTAGTATTAATTTTCTTCTCTAAAAAAAATTCATGTATTCTATATAAATGTAATATAGATGTTTGTGTAAGCGGTTCTCCACGTTCACAATATATTAGTTTATATTCTCTATAATTTGCTTCATAAAACTCCAACAATTCATCAATTTCTTTGTTTGAAAAAAATATAAGAATTGGTCGATTTATTAACAATGTTTTAGATATATCATCTATTACAATATATTCTTTAAAATTATTCATTTCATTTATTTTAACCTTCGCAACTCACACAAGTTTCATCCATTGCTCTTGCTGCTATATCACCTCTCAATACTGATTCGGTTCTCATATAGTACAAAGTCTTAACTCCTTGCTTCCATGCTTCCATATGAATTTGGTTAATCCACTTTGGTTCTGCTGTTGCAGGGAATGCTAAGTTTAGAGAAACTGATTGGTCAATGTATTGTTGTCTTACACCGGCTTGTCTTACTAAATCCAATTGATTAATTTCCTTAAATGTTTTGAATACATCTTTAACTGAACTACATCTATGTGCTCTCTCGTCAATTGATACTTCTTTACATTCAATTAGTTTACCATCCGAAAAACACCAATCATCTAAGAAATCTAAATCTTGTACCGAACCACCATCTGCAAGGATTTTATCCCATACTTCCTTAGTGTTCTTACCAATTTTCTTAAATACTCTTTCCAATTCAGGGTTCTTTCTAATGAAAGTTCCTTTTGATGTTTGTTCGGTAAATACATTGGCTGCCCAAGGTTCAATACCACTACTTACATTACCACTCAACTTAGAGTTTGAAACAGTTGGTGCTACTGCTCTTAGGTGTGTGTTTCTAAATCCACTTTCTTTACACCACAATGGTTCACCATATTCAGATGCTAAATCTCTACTTGCTCTTTCGGATTCAATCTTCATTTGAGAGAAAATCTTACGAGTTTCAAATTGAGCTTGCAATCCTTCAAATGGTAATCCTTTTTGTTGTAAGTAAGTGTGCCATCCTAATACACCTAACCCCAATGCTCTACCTCTTTCTGCAGAACGAACCGAATTCTCAAATCCCTTCATATTCTTTGCTCTCTGAATGAACTCTTCTAATACACCATCTAAAAAGATAGTAGCAGTGTATACTAAATCAGTATCTTTCCACTCATCGTATTTTGCTAAATTTAAAGAACTTAAACAACAAACAAATGAGTGTTGTTCATCGGTATGTAAAACGATTTCAGAACAAATGTTAGTCATATGTACTTTTAATCCGTTCTTCTTATACATTTCAGGGTTTTGTTTGTTTACATTACCCTTATACATAATGTAAGGTTCGCCAGTTGCTTTACGCTTCTGAAGTAACTTACCCCATTTTCTACGAGCTTCCGAATCACCTTCCTCAACTTTCTTCATAAATCTATCACTAACTACAACGCATTGATGTAAGTTAAGTGATTGGCGATTTACATCTCCCTTTGGTTCTCTGATTTCTAAAAAATCTTCGAAATCCTTATGTTCGATTTTAATGTTTACCGATGCTGCCCCTCTACGAACACTACCCTGATTGGTTGCAAGTATCGTAGAATCGTAGATTTTAGCAAATGGTACAATACCATCACTCGTTCCATTGCCGGTGATTTTAGAACCTGCGGGTCGTATCATATTGATTCCAATACCAACACCACCACCATGCTTTGCTAACAACATCAATTCTAAGTTCTTAGAACCAATTTCATAAACACTATCACCCACATCGATACCGAAGCAAGAGATTGGTAAACCTCTATCAGTACCTGTGTTTGATAATACAGGCGTTGCTAAACACAACCATCCCTTCCAAATGTAATCAAAGAATTTTGTTGCTAATTGCGGTTTATCCAATCTTTTAGCAACTGCCGTAGCAACTCTCCAATATGCATCCTTTGGCTTTTCGCCAGCTTGTAAATAAGTTTTCGATATAGTTTTTACATATATCTCATTATTTCCCCACGATGGGAAATCAACATCGACTTCCCATCCGTATTCTTCTCCGAAATTTTTCATAAATTATAATTTAAAATATATCATCCCAATTTTCACCTTCTCCTGCTTTTGAGTAATCCGTTGGTCTCATTGCAAAGAAATCGGTATGTGTAACTCCTCCTGTAAGATGATAAAACCAATCCAATTCAGATGCTTTCTTCTCATCAAATTCAAAGTAATCATCTCCTCCTGGTATTGGATTGTAACCTAATTCTGCTAACTTTTCATTAACTCTCTTTGTAATGAATTCTTTTAGGTCATCTTTTTTAAGATTCTCCAAATCACCCATTTCGAAAATCTTATCAATGAATTTGTGTTCCAAATCTCTAATTATTTCAGCTGCTTTGTAGATATCCTCTTTTGCTTCTTCTAACAATTCAGGAAACTCTTCACACATATGTCTGAATAATTGTACTCCCATCTTTGAGTGTAGTGATTCATCCCTTACACTCCATTTCATTTGTTGTCCAATTCCTTTTAATAGGTTTCTCATTTGAAATGAATACAATACAGCGAATGATGAATACAATGCAACTCCTTCAGCGAATGCTGAAAAGATTGCAAGTGAACGAGCTACTTCCTTTCTAGCAATTGGATTTGTATCCAAATCTTTTGGAGTCCAATCTGCGGTTGTATTTGTTAATAACTCAAATCTCTCTTTCATTGCTTCATCGTGTAAGAATCCTTCAAAGTCATCTAACCCCAATGTTTCATTTAAGTATGAATATGCAATTGAGTGAATTGTTTCTTGTGAACCGAATGCCATTGCCATCTGTCTAATCTCATGCTTTGGAAACCATTTGGTAACCATACCAGTCCAATAATCAGAAACGGCACATTCAGTTTGAGCAAATCCTAAAAGAATATTACCTACTAAATGCTTTTCTTCTTTTGTTAAATTTTCATTCCAATCTTTGACATCCCCTTGCATTGGTATTTCAGTATGTAACCAAAACGCCTGCATTTGTTTCAGCCAACCCTCATTATAATAATCCGGATATTCAAAGGGTTTAAAAGGAATTCTTTCTGTAAATAATTTGCTCATATTTTTATTTTGTTTATGTTTGAAGTGTAGGTATAACTATGTTCCGAATTTATAAATTTTCCTTTTTCTTTAGAAAATTTTATACAATTATCCCATATTTTCAACATACTTTTTGTGTAATAATTTCTTCTCTAAATTCTCTCCGTTTTTAGAGTCTTTGGTTGCATTCATACCATCTTGCGATGTTGCTGCAAATACATCCATCACCCCATGGAATGTATCAATCTTAGCTGGAAAAGTCATTCCATCAGGTCCAAATCGATTTTTAACGATGTGAATACGACCTGTATTTGATAACTTATCCTTAGTTTTTCTACTAACACTCATAATAAAGTCGGCAGTTTGAACTTTCTTATACGAATCTCCAACCGAATCCGCTTGAATAACTTCATGCTCAATAGCCGCTCTATTGGTCTGTGTTGCTGTCCAAATTGGAATACCGGCTTCTCCACTTAAACCTCTAAGTTCTTCGTAGATTCCACCTAATTCAGCGTATAAACCATCTCTACCACTGCCACTTTTTAATAAATCGGCGTAATCGATGATGATTAAATCTGGTGCAAATCCAATTTGTTTTAACTTTTCAATATGAGCTGCAAGAGTTTTAGAAGATGCGAACTGTGGTGGATAGTACTTAATACGAACTCTGCCCGGCGTACCTTTAATCTTTCTGATAATCTCATCCTTTCGTTCTTTATGTTCTGATGTTTGGATTCCAGTCAAAATTGTAGTATATCTTTGTCCTACATAACTTTCGGATAATTCCAAAGAGTAGTGTAAAACATTTTTACCTTTTTGTAATGCCGAACATGCTATCTTTGATAAGAACCAACTCTTACCAATACCAGATGGTGCCATTACAACTCCTAATTCACCTGGTCCTAAACCACCATCCATTAATTCATCAATAACTTCCCATCCCGTTGATACTGAATTTCGTTTGACATCTTCCATAATGAGTTCAAACTCATCAATGTAATCCAAACCCAAATCAGATTCTACACCAACTTTGGATGCTGCCATCATTGTTTCTATAATCCTATCGTAATTACCTGCTTTAAGTAAATCTACGGATTTTAGAAGAGCATCTTTAACTTTTTGATTTTTAGCGAATGTAAGATATTCTTTCTTAACATAAGGTAAATCATTTGATTCAATTTGTAGATAAACATGTTTTAATTGTTCAACTACGGTTTGCTTTAATGCCTTATCTTCAATACTTCCAACTTTGATTTTGAACACTTCCATAGTTGGAACTGCACGGAATTCGTTGAAGTAATTTTGTACCTCATCTACAATCCATTGGTTTGCTTGTGATTCAAAAAATGCCGGTTTAGTGATTTCGTTTACCTGTTCAAGAAACTTAACATCCGTTATAAGTGAAGCAACAACTTTTGATTGATACGATTGTCCATATTTTACCAATGTATCTACTGCTTCCATTATGCTTCAGCGTTTTGTTTTCTTAATTGTTTTTTAGATTTAACCGTTTCTACTTGGTCGGTTGCTTGGTCGGTAGCTTGGTCGTTCTTTGGTTTACGAATTGCTGCTTTCCATTCTGACTTTGGACAGAATGCCCATACTTTGGTACTTACTTTTGTATCTGCTTCCGAATCTGTTACTCTACGGATTGTACCTAGTTTGTTGTCTTTTGTTTCTTTTACTACTTTAATACACTTCATACTTTTTGTCCATGTTTAATTTAAAAAATTATTTTACTACCATTAAGATTTCCGATTCTCTTAATAAGATGTATTTGTTACCACCTACTTTGATTTCTTGTCCTTGGTGATATGGTGGAAGAATCACTTCATCGCCTACTTCAACACTCATTGGAATTAATGTTCCACTTTGTGTATAAATGCCAGGTCCTACTGATTCTACTTTTGCTCTTTTGATATCTTCACTTCGAACTGAATCGGGAATAATGATACCACCTGCTGTTTGTGTAACTTCTGGTTCTAACTCTGATAGAAGAACTCTATCTCCTAAAGGTTTTGCTAATCTGTCTGCCATTTGTTTAAAATTTTGCTATGTGAGAGAATGTGGATTGTAACCAGTCCGTAACATTTGGAAATGAATCCAATACACGCGTTTTCAATCCGATTTTTAAAAATTCTTGCTTACTGAATTTATCCGTTGGTTCGTTGTATCTATCCATAATTTTCATACGAAGATTACCACTAAATGTTGGTTCAGATAATTGCATCAATTTACGATTTCTTTTTAAGATTTCCAAATTATTCTCAAATAAATCGTGAGCTTTTGTTTTCTTTGGTTGCTCTTTGATATATTCTAATAAAGATTCGGTAGTTTGTACTTCCTCTTCTGCTAATATTGGAAATGATTTAATAATCGTTTTCAGTCCTAAACCAGTAATACCTTCTACATTATCCGATTTATCACCATCAATCATTCTGAAATTGATAAAATTATGTGGGTGAATACCAAATTCTTCTTTAACTTCATCAATATTGTAAACTTTCTTTTTAGATGGTGAATATACACTCACATCCTTGTTTACCAATTGTAAGAAGTCCTTATCGGTACTCATTATAATAACTTTCTCATTTTCTTGCTTCAATTGAGTAGCAATATATGCAATAACATCATCGGCTTCAATTCCATCATAAATCATAATGGAAACGGGTAGAGCTGAAAGTAACTCACCTAATCCAACCATTTGGCGTTTCATAGATGCGCTTTCTTCTTCAGGATTCATTTCAACCGAAGCGGCACGATTCAATCTCATTTTGATTTTGTTCTTACCTCTTTCGGATTTGTAACCCGAATATATATCCTTTCTGCTTTGTGAACCCCCTTTACCATCGAAAACTACGACTACTCTTGTAGGGTTTAATGTACGGATGGCGTAGCCGATACTTTTTAAAGTACCGACTATTCCTCCAATGTGGTCACCATTATCATTAAGATTTGGTGCAGTTGACCAGGAACGAATGAATGTGTTTAATCCATCAATTACTAAAGTTTTTGAATTACGATGTAAATCGCCAAAACCTTTGTGTTCCTCATCTATTTGTTTTAGTATATCTAAATACTTTTTGTTAATCTGACTCATTGCCTTCATCCGTTGTTATTTCAACTTCCTCTGATGCTGATGTTTTGTATTGTAATATAGTTGCTTCACAAATCCTACGATAGATTTGGTCTTTCAATTCTTCGTTTTCTAGCATTTTTGCGAAATCTTTGGATTGAAACTTCATAATCTCTCCGGTATCGATATCAGTATATTCGTACCAAGCACCTGCTTGCTTTACTAATTTACCATCTTTCATAACCGATAACCAACCTCCGTAGTTATCAATACCTCTATCAAAGAAGATATCGAAATCTGCGTGTCGTAATGGTGGTCCCATACGATTCTTAATAACCTGGCAACGAACTTTAATACCTACGATTTTATCTCCGGCTTTAAGTTGTCCCATATTCTTCAAACGAACTCTAACAGAAGCATGGAATGCTAATGCTTTACCACCCGATGTTGTCCAAGGGTCACCAAACATTGCGTTCATCTTTTGTCTTAATTGGTTTGTGAAGATTAAAGCGATGGATTGTCTACCAATCATATTGGTAATCTTTCTCATTGCCTTACTGATGATAATTGCTTTATCAGTTGCGTAACCATCTTTATCATAATCAGCTTCCAACTCTTTTTTAGTTGATGCGGCTGCTACTGAATCGACTACGATTGTAACTAATCTATCCTTATCGCCTTTACGAACCTGCTCAATAATTGTTTCACATGCTTCGAAGATACCTTCAACGGTATCAACTGAAACATATAGGAGTTTTGAGATATCTACTCCAATTGCTTCCAAAAATTCTCTACTAACTGCGGTTTCGGTATCAATCAATACTGCAACACCACCTTTTCGTTGTGTTTCAGCAAGGAGATGGGCGGAGAGCAAAGATTTTCCACTTTGCTCTAAACCCGTAATCTCACTAATACGTCCTACTGGCAATCCACCATAAGGTCGGTTTGATATTGCTACATCCAACATTGCGTTACCCGTAGATAACCAATCTTTAACATTTGTAGGGGCATCGCCTCCTTCATCTGTCAGGAAGTATGCAATCTTACCATCCTTATTTTGTTTGTTTAGAGAATCGGCAAGTAAACCTGCTAAATCTTCTTCTCTTTTTGCCATTGTAACTTTTTAATTTTAGTTGTTGAATAAATCATCAAATGCCGATGCTACATCATCTTTTGGTGCTGCTGCTTTAGGAGCTTCTGCTTTTGGAGCCGGAGTTTCCCAAGGCAAGTCACCGAATTCTTGTGTACCACCCAAATCTGCCGATGGTTGTGTTGGTGTTGGTTTTGGTGCTTCCAATGCCTCATTTACAGGGTTACCTGCGCCGTTAGCGTTTGCTGTTGGGTTTAACCAATTTTCTAATACACCTTTTAATTCATCATAAGATAATTCCTGATATAATTCAGTAATTTCTTTTTGTCCATCTAACAATTGTTGAACCTGTGTCGCATCATCTAAGATTTTAGAAGTTGCCGGCTTAACTCTGATTGTAGTTGTTGGATAAGCCGCATTTGATTCTTCAGCTGATACTACTTCTAATACGATATCTCTACCAGTAATTGGGTCAGTAATATCTCCGTAATCAGGGTCAGCGATGTATCCTAAGATGTCCTGATAAACAGTCTTACCAAATCCCCAAAATTTAACACCTTCATTTTCCTTACCACGAACGATAACTGGTGCAAATGTTCTTAACTTTGGCTCCATCTTCTTACCTGCTTTCCAATCATCAGTATCACCTGTTCGTTTAAGTTTTTCTGCAAACTCTACGATTGGGTCAGGTCTACCAAATGACATTGGAGATAAATAAGTTTTGTTGTTAATATTGTAGTGAAAATACAATTCAATAAAAGGATTATCTTTGTTGAATTTGTAAGGTACTAAACGGATTTGAGATTTTCCGTTTGCCGGTTTCCAGATTGAATCCGACTTTTTTGTGTTGTTTTGAAGAGAGCTAAATCTCTTTAGTGCTAATGAAATGTCCATTGCTTTTTTGTTTTAAAGTTTATAAAAATTGTTTAAGTTTTAAGGTTTTATATCGATACTTACCTATATCTAAATATAACCTTTTCGTCTTTTGTTACACAAATATACGAAGTTTTTTTGGATTTTCCAAATTATTTTGCCCATTTGTTTCTAGTCACCAATTGTGAGATAACCGAATAAACTGCAAGGTCTTGATAGGTATCTTCAATCGATTCTCCTACCTCATCTGGCTGACCTAATACTACTAATTGTTTTAATCTTTGGATTTTATCATTTTTTCTGAACCATAATCCACTTAATGATAACTTAACATCTTCTTTGGTTTGAAGTGCCGTTCCTACCGAAATGTTACCAGGTCCGTAGTTTCGTTGTTTCTTACAAAATGTAACATACATTTCGTCTAAAATGTTTTTGAACTCATCCGTCATTTCAGGATATGTTTCTTCGCAATATGAGATTGCGGATACATTTTCAATTGTTGAACCTTTTTCTTTTTCCATAACTTATTTTTTTAAATTCCACTTTTTATTTAAATACTCATAATACTCCTTGTGCTTCCTACCATTGTATAGAAAATACACCAAATGGATATCAATCCAAAATTCGATTTTTTTCAGTAACTTTTTCATTTGATTTATTTATTTTTTGTTTAAGTTTCATAGCTAAAGCGCACACTTCATACTCCTCATATTCAACGAGAGTTTTTACATTTTCATCCAATAAATCTAAAAATTCTTTACTGTCAATTGCAAGTGTAATTACAATCATACCTCGTACAATGATACGAGCAAAATCGACTTTGTTTTTTTTATTACGAATTCCAAATTCAATACCTTTAATGATAGCAGTGGATATTTCCATACGATGTGTTTCGAAAATATCCGATGGGTCATTTGCTTGTATTTCGATAGGTTTGAATCTATTTCTTTTCATATTACAAATATATGAAAAATAAATTAGAATTCCAAATCATTAGTATTAAAACTTTTGAAAACTTTTGTAGGGATTTTTTTGTAACCTATGTTAGATGTAGTGATTATGCAATTTCTGAATTCATCCCAATCAATCATATATGAATTATCCAACATACCACCTGTTTTTGATTTAACTACTTCGTTTAAAGCGTTAATGGTATATATGGTATTTGATTGTTTTTTTCTATGTACCAAAATAGTTTTCCATTCTGATGGAATAGCAGATGAACCTTTACCCACATTAAATGTAATAAAGGCTTCTTCAGGTTTTATTTTGCTTTCTAAAATGAAAACATTTGGATTTGTTAAAGTATAGTTTGTTAATACAAAACTAACCGATTTATCTAACTCTTCCTTTGTCGTAAATAGGCAAAGTAATTGTGTATTCATTATGCTTGATTTATTTTATTGTCTATTTCTTTACAAGCCATCTGAAATTCTTTTGATGGTAAACATTCTAAAGAAACAGCCCCATTATATCCAACTCCCTTTTCTCTCATTTGAATATTAGCTATTTTTAATGGTTTTGCATTATTACCCTTTGCTGAATATGTTAATGATGCCACACCATTTGTAACTTTAATACTTAAAAATTCTTTTATATTATCCCACTTATCAGTTCCAAACATTTCTTGCATATGTTTTTGTGTGATATACATACTATCAATTTGCATTGTTTCAACCCCCTCAACCATTGTTTTAACAGGAATTGCTTCTTGCAATTTTCTCAATAACATACCTTGGAAATCTTTATTAGTTGCCATTTTTTTAGCAGCTTCTTGCATAAATCCATATGTTATTTCTTTGTGAGATTCTAACCAATCGGTTTTACCAGAATATGCTCCTAACATTTTATGATAAACCATTACTGCTTTTTTGAAATCCTTTGCACCTCCACCAATATTTTTTGCAAAATCTTCCATATCCATTTGTTTAACACTATTTAGATATGATTGAACTCTTAATGCCAATTGAGCTTCATTTTTATCCATAGCTAATGGGTCATTTTTCTTACGGCTTGTACAATCTTCAATTACCTTATTAAAATCTTTCTTTGGTATTTCTCTAATCAATCCAAATCCTCTTTGTGCACTTTCTAATTGTGCATCTTGCAACTCTTTATTTTTAATAGGTGCCTTTGATAATGCGATTTTAGAATATTCTCTTAATTCTGCATCTTCATTTTTACCAAAACGAGGGTCTTTTGCATCTTTCATATTCTGCAAATCATTAGCTCTACTCTCTTTTTCCGGTCCTAATGTATAGAACCAGTTTTTAGCTTCACCTAAACCTGCATTTAATAAAAATATTTCCCAATTCTTTTTACAACTGATTTCAATGTTTTCAATTTGCCCTTTTATTTTAACTTGTGCATTAATATCAGTTGAATCACCTTTATCATCGTAATTTGCACCCAATGCTTCTTGTTGTTGTCTAACATCCCAAGTCATACCTGTAACTTCCCAATTTCCATCACCATATTGTCTGTTCATATTTTTAATGAACGCATCATGTGCACCTGAAAATTCTTTAATCCAAGTTTTATCTAATATAGGAGTTCCACCTGCTTTTTCAATTGCATCAGCGTTTTGTACTAATGAATCTATAAATTGATTTCTCAATTGAATACCTTTTGGCGTATTTGGAAACGAATATACCGCTTGTAATGCCAACTCGTTAGCTTGTGCTGAAATTTTACCTGCGCCATATTGGTCGGTAATCATACTAATAGGTGGTTCGAAATCACCTTGCTTAGACATTTTTAAAATACTTTTTAAAGCATCATATCCAGCTGGTGGTAATTTACTTCTCAACATTGCATCCGATTCTTTTGGATATTCATATTTTGTAGTAATACCTTGTGGATATGTTTTCTTAAAATTAGAAAGAGCCTTTTCAGTTGAAACGCCTGATGGTGGTAATGCTTTTAATCTATTTGCTGCTCTTTTTTGGTCAACTGTTTTAGAACCTCTAGTACCATATTTTTGTTTTGGTGGAGCAACTACTACACCTTTTTTAACATCTACCTCTTTTGATGTAGATTGTTTTTTCTTCTCAGCTCCACTCAATCCAATATCAGCTTTTGGTGCAATATTTTGTTTTCCTACATTTGGTTGTGATGGAGTTTCTTTTGGTATCGTACCACCATTTTTCTGCTTTGCTTTAGCTATTTCGGCAGGTGTTGGTTTAGTATGATATGTCGGGTCCATCTTCTTAACCACATAGATGTTTCCTGATTTTTTATTTTTAACTACATCATCTTCATTCAAATACGAAAAATACACTCTAGCTCTTTGTGCAAGATGTGCAGCATCCGATATACCATTCTCTCTTAAAATATCGATTAAATGATTAACATGAGATTCTTTGTTTAAATCGGGTATTCCCCCATCTACTCTATAACTTAACTCGTCTAATATTTCTTTGAAATTCGGAATCATTATTTTATTTATCTTTTTGATGCGTAAATTTTTGTAGATTTAGTTTTAACTGCATCATGCGGTCTAAATACTTGGAATCGTGTACCATCTTTAAAAACTATATTTCCACCATGTGGGCTGGTACGAGTATATACACCACTATCTCCCTTACTTAATCTGTTTGCAAGTTCTTCGGCCTCTTTATCTACAAATCCGTGTCTATCTTTAACTTCTAAACCTTGTGAAAGAGAGTTAGATACCATTGATACATCTACTTGCTTATCTGCTTTTATATCAGTTATAGATTTATCAGCACCTCCACCAAAAACGGATGTTCCTTTAACTTTGGCAGCTTGGCCAGCAGTTGTTGTTTTACCAGCTATCGTAACTTTGGTATCCGGTCTTAATTGGTGTTGTTTATGATATGCATCAAATGCGTCCTGATTTCTAAAATCAATTTCTTTTAAGGGGATTAGGTTTACTAATTTCATATTTTACGTGTTTATTCCTATATAATTATATGATATAAATATAAATTTTTAATCTATTCCAACTAAATTATCGTAATTAGTTCCCTCTTCCACTTTGACAGGGAATCCACCCACCTCCATAATCGACTTTACTTCACTCAAAACCCAATCCCTTTCAACAGGATGTGTATCTATAAGAAACGCATCGTAGGTGTACAAAATCATTTTACTCATCTTACCATTCAGTAAATCTAACACCTTCTCAATCTTCATATAGTTCACTTCAGTTTCCAACGCCTGTAACAAATAGTTGAATACCTTTTGTTCAGTCGCTCCTTCGATTTTTGAGAAATGAATTTCCCTCTTATAAAGAGGAGTCGTTAAACGACCGGAAATTACGAACTTTTGGTACAATCCCCTTATATACTTTTCTACTTCCGCAAAGAAAGGTATTCTTCTTGCGTTATCATCTAACCCCCCATACAAATATGTGAAGGTTATCTTCTTCGCAGTTTCATAATCACATCCATATAAGTCGGCAAGGTGTTGGTGAGCGGTAACCCCTTTAGGAAATTCGTATCCAACCAATTTGGCAATCAATCGTATGTGATAAGACTCGTAATCGAATTGTAAGAGAGTACCATTTGGATTTCTACTAACGAAGCACCCCCTACTCCCATCCGATTTGTTTAAGGCAGAGTAGTTAATGTTTAAGTGTCTATTGGAAGGTCTACCCGTTGTTGTGTATGGATTGTATTGTGTGTACACCAATCCTCTTTTGATGTAATCTTTGGAAAGGCTAAAACTATCAATAAATTTTTCTTCTTCGACTTTCACCCCAGCCCCCTCCAGCCTCCCAAGTGTTCGGATAGCTGATGAATATGTGATTGATGATTGGGTAATCGTATTTGTTACAGGCATTGCTTTTAACACCTCATACCACTTCATTAGAGGAATACAATCATTCAACTCTTTATAATCGATTCTATACCCCTTATACACCGATTCAGCGAACTCATTGAATATGAATGGTTTACCATATTGTTCAAAGTATATCCATTCGTAATCAAGTCCTTTTGTTGCTACATATCTATTTCCTAATACAATTGTATTTTCTGAAACTAATGTATCAATTGGAAATTTCTCAATCTTTTTTGCATCTATATGATTGATATTGATTATACCATCATTTCCATCGTTCAATCTATAATAGATAAACGATATACGATTCATAAATGGATGTGCTTTGTGGGAACTCCATACGGGTACTATCAAATCAATTGTTGGATTTGATTTGACAAAAAAATGTAGGGCAGATTTAGTTTCTATTAAATTCATACCCTACAAATATACAAAAAATATTTTAATTATCCAAATTACTCTCCCCAATGTTTTTTACGAAGTTCGTACATATCGATTGCTTCTCTCTTCATTTGGTTACCTGGATGGAAATATGCTCCTTTTTTTAAATACCCACCTAAGAAGTTTCTTCTCATTCTATTAGGGTCTCTATTTGGTTCTGAACCGTGTACTACATGGGAGTGTAATAATGCTACCTGTCCTTTTTTCAAATAACCCTCTACCTTACGGAAATCATGTCCTTCTGGCATTACACAACTTTTACCTCTTTCACTTCTCCAGTTATCAGTATTTGTTGCTTTTCTTTCTTCGTTATCTTCAATTGGTAAAACTGGTAATCTATGTGAACCTTCATAGTTCCATACTGCTCCGTTTTCAGGGTCGTGATTATCTAATGCTAATGCGGTATTGATAATCTCATTGTGTCCACATCCTGTGTAAAATGCGTTTTGATGTTGGTCTCTTCCTAATTCACCTTTTGGTTTGTAATATCCCCAAGTTTGTAAACCAACAACTTCTCCTTCCATTAAGAATTCAGCTGCTTCCATAATTTTTGGATGTGCAAATAATTTTTCAATTAAAGCAGATTCTCTATGTGGATACATAATAGGTTCGAACTCTTGCCATTTGCCAGGTTCTCTTTCATTACGCTCTACACGTAATCTATCTAATTCTACATTGATTTCATCCACTTCAGTTTCAGTAAGTAATTCTAAAACAGTGAATCCACGATATCTCCAATCAAATGACATTTGTTGAAGTTCTTCCGTTGTAAGATGTTTGTATTGTGCCATAACTTATTTAGTTTATATATAAATATATATAAGATTTTTTATCAAAAAGAATAAAATCTAAATGATTTTTATCATTTGTAAAATTGTAAAAGATTAGGTAAATATAATCCTATATTGTTTAGTTTACTACTTACCAATCTAATAGATGCGGTATTGGATGATTGTACACTTATATCCGATATATTTCCATTTGAATCATATACAGTACTCAAAGGACCTTTGATTCTCCACTTCATATCTTCTACTTTCCAAAATGGCGATTCATTTAATTCGGAATATACTTCTCTATCTACTTCGTAAATATGTCCATAGATATCATTTGCTTTTTGAGCAAAATATCTTCTAATGTAACCAGATTCATAATCGCTATCAGTTGGGGATGGTACGATTGTTTTTGGAATCTCTATTTTAAATAAATCTAAATTATTAGCAATATCTTTATACATATTTTTAATTTTTTGGAGTTATTCTAAATTGTGCTTCCAATGTAGTTATCCAACCATCATTTGAAATACTATGTTTAACATTTGTAATCTGAAATACACCGATTTGATTATATATTTCAGGCACACCATTAATTCTAAAATATTCACCACAACTGAATCCACCCATACCATCTATTCCAATTGTAACTTCAATTGGACTCAATGTACTTTTGGCATCGGATTGAGGAGCTTTTACATATTTTTTAATTAAATCAACATCGGTAAATATTAATGGTTTAATATCTCCTTTTCCTTTTTTAAATTTTATAGATTTTTGAGCAATTATATCGGTATAATTTTTTGGCTCATTTGGTTCGGGTTCTTTATCATCCTTTGGAACAACTTCCTTTTTAGCAGCTTCATTGTAATTCTTCTCCAATGCTTTTAAATCTATTACATTGATAGAAAAAAATCCATCAGCATTACTCATTAATGAATTATCAAACTCTTGATAAACTTCCGGTGGTAGAGGTATTTCCGGTAACTTCTTATCCGTATCTTTTAATTTTTTTAAAGCATTTGTTAAAAATCTCTGAGCGTTGAATACAGTTCTACCGGCAACTAAATTACTCATTTCAAAATTAAAACTAAAATTTCTTACATTTGATTCTAATGAATTAATTTTAAATTTATAAATGCCAGTTTCTTCAATTGGTTTATCATGTGTAGATGTCCAATCAATTACCGATGCAGTTGTTCCTTCTTCGTAAGAACTATTGGTAAGTCTAAATTTACCCAAAGATGCACCATTTATACTATTCAATATTGCTACTAAAAAATCTTTTCTACTATAAGATGCTTTCCAAGCTTGTACTATTATTTTATAATTTACAAAAATATTTAAAGCATTTCCACAAGTACTACCATCATCCAATGTTGGATTTATTATACCATCGCTATCTAATGAATTTTTAATTTTCTTACCCTCATTTAAAGAATACCCATTTATAGAACCATCTATTGTTTCTTTTGCTATTTGAATATTATCTTGCTCTTTATCCCCCTTTATAGGTGCTCTGAATTTAACCATTTCCTTATTTGGAAATATGACATCAGTATTAGTTGATATTATGTTTTTATGAGAACGAATTGGAATATATTCTTTCATAGAACCATCAACATTATATTGTGGTATGTTGAATTTAAAAGTATCTTCGGCATATCCACCATTATCTCCCAAAGAATAATTCATTAATTTTTTTAAAATAAATCTAAGAGTAACATATGAATCAGTTGATGCAACTTCATCAGCTTTAGTTTCATTTACTTTACCCCAATTAAAAAATTCAGATTCTACTTCTTCTTTTGTTACTTTACTTTTAAATTGTTTAGCTTCTAAATTTAAATCAGCTGACATTTGAGATAACCATTGCTGCCAATGTGGTGTATTTACTTTTGCTTGAGTTGCTATATTTGATTTATCATTACCAATATTAATTGGAATTGCTAATGACATTTGATTTCCTTGAGAAACTTCCAAATTAACAGTATATGTACCATCGGCATCAATTCCAAATGAGTAATCAGTCACCTTGCCGGCAACCATATCATATGAACCCAATGATTTTTCAACATGCTTTTGAAATAATTTTAAAGATGTTGTGTTGAATCTATAATAATTTGAAAATTTTTCTACAAAATCATTATAGTTTGTTTTATCAAATAATTGACCGGATACATATGCTGAATTTGAATATGCATCCTTTGGTTTTTTATTACCTCTGTATATATCCAATGTATTATCACCATACTCTACTAATATGTTCATACCAGGTTTACAAAAAAACAATTCAAACATTTCAAATTGCTTTAATGAAAAACATCTAACATTTACTTTTGCTGTTTTTAATGTATTGTTAGCACCATCGGTGTCAATTTCAATAGATTCTATAATTGGTGTAGAAATTCTTCTATTAGTTTCACCGATAATTTTTATAGGTGTGCCTTTAAAATCTATACCAACTATTGTTTCATTTTGTTGATAAGTAAGTGCTTCGGAATTTATATCATTCTTAATTATACATCCCCAATAATCACTACTATTTGTTGAATTATCCGATATTATATCTTCAAATTTTCTAGCCTTAGCATTCGGGTCAGTACTCTTCATACCACTAACACTAACAACCTTTGCACCAGATGTTAATGTAGCCCAAGGCATTTTTAAATAATTATTAATTGGATTAGTATTCTCACCTACTAAGTAAGATGCTTCCCTATCTTCCAATACATTCTTAACCCAATCTTTAAGTGGAGCCAAATATGGAAATCCCATAACTTATTTATTTATTTTTCTTAAATCATTTAATATTTTATTCGTATCGGATGGTATTCTCATTTGTTTACCAGCTTCAACATAAAATGTAGCATCATTTATATTATTAGCGGTTGCTATAACCCACCACATTGATTGGTCACCATAATATTTATGTGCTAATAAATCTAATCTATCCCCAGCTTCAGAAATAATATATAAATCCTTATCATTTGGTTTAATAATAGGATATATTGTAGATTCTAAATATTCTTTCTTAGTTTCGTTTGTTTTTAATACTTCACTGTATGTGTATCTACTCGCCATAATTTAAGTTTATTTAGGTTCTTCAGCCGATGAGTTTTCATCCGGAATTTGGGGTTCTTCTTCAAAGGCAAATTTAGTCTGAGCTTCAATAATACTTTGTTGTATTTGTTTAGCTAATTTATTTCTATCACGCTCTACTTCTGCTTTTGCTGATATCGTATAATTATCATACCCATCAAAATTATATCTAATAACTTTAGTACCGGTATTAACCGCACTATCATCAACCATATGTCTTTCAATAATTTTCATACCAAAACTAACATTTATAACTGTTGGGTATAGTCTATTATTAAATTCAGCGGCGCTTGATTGATTAGGGTCAGTACTTGCCCAAGATGTATTATCATCAATTGAAAATGATAAAGAATCAATTGCACCTAATACATTCTTATATAATTGACCAATTGTTAATTCTATTAAATTTGGAGAATATGCTAATGCCGTTGATTCATTTTTATATTTTATATCAGAAATTTCATTATAAGGGAATGCCAATTCTTTTAAAGAATTTAAATTGGAAATCATTCTGTACTTTGTTATTTCATCTAAATAATATAATTTAAATTCAAATTTTAAACTTCTATCAACTCCACCATAACGTCTTATTTTATATGGAGAGCCTACATATTTAAATTCAGACCATTCAGGTGCTATATCTTCATTTAACCCACTAATTGATGCTGGAAATACTAATGAATATTGCTTACCATATGGTTTTATTTTGATATAAGTTTGTCCTAATTTTGTATTAGCTTTTATTGCTTTTTCAAAATCGGAATCATTATCAAAATCACCATTACTTAACAATATAGTATTGAATTTATCTAAGCTAATGTATTCATCGGATTTTCTCTCAATTATTTTAGTAGGTGTTTGCCCTGTATAATTTGTAAAATAATCCGAATTTTTTTGTTTGTTACTATAAAGTTTACCTGCTAAATTTTTATCGTTAGAAGGTGGTTGTGATTTTTGTCCTTTTTTTCTTTTTTTAGTTACTAATCCCGTAACAGCTTTACCAACGGCTTTTTTAGCTGCTCCAATACCTGCGCCAATGGCTTTACCAGCCATTTGATTCATATCACCTTTCAACACACCCGAAAGTGCATTTGGTCCCATTGGAACTTTACTTATAAAATAATCCTTATTAGCTTCAACTGCATATCTTTCAGCAGAATGGTCGCCAACCGATGTGGGCAATGTACCTTTTGTAACGGGAGAACCTGATTTACTTTCGAATATAGTATCAGAAGGTCTATTAGCCGACCCACCTAATAAAGAACCTAAGTTTAATAATGGTGGTTTTGCTCCTGGTTTATTAGGGTCATCATTATATTTGGCAGATGTGGTTGCTAAACTTCTCGGAGGGTCTACTGTACCTTTAAGAGATATTCTAGGTGTTTCAGTACCATACAACAATGGAGGAGTTACTAATTTTTTATAGAAAGTAATTCTTGGTCCGTTTGGATTCAATTCCGCTTGAATAAAATCCATCGCACCACCGATTATTCCTTTATCCTTATGTCCTCCGTTCCAAGTGGTGACATCTTTATCACCATTTGCTTTTTTAAATAAATCTAAGATTGTTGGCATTGATAGTATATTCTATTTACTATAAATATCCTTTAAGAAAATTTATGGATTATTTCTTAGGTGTAGCACCTTCGGTATTCCCTTTGTATTTATTATAAGATGCTGATATATGTTTACCATCCAATGATAATACAACTGCCTTCTCTTGTCCAGTATAAGTTGCTATGGTTAATGCTTCAATTGTTTTTGTCAATTTTACCATTGCCGTTGTATTGGCATTTAAAGTTTGTAATTCTTTAGTAGTATTTGCAGTATTCTCCATTGTTTTATGGGTTCTATCAACTACTCTTTCTAAATTACCACTCATATAGGTAAGTTTGGCTTGCAACCACTTATCCATTTCAGTTATAATTGATGCATTTCCAGGAGTAGATGCTTTTACTGCCGTTGGAGTTACCGGCGGTATTTGAGTTGCAACACTTGCAGCAGGTGTTGCTTTTTTAGCCTGCGCTTCTGCTTTTATTTGGTCGGAATCTTTTCCAAGTAATCCAAATGTTAAACCACTTAATACACTACTACCGGCATTCATAAATTTCTGACCAGTACTTGCGTTTTCATCTGCTGTAAATCCTTGGAATCCATCATAAAGTCCTTTGGCAATCATCAATGGTGCCGCTACTTTACCCAATAATCCACCTGCTTTGCCTAATATACCACCACCTGCTTTGCCCAAAAATCCACCGGCTTTACTTAAAAGTCCACCACCTCCGCCACCCATTGCTCCGGCTGCTTTTGGTAAAAGTTTATTTGTAAGTAATCCACCAGCCAATCCACCACCAAGTGTTAATGCGTTTTCTCCAACACTTCTTTCTACACCCAATTGTTTTTCTTGCGCTTTTAGAGCTTGCATTTGAGGACTATTAAGTAATGCTTCCTCAATAAGAGTATTCAATTGAGCTTGTTTTGCTTGTTGGTCTGCTAATGAATTTTGATATGCAGTATAACCAGGTGAATTTAAATAAGCTTCAGTAATTTTTTGAGATAACTTTGCATCTATAATAGCTTGGTCAGCTGAAATAATAGCTTGCTGAGATGCCAATGTTTGTTGTGCAGATTGAGTTCTACTTAAAAACGATTGGTTACCAGCTTTTACATTTCCTGCCGTAGCACTAACTGATGTTCCTGTATTTTGGTTTATTTTAGATAGGGTTGTCAAATCCATACCTGTGGCTTGTTGCAACATTTGTTGTTGGAACATATCCATATTAGCAGGGTCTAATCCTTGAGCCTTTAATGCGTTTACCGCACCAGCCGTATCTCCACTTGCAAATTTAGCTCTTACTTCGGAAAGGTCTACATTCTTACCTAACATAGCTGATAACTGCATTTCGGATTTGATACTATCTTTATAGTTCAAAACCATACCTTGTCCAGCTTTTGCTATATCATTGAAACTAACACCCATTGATTTAGCAAATATAACTTGTTTAGATAATGCAGATGCACTTTTGATTTGGTAACCTAACATATCTTTAGATGCGGTTGCCATTTCTTCCATAACACCACCTAAATTAACATTAGCTTGTGCAGCCATTGCTCTCAAACCTTCTTGCATATTGAGTGCACTTGTGGCAGTTAAGCCATCCATTCTCATATATGCTTCATTGATTGATGCTATATTTTCGGCAGATTGACCCGTTCTACTTTGTAAAACTGCCATATCAGAACCTACTTTACCAGTTGGCATTTTACCAGTCGCATCTGCTGCGGCTGTCATTGAACTAGCGATTTGGTCTGCCCCAATACCTGCCAATTGTAATTGTCCGGCTGCATATGCTACACTTCCAATTGAATTACCAAATAAACCTGTTTTAGATGCAGCCTGAAATTCAGCGGCATTAGATTTCATAGTAGCACTGAACTGATTTGCTGCTCTTTGAGCTGCAAAATTTCGTTCAATTCCCAATCTATTTAATTCATTCTCATTATCAATTTGAGATTGAGAAAGTTCTAATCCAATTTTTTGTGATATGAAACCTCTTTCGTTATTTATTTTTACAAGCTCTTTGGCTCCATCGATTATATTTTGTTGTTTATCAAAATATGTTTCGGCGGCAACTTGCATCGGTGCTCCAAAATAATTCATTGCTAACGCACCGGCTGCGGCTCCCAATGCTACCAATCCCGCTCTAAGTCCGGGCATATCTTTGTTAGCCATATTTTTGAATACATCGGACATCTGACCTGCCAATGGTATTCCGGAACTACCAAATGTATCCAATGATTGATTCAATGATTCTAATCTATCTGCACTTCTTTGAGCAGATGCATTAAATTCATCCATCTCTTGCTTTGCAGCAGTTATCATTTTTAATAATTCTCTACCCGATTCAGTTGAGTCATCTATTTTTGATACCAATGTATCAAAATTTTCATATGAATCTTTTACCATATCATTGAATTGTGATTGGGTCATTTTACCTCTCATCAATTCTTTACTAGCATTTGCAATAGAAACATTCATTCCCTTATATGCTCTACTAGCTTCTATAACATTATCTACCTGTTGTTCGGATAAATCGTTGGAGTTTTGCAAAACATTTGAAATGCTTTGCATTGTATTTTTTGCTGAATCTAATTTGGTAGAAAAAACATCATATAATTTGTTAGTTTTACCAATTTGGCTTCCAATACTTGTTAAGGTATCATCTATATCATCGAAGTTTTCTAATGTTCTTTTAATGTTTTTATTAGAATCCTCAATTTCATCATTTAATTTTTCATACGATTTAAAAGCACTATTTATCTTATCTTGTAAATTTTTCATACTTCCGTATGTTTTTTCAAGATATTTTAAAGTATCCTCATCAATTTTTAAACCTTTGGATTTGGCTTCATTGATTTGCTTCCACTTATCAGCCATTTGATTAAGCTCATTGAACTGATTTGCGTTATTCTGCCCCTCGCTTCGTATGTTTTTAGCCATTTATTAAGTGGTTATTTTATACCATATTTTTTAGTAAATGCATCAATGTGGCTAGAATCTAAACCCAACTTATCCATAGCAGCTTTTTGTACTCTTACACTATTAGATAACGATTTATCATAATCAGACCATATATTAGCCAATTCCGGGTCAGCTTTTCTTAATTTTTGAAGCCATTCACTTTCATTCCCATCAGCTTTTGCTTTAAAAAAACTTTTGAAAAAGTCCATTAAACCCGATTCTCTTACCAATATTCTTTTAGACATGATTGTTTATATTATAATACTATTATAAATATCATCTTCTTCTCGTTTTAGAAGAATTATTTGATGATTTAGCTTTTTCGATGGTTTCATTTTCTTCTTCTTTTGTTTTAAGAAGTTCTCTCCAATAAAAATCTCTTAATTTTATAGGCATAAAATATAAGTCATGCCAATTAAAACCACCATTGGCAAAGTAAATCATTTGAAAAATTTTCTGATGTAAAACTACTGAATAGTTAGTCGGCAGGGTAAAAAAAGTCAACCCCAAACGGGATTCGGAGAGCCTCCTTCTCACCGGTCAATGGAGATTCATAATCAAATGTTAAATCCAAATCAGGTGTCATTGATGCCATATGTTTTCTCAATGCTTTTGAATCACCTGCTAATAATCTATTTGATACGAAGTTACTAATACTACCCAAATCTCTATTCCCATCTATCTCCACAATAATACGTCTATATCTTGCTGTGATTTCATTACCTTGCTTTAAAGTCTTTTCACTTGCTTCAATATCTTTATTAATAGCAAGTTCATCAGTATGGGTTAATAATTTAAATTTAATTTGAGATTTTGAAATAGGTAAAGTGAAATCGTATTCATTTTTTCTATTAAACAATGATTCATCAATTTCTTTAATTTTTATTTTAGATAAATCAACAATAGTTTCGGTTGGTTCACCGGTTTCAGGGTCTGTAATTGTTACCGAATATTCTGGTCCAAATGCCAATATTCTCGATGAAATCAAAATAGCATTTTTATCTCCAATAAGTAAATCACCTATATTAACTCCCGGCTCAACTACAACCGATTCTAATAATTTGTCCAAATGGATACCTTTTTTAATCAAATTAGATGAAGTCAAAATATCTTCTTCTTTGGCAGTCATTAATTTAATTGTGATTTCTCCTTTGGATAATGGAGATGATTCCGGGTAACATAAACCTTTTGATGGTAAACTAATAACCTCTGTTGGAAATGGATATGTTCTTTGTGTAGATTGTACACCCAATCCTCTTGTAACTTGTTGTTCTAATTGTTGTTCCATAAATAATAACTTAATGTTTATATATAAGTATATATAAAACAAAAAAGCAGTGAGGAATCCCCCACTGCTTTGTTTTTAACATTATGAAAAATTAAAACTCACATTCTTCTTCCATATACTGCTTACGCTGTACCAACTCCCATTTAGCTCTCTCATACATCTCATCGGAAATCAACATTCTCTCAAAGAAAATATCCATATTCAACTCATGGGGAGGAATTCCCAAATGAAGAGCTCTACTCTCCACAAAATCACAATACTCATTAACACTCATACCACGCACATCGATTAAATTATTCATATCTCTCATTTTTTATTACATAGTAAAGGTACACAATTAGAAGCAAAAAGTCAAGCTTTTTCTTAATTATTTTTCAAAATATATTCAGCTTCTTCTGCCCAACTTTCGTTCACTAAATGCCAGTAACAAACATTAAGGTCAATAATATCGTAACCACTATCGTTAGGGTTGACGGTAACTACTCCCTTTTTAACCAAAGAACTCAAAGCACCTCTGATAATTTTAGTAGAAACACCAGTACATGCACTAATATCATTTACATCCACATCGGAGAAACCAGGTTCAGCGTATAAACAATCGGTGAAAGCAGTTAAGGTTTTTGATTCTAATTCGGTCAAATTTAATTCTGAAATGTTCATATCTTTATGTTTTATGTTTAACTCTTATTACATAGTAAAGGTAATACATTTCACGTCAAAAGTCAAGCCTTTTGTAAAATATTTTTGAAATTTATAATCATTCTAAATAAGACATAAAAAAAGGGATGTATTTCTACACCCCCTTTAATGATTTTAAGTTTTACAATTAGAGATTAGTACTCAAGGATTGCGTAATCATATGTTAAAGTTAATTCAATCGATAATGGGTCATTTGAAGCCCAATCCAACTCACCGAAGTTTGCTGAAGAAATGAATGCTCCTTTCAAAGTCCATTGTTCTACTTTATCACCAACCGGTCCTAATAGATAGAATGTGATATCTTTCTTATAAAAAGCTGCATATCCATCTCTACCAGTGATTGATTCATGTGATTGACGAACCCACTCCATAACTTGCTGTGCACCTGATGGTACAATTGGGTCATAAAGAGAGATAGTTACATCATCCCATGTAGATTTTCCCTTAATCTTTCTTTTTACATTGATGTGGTCTAACTCAACTACTTCCGATGTGAAAGTTGGTCTATTAGCTGTTTTTATCATATATGATTCTATACCATCGATTTCCATAATAAATCGGTTTCCCAATTTTGGTTCGAAGTTTGTATAAAACATTTTGTCGAATTCTAATACTTCTGGCATTTTATTCTCTATTTAGTTGTTTCTATTATAAATATTTGTTTTTCAAATTATCCGTTAAAACTTGCACCAGTTGGTAAGATGTTGAAATCGATTTGGATGAATTCAGCTGTCTTAGTTGGTTGTAAGTAGATAGCCCCTTTCATAATGTTTCTATCAATTACATCCGGTGTGTTGTTCGTATCATCCATCACAACTCTAAATGCGTATAAACCTTGTCTTTGTTGGATTGATTCCAAATAAGGGTTTACAATATTTAAGAATCTATTTCTAGTAGTTGATGTGTTTTGTTCGAACACTAAATATCTCGAAGTAGAAGCGATGTATTTTCTAACAGTTAATAATAATCTTCTTACATTAATTCTATCCAATGCAGATGGTTTATCTTGTAATGTTTTTTGTCCGAACACTACGATACCTTGTCCTGGGAACTGAACGATTGGGTTTACCTTTCCTTCATATAATGTATCTTTCTCTGATTGAGTTAATCTATTCAATACACTAACTGCTCCTGTCAATCCACCTCTATTTAAACCGGCTGGTGCGAACCATTCTGCTGCTACTCTATCGTTAGAAGCGAATACGCCAGGTAATAATACTGATGGTGGAACTGAAATTAATTTGTTTGTATTTGTATCAATAGTTTTAATCCAAGGATAGTAAGTTGCTGCCATATTTGAATCCACTGCATCAGATTGAGTAGTAGCTTGTGCAATTGAATCACCTGCCGCTGTTTGGTCCATAATGTAGAAACAATCATTTCTAGCTTCAACCATATCTAAAACCGAAGTTGCTACTGAAGAGTGTAATCTTCTAATAACACCTGGAGTTACTACCATATTGATATCATATTCATCAGCGTTTGATAATGCCGCTATATGTTTAGCGTATGCTACTGAACCACTTGCGGTTGCTGATGATAAATCGAAACCTTGTGAGTTTCCAGCACTCATATCAGAACCTTTGTTAATTGCTGTTGCTGGATTCATACCATCGAATCCTTCTTGGAATCCTACTAAGAATTGTGCCAAAGAAGAACCTACTGATAATGTACCACCATTAGATGCATCCAATCCAAATACTGAATTAGAACCTACACCTGCTCCTACTGGAATTGGTTTTAAGTAGATTGAGTTATCAGTATTACCATCTAAATCAATACCACCATATTGTGTTGCGGATGCAGTCACAAATGTTACCGATGGAATTAATGCCCCAACACCTGCTGATGCGGAAACTGGCAAAGTATATGCAGCATGTCCAAACGGTACTGCTTGTACCGGTGCCGATGTATTTAAGTTTGCAATTCTAACATATTTAGAATTATTAACCCAATCACCTGTTTCGGTAATTTTGCCTTCTGAATTGATAGTTAATTTTCTATCACCAATTACTCTACTAATAAAGTTAGGAGAATTAGGGTCTAAATTAACATTTGAATATGTTTCTAATACTGTTTTCTTTTTATTTGTATCATTGAAATCTCTAACAACCACAGTGAATACGCCATAATCAGTTCCATTTACAGAACCGGCTGCTTTAATATTTGTAATACCAATTTTAACTTTAGTATTTGCCGCATTTCCTGCGCCTAAAGTTTCGAATTGGAATAAGCTATATCTATCACCACTAATTGTTTGTGATTTAATCATTGGTGTTAATGCTTCTTGTGCATCGAATGTAAAGTCTTGGTTACCTAATATAGATAAAGATGCGGTTGCATTTGAATCAAATGTGATATTAGTATTTTTAAAGAAACCATATGCATATGGATATTTTGCACCCAATGCAGATGTTCCAAATACTGCTTCAATATCATTTGTATCTGCTACATCTAATGATGCTGATAAGTTTAGACCTGTGCCTCTTAATACAAAATCACCTTGTCCACTCAATGAAGCAGTTAATTGTGCATTTGCAAAACCTGCATTTGCCGCAGTTGATGTATTAAAAAGTATACCTAATGATGCTGATACTGAACCAGAAGTTGCTGTTAATAATAAAGGAGCTGTTTCGGTATATCCACCAACACCAGCTACTCTACAAATTGTAGCACTTCCTGCTTCTCTTAAATACGATTGTACTGCTAAAGGAGTGTAATAAGTGTCATCAACTGCTCCAAAAAGAGTTTGAAATTCTGCTTGAGAATTTACAATTGTTGGAACTAATGGGCCTTCTTTAAAAGGACCAATAAATGCTGCACCGATTTCAGCTACACCTTGTTGTAAAAATGATAGGTCGTTTTCTTTTGTAAAAACACCCGGTGATACTATTTTCTCTGCCATTGTATATGCTTAATTTTAAAAATTTATAATAATCTTAGTATAAATATAAAAAATATTTTCAAAACAACACTTACGGTCTATATGTTGGTTGGAAATAATCGTATATTTGTCCTATTTTAGTCGAATCTAATTGTGTATTGTAAAATAATACAGGTCCCAATTGTCCATTGAAGTAATAATTGTTATCACCATATCCACCACCGATTTGAATTAGTGCAGATGTGGTGTAATCTTTTGAACCATTTGATACAGTTCCTCTTGATGTTTTATCGGTATATGCAACATTAGTACCATTCAATGCCGCCGTATACGAAATCATATACCAAGTATTTAATGATAAACTAAATGTGTTACTATTAAATTGTACAGTCGTACCATCATGTATAAAATAAGTACCACTACCATTTGAATTTAAATAAACTGCAATTTCTCTCGGTGATGCTCCATTATTATGTTTACCAAAAATTTGATAATATCCACTAGCAGGATGTGATGTAAATCTAACCCAAGCTACTACTGAATATGCTGATGTATTAAATTGAGTATATCCACCATTAATGTTCGTTGTACCATCTTTGTACCAAAATTTATTAGTAGATAATGACCAATATTTATCAATTCTAGTTGCACCATTGTTATATGTAGGATTACCACCACTTATACCGGCTGCATTACTTACAGCCGCAGGTCTAACACCTGTACCATATCCACTTAAATCTAACCAGTCCGATGTATCAACTCCGGATGTAGATGCCGCTTTTGATGGGTCTAAATACATTCTTAAACCAGCCGATGGAATGAAAGGCTGTGCGGTTGTTCCCTTATTGTGCGAAATCAAACCATTTGAAATATACACGTCGGCATTTTCAACATTCACAGTTACAATTTCAACATCTTCAATGACAACTTCTATATTTGTTACATCTATTTCAGTTTCATCTTCCATTACCAATTTATCACCAGGTAATATATCTCCTATATTTTTGAATTTGTATTTTTCAATCTCATTATCCCAAACATAAAGAGGATGGGTTTCGGTTGCTTTAATCAATCCATTATTAATAGAGTAATATCCTTCCGCAAAATTAAATGTTACATCCTTTACAGTTACATTTTGTGCAGAACCCGATAAAATGGATGTATGATAGAATCTCCAATCAACTTGGTCGGATTCAGGGTCTTGAGTTTCATCAGGCAATCCTGCTGGCACCCATGCTTTAATCGTATCACCCACATTCAAATCTTCAACATTTACCGATGTACCATCTTCTAATTGAATTTGTGTACCAAATAGTAAACAAAAATCAGGTTGGTTAATTGTATTATAAACATCCACTGCGTATAATACTTTTGTAGATGGTGTATTGTAATTTGTTGCCGCAGTGTTATATCCATCAGCATATGCCATAGTTAAAGTAGCAGATGCTTCCGAATAATTTGATGCATTAATTGCTGCCGGAGTAATTGGAAATACGGATGGTCCACTAGATAATGTTTGTGAACCTACTGAAAAATTTGCATTATTAAATGAACAAGTAAAATTGTTTGCTACACCTTGCACTTTAGAATAGAACAATGAACCTGTTGTTGAAAATGAAAATTGTGCATTTTCCGTAGTACTTTCTACGATGTATGTATATGTTGGTAAACTTATACTAATTGCATCAGCTGCGAATCCAATCATAGAACTATTTGATGCTCCACCGGATAAACCACCCAATGAAACTGCCCCAGCTCTAACTGAACCACTTACTGCTCTATATAAGTTACCTAATGATAAATTTGTTCTTGCCATTTGTTAAGTATTATTCTCCGTTATAAATATCTAAAAGTTTTTCTTTCCACACATCTTTATTTTCGAAGTGGTCTATCATCCAATTTTTAAGTTTTTCGAATTCCTTTTTACGGGTTTCGTAATCATCCTTACAAATCGTTTGGTAGGTTTTCTTAAATGATTCCGCATCACTAGCTTTGTATTTGTAGTCAAGTGGAACATACCAATTCTCATGTAGTATGGGAAGCTTTCCGAAATCAACTGCCTCAAATATTCCGTATCCGAAGGGTTCGTGCTGAAAGCAAGAATGAGAGATTCCCCAATCAAGTCCATAGAACCTTTCTTTAAATTTGTAATCAAATTTGTAAACTTTGGCTTTTTCGAATTTGAAACCATACTTCTTTTTGTAGTATTTGTTAAATGTTTCTGAATTAGTTGAAATATATCCACCCAACCCATCCATATATTCTACATTTTTTCTACCTTCAACTCTTGCCGCATATCCAATTTGTGTGGATTTCGAAAGTTCGTTGTTTTGTATAAATTCGTAGTTATTTGGAATGTGATGTAAGTTTTCCGTTTTATATGGAAAATGATATAATCCTACCCAAACTTTATGTTTAATTTTATCTATTAATTCAGATTCATATTCCCAATTACCATACCAATGTAGGTATTCATCTTTTTGCATTTGTGCCATCAAAGACACTTTTGTTAAATTATGGAAAACAATTGAATCAATTTTTTCCAAATTTTGATGAATAGCTCTGGTTGGAGTATAATGACCATGTAGTATGTGTATCCTTCTAGCACCATCTAATATTTTTATTATTTCATCTTCCGATGTTTCCCAAATATGTTCAATATCGATTGGAAATTCTTCGTAGTTTTGGGGTTTATGTCTATGGAAAAGAAGAAGTGGCTTCACTTCTAAATGAGGTGCCACTTCTTTTATCCAATTAGTTACCCATATATCAGCACCGCTGTTGAACCAAGGGCCTCCAGCGGTGGTGTAGTAAACATCATACATTAATTATAAACCTTTTGATTCTTTTAACTTTTCGATTTCTAATGTTAAAGAATGAATTTGCGTTTGTTGTTCTTTAATACCTTCAATTAATAATGCTACTAATTTATCGTATTTAACTGCTTTATATCCTGTTTCTCTAGTTGTTACCAATTGTGGTAATATTGCTTCAATTTCTTGTGCAATTACTCCCACATCATTTCCTTCGAATCCGTGATACTCTTTCATATCCTCTTTCCAATCATAAGTGTTACCGCTAATTTTAGAAATTTTTTCTAAAGCGTTTGGAATTGGAGTAATATTTTCTTTAAAGTTTCTATCCGAAGTTGAATATGCAACGATATCACCACTTGCATCAATTCTACCAGCAGTTGCCGATGCTGCCATTCCAACTCCTAATGAGTTAAATTGAACATTTGATGAAGTTGCTACCGACTGTCCGATTGCAATTGTTGCGTTTGAACCTTCGGCCGGTGTGTGAGTTATAGTAACCCCAGTTCCTGCGGTTAAATCACTCATATAGTTACCGGTCGTATCCGTACCCAATGCTACCGAATTTGCAGCTATTGTAGTTGCGAACGAAACATTGGCTAAATTAGTAATAGTTCCCGTACCAGTCACATCGCCTGTTAAAGTGATTGAGATATCAGTTCCTTCTAAATTACTTAATCTAGTTAATGCAGAAGAACTGAATGCTTCTAAGTTAGCAGTTTCAATTTCTAATGCATTTAATCTAGTGATTGCCGAACCACTTGCCGTTGATAATTGGTCTAATCTACTATTTTGAGTTGTATTAGTTGTATCGTTTGAACCTGTGTAAGTGTTCAATGAATCTAATATTCCAATTATTTGTGAAGAGCCTGATACAACACCATTTGTTGCGTTAATTGTACCATTATGAATACCATTAAATGAAGTACCTGTAAATGCCCCGGCTTTGAAATCTGCTAATGTAAATCCAGTCCCGTTTACATCTACCTGTGCAGATGTTTCATCTTGTAAACCATTGAATACTTTCCAAGTATGCCCATCACTTGCATCCATAAAGATACCCGCGTGTCTATATGTACCATCATTATAATGTCCTACAACACCTAAATCATTATCAATAGATGCCGTTGGTGATAAGTAAAGTATGTTATCCGAAATTGAAACATTTTGTGAATTGATTACGGATTGTGTGCCATAAACAACAATGTTTCCTAAGAATGAAACAGTTGAACCAGTCATTTGAATACCGGCTTGTAATGAAGCGGTATATGAATTTAAATTGGTTAATGAAACATCTTGTGAATCATTTTTAGTCTTTGCTGCTGAAGCAGATGTTATTAAACTTCCACTTACAACTCCAATTTCAGTCAATCTTGTTTCAACTGAACCTGTATAAGTAGCTAATGTACTATTTTGGGTTAATTGAGAACCACTAAATGTATTTAATGAATCTAATATACCCAATACTTGAGATGAACCACTTACAACACCGTTAGTTGCTGCAATAGCACCACTAATAGAAGTTGCGTATACATTTCTATATACTTTGGTTGTACTACCTAAATCAAATGTATTAGTTGCATCTGGTATAATTGATGAACTTAAATCTGCGTTTAATGCGATTGTATCGGTATTGGCATCACCAATTGTGATATTTCCACCTAATATTAAATTACCATGTATTTCTGCATTTCCTGTGATATCCAAGCCAGACCCTGAAATATCTCCAAAAGTAGCAACACTTGCTGTACCGACTGTTGCTAATTGAATATCACCATTATCACCACCTACCAACAATGTTTGTAGAGTTGTATTTACGAATGGTTCTCCGAATGCTAACGAACCTGATTGTTGTGCGGTTGTCCCACGTCTAAATTTAAGTGCCATCTAGTTTACCTTTTTTTTAGTACGATTAATTAATTATATGTTTATAAATATCTATTTTTTTATCAAAACTACACATTGAAATCAATATGGAATTGACTTCCACTATAAGTAAAGTATTGTGCATATGATGCTGAATATAATTCCAATGCTTCAATTCTACTATCAGTCGATGCAGTCCATTGGTTTATCTTAGTAAATTCAGCTGCTAAACCAGCTCCTACCGAAATAGATGCCGTATATTCTAACAAATCTATTCTAGCTTCGTGGTCTGAACCTGTCCAAAATAAACTAGCCGTAGCGGTTATCAAAGAAGAAGTTACTTGTGCTAAAGTAGTTGCTCTCGTTTCTAAACTTCCCGTTTCAATTTTTAAATCAGCAAATCTACTTTCGAATGAAGATGCTGAACTGATTAAAGAAGATGATACTATTCCAATTTCAATTGCTCTTGTTTCTAATGATGCAGTTTCAGTTCCTAATGTTGCAAATCTACTTTCAAATGAAGATGCTGAGCTTATTAACGAACCTGTTACAATACCAATTTCAGTTGCTCTTGTTTCTAAACTAGCCGTTTCAGTTGCTAATGTTGCAAATCTACTTTCAAATGAACTTGCAGAACTTATCAAACTAGCCGTTACAATACCAATTTCAGTTGCTCTTGTTTCTAAACTAGCCGTTTCAGTTGCTAATGTTTGGAATTGAGTAAGAATTGATGCCGATAACGAATTTAAATTAGTTATTGAGATTGTATTCGCAGATGCAGTTGAAATCAATGAACCACTAATTGTTGCTAATGATGTAAATCTAATATCATATGAACCAGATTTAGCTTCTATATCCCCTAATCTTTGTTCGTGATTGGATGCAGTTGATATTAATGAACCACTAATTGTTGCTAATGTAATTGCTCTGGCTTCTAAACTAGCCGTTTCACTATTTAAATTTGAAATAGCGATTGTATTTGCGGATGCCGTTAAAATCAATGAACCACTAATTGTTGCTAAATTTGCATTTCTTGCTTCAAAAGAAGATGCCGAGCTAATTAATGAACCTGTAATAGTTGCTAAATTCGAATTTCTTGTTTCAAATGAACTAGCAGAAGTAATTAATGAACCTGTAATAGCTCTTAATGCGGAATTATATGTATCAAATCCACTTATAGATTCCAATGTAATTTGAGATGAACCCGAAACTACACTATCTCCACCTGCCAATAATATTTTTGATTCACCATCTTTAATTCCACCCTTCCAATAATCATTCGTTGCATCCCATAATAATGAACCCGATACAACTGAACCACCGGTAGGGTCTTTAACTAATAAACCACCATTTGTATTTGCTGAACCATTTAATTCGATTACATTATCACCGATTTGAATAGTAGTTGAATCGATGGTAGTTTGTGTTCCTTTAACAACCAAATCACCTAAAATGGTTACAGATGAACCAGTTAATTCAATTGCAGTTTTTAAAGATGATGTATATGATTCAATACTTCCAATTCTTTGTTCGTGATTCGAAGCAGTTTCTATCAATGAGCCGGTAGTAATTGCCAAACTTGCAAATCGTACATCATGTGAAGATGCTGAACTAATCAATGAACCTGTTATTACACCGATTGCATTTAATTGTGAGTTTTTAATACTTCCGGATATTTCTATTACTGAACCACTATTACCTATAATAATAGATTCAGCATGATATGCTCCAATTTGTACAAAATCCGCATATACTAATGCTTGAGTAGTACCATCTTTTAAGTCTTGAACCGATACATTGCCGATGTTTCCGCCTGAACCAGATGGGAATATTTGCATTTGTGACCTATACGGGCCAACCGATAATAATGAACCATAAGTGTCAGTTGGGTCAAACATATACATCGCCAATGCGTTGTGTAATGCGCCTTGTCCATCATCATAATGTTCTAATGCAACTGCCGAATATCCGTATTCTCTACCATCCAATGTAAACCCATCGGTTTTTATTATATGTTTTTCAGTTCCAACAGAAGGCCATTTAATATTGAATTGAGCATCAGAACCACTTGTTATCAATGAACCTGTGATTATTTGATTTCCTACAAATGAGTTTGCTCTATCTATTCTCGCATATGAACCACTTTCCGATTCAAATGTATCTAATCTTTGTTCGTGGTTAGAAGAAGTAGAAATTAAAGAACCACTAATAGTTGCTAAATCAGCAAATCTATTTTCGTGATTTGATGCAGTTACTATTAATGAACCACTAATAGTTGCTAAACTTGCATTTCTTGTTTCAAACGAAGATGCTGAACTGATTAATGAACCACTAACAACTCCGATTTCGGTAAATCTCGAATCGTATGATGCGGTTACATTTCCTAATGTTGTAAATCTACTTTCATGCGAAGATGCGGTTGCTATTAATGAACCACTAATAGTTGCTAAACTTGCATTTCTTGTTTCATGTGAAGATGCGGTTAGTATCAATGAGCCAGTAATTGTTGCTAAAGAAACTGCTCTAGTTTCTAAACTACTACTTTCAGTTTCTAATGAACCTACTCTTTGATTTAATGATGTAACATCTATACCATTTACACTACCCGATAAAGATGCCGTAACACTATTTGCCCACAATGTTCTCCATTTAGCACCACTTGTACCTAAATCCAAAGTTCCGTTTGTACCTGGAACTAAATTGGTTGTAAATACACCTGGCACACTAATGTTATCTCCCGATGTATTACCTAAAAATAAATTACCTGAAATTGCAACATCGCCACTAAAATATGCATTCGATGCGGTAATATTTCCGCCTATATTTAATGAACCAGAGTTTGGTTGGTCTAATCTAGCTAAAGTTATCGGATTACCATCTCCTAATGAAATTTGTAGAGAACCCGAACTCTTATGTAAATATAATTCACCATCCATTAAGGATACTGAACCCGAACCTCTTCTTAATTGAAATATCGCTGCCATCTAATACTTTTATGTTTCTTATAAATATGATTAAATATTAAAATCCAAATCTCCTGCTGTTGATATGTATTTTGCTAAATGCATATAATTTGCTGTTATACTACCTGTGGTTACATTCATAGCTGATGAACTAATTGATAATGGGGTATTATTACCAATTAATACATCAAACGAACCCGTTCTAGCAACCGCTTGGGTATTACCAGTACTATCTTCTACAAAGTTTATAGTACCTGCGGCATCCGGGTCTAAATTAAAATCAAATGTATTTGGTCCGGCTGCTACACCAACTTCAGTTCCATTTACTAAGAATGAACCTGTTATTGAAACTGAACCAGTAAATGAATGTAAATCATCTAATGTATCTCCAAATTTTGTTGAACCACTTTGGAATAATACTGATGATGATATTACCGAAATATTAAATTGTCTGGCATTAACTTCACCTAATACAACTAAATTATTCGTAATAGTTTGCGAACCACTTAGGATTAAACTTCCACTCAATAAAGCGGAACTACCTGTGATATCACCACTTATATCTATATCACCTGCACCTATAATATGATTTGTTACATATAAATCTCTAGCAACATTGGCATCCTGTGTTATTACTAATTCTCCAAACGAACCTGTCTTTGTTAAAGATATTGAACCGGTTGTGATTGAATTCGTTGTTACGATTCCTTCTATTGAATCTAAATTTCCCGAACGCTTGATAAACAATTTACCATCATAGGTATTTATTGCAATTTCACCAACATTCAAAGAATTTGTATCCGGCACTTTGCCAGGAAGCGAGGAACGCTTTAGTATAATACTTTGTGCCATATCTATGGACTAATTGTTTTAGAGTTATATAACAAAAAAAAGGTACTATATAGTACCTTTATAAATATAAAATATTTTTATTATAGTAATTAAAATTGTCCAGCATCAATTAAAGATGCGGATATTTCCAAATTTGCTAATCGGATTGCTACCGAACCACTAAATGATAATACATCACCTATACCATATAAAGAACCACTAAATCCATTTGTAGTTGTAAATGTTCCTTGTACTTGTTCATTGTATCTAAATTCAACCGCATTGTTTGTAGTTGCTACTTTGTAAAGAGAACCACTACCCTGAATATATCCAATTGTTCCTGCAAATGGTTCTGAATTGAAATCAAAATCATCAGGTCTCATTGATGCGGTAATTCCTACCAACCCACTACCATTACCAAAGAATGCAGATGCGGATACTATTGATGCGGATACTGCCCCTGCTATATCAATATCACCATTACCAACGATATCACCCGTTACATATGCTCCACCTGCAATATTTGCATCATTATTTACAACCAATTCACCAAATGAACCCGTTTGTAAAATGTTAATCGAACCTATTGTATCAGAACCAGCTACTACAATATCAACTATCGTATCAACGGAGCCTGATTTATGTAAAAAGGCTTTACCATCATATGAGTTTACTCCAATTTCACCTACAAGTAATGTAGATTCCGTTGGTCTTGAACCAGATGTGGCCGACCTTCTTTGTAATATTATGGTTTTGTTGTTATTTGTAGCCATTTAAGTTTGGTATTTTAATTCATTTAATAATTTAAAAAATCCCCCCATATTTCAGAGGGGATTAAATATTATTAGAATGAACCACCATCAATTACATTACTCATTACAAAATCACTACCATCCCATTGTAGTAAATCTCCAGCAACACTTGCAGTTGGAACTAAATCCAAATTACCATTTGTGTTTCTAAATGCTACTCTCTTAGAACTTCCAGCGCCAGAACCTAAATTAATAGATGCAGTTACCGCCGGTGCAGTTATTGCGATTGATGAAGTAAATGTTGTTGAAGAGTGTTGGTAAACAAAGTTTGCACTTGCACCAGCTACTTCAAATCCTGCACCATCTGCGGTTGCCGATGATGTAGAACCACTTGCTAATGTTATTACCTTATCTTCTACTACTAATTGTGCAGTATTTAATGTTACAGTATTACCCTGTACTACCAAATCACCACCAACTACTACATCACCCGTTGTTGTTACTTTAGCGAAAGTTACATTATTAGAAGTACCTACACCTTGTATTGTACCTGTACCTTCTAATGTATCTAATCTACTATCAGCGGATGCTGTGAATGTGTTAATATTTGAAACCGAAGTGTTTAAACTTGCAGTTGTTGAGTTTAAGTTTGAGATACTTACATCTTGTGAATCATTTTTAGTTTTTGCAGCTGATGCTGATGCTATTAATGAACCACTTACAACACCAACTTCAGTCAATCTCGTTTCTACTGAACCCGTATAAGTTGCTAATGTAGAATCTTTTGTTAATTGAGAAGAACTAAATGAATTTAATGCTGATATTGAAACATCTTGTGAATCATTTGTAGATTTTGCAGCTGATGCAGATACTATTAATGAACCACTAACAACTCCGATTTCGGTAAATCTAGTGTTTGCCGATGCAGTAAATGCGTTTAATGCGGTTGTTGATGTATTTGATGATGTATATGCGTTTAATGCCGCAACTGATACATTTACACTTGCAGATGTTGATTCTAAATTATCTAATCTAACGCCTTGCAAATCATTTGTAGATTTTGCAGCTGATGCTGAACTAATTAACGAACCTGTTATAGTTGCTAATGCCGAATCAAATGCGGTAAACCCAGTTGTTGATTGTAAAGTAATTTGAGATGAACCACTAACTACCGAATCACCACCTGCTAAAAGAACTTTAATTTCAGAACCTTTAACACCGGCTTTCCAATAATCATTTGTAGTATCCCAAATAATTGAACCAGTTGCCGTATTAGGTGCGGTTGGGTCTTTAACCCATAATCCACCATTTGTAGCACCCGTTCCGTTTAATTCAATTATATTATCACCTAACTGAATTGTTGTAGAATCTACAATAGTTTGTGTACCTTGTACAGTCAAATTACCGGCAATAGTTACATCAGAACCACTAATATTAAATGCGGTATCAAATGATGAACTAAATCCTTCTATATTCGTTAATCTACTTGCCGCATTTGATGCTGAGCTTATCAATGAACCAGTTACTACACCAACTTCTGCCAATCTCGTTGATACTGATGCAGTAAATGTGTTTTGATTTGCATTTGTAATTGCTGCAGCCGATGCTGAAGAAATCAATGAACCACTAACTACTCCAATTTCTGTCAATCTTGTATCAACCGAAGCCGTATAAGTTGCTAATGTACTATTTTGAGTTAATTGAGAGCCTGTAAAATCATTTAATAATGTTACAGATGTACCAATAGTTCCACTACCAATAGATGCAGATAATGCATTGATTGATGTTGCTACCGAAGAGCTAAATGGTTGGATGTTACCTACTAAATTAATAGCAGTGTTTCCACCACTACCTAATAAGTATAATGTACCACTTCCACTATCGTAGAAAGGAACACCATTAACCATTCCATTGTAAGTGCTAGCCGCAAATGTTGCAGGTGCAGAACTACCAATAAGAAATCTATTTACCGCTTGAACCTGTCCATCGGATGGTACTGCGAATACAATAGATGAACCATTGGTTGTGGTTAGGTTTGACGACCCCGATGCTATTACTATTTCACCTTTTTGTAATGAGCCGGTTACAGCTGATAGGGATTCTAAACTACCACGTCTGTGTTTAATGATTTGTGCCATATTTATGTTATTCTCTTTTTTAAGAAATTTCTCTTTTTACTTCTTATAAATATAACTTTTTTTTCGAATCGTATTAGATTAAATGATATATCTCATTTTCTAAAATTCTCCCATATCAACATTTAAATTAGAAGTGGTAACCGCTAACTCAATATCCGTTGCATATGTATCATTCAACGATGCAGTAAAGGTATTTAACGAATCTAATACTCCTATAATTTGTTGTGAACCGGATACCAATGTTGGTTTGTTAATAATATCTGCAAAATCAATTGAATCCGCAAGTATTTCTCCTACAATTTGAGATGCTGATATATTTCCCGTTGCTTGTGAAAGATTTATTTGTGTGGATGATGATACTATACCATCCGGCAATGCTGCTTGAACATTATTTACAATTATATTTACTATCGATTGAGATAATGATGTTTCTAATGATTGGCTAACAATTGCATTTACAGATGCCGAAAAATCAGTACCTGCTGCCGCAGATTGTTGTAACGCAGAACCACTTTCTATTTGTTTTAATCTTATAAATGTTGCCATATTGATAAATATCTTATTTTATATAAACTGCCAATGTGTTAAAAGTCGATGATAAACCATTTCCAGTAGTTGTTGTATTTGCCAATCCATAAACTTGATTAGTTGTTCTATTAGTCCAACCACCTGTTCCTAATGCATTTCCACTTCTACCATAAGGTGCATCGGGATAAGCATTTGTTGGTCCGTTTGTAGTCCACCAGTTAGTATCATAGTTCCAATCACACGGTGCTACTACCGGATAAGAAGATGCTGTCATAAAGGTATATCCTTTTATTGAAGACCAACTACCTGTTAATGCAGGTGAAAGTTTTAGAGTTACAGGTGTAGTTATACTTATATCCAATGCATTTGGATTTGAATAAACCGTCTGATGTGCAATACTACAATTTGATAAATGTGGTTGAACTGATGCAGTTGATGCCATTCTCATTACCGAATTACATTGTGCACTTCCACTTACATTAAACCAAAGATTTTCTGCGTTTCTATAATGTTTTATAAATGATGGTGTTTGCAAACTTCCACTATCTGCATTTGGATATGGGTAACCCAATTGTGTTGAACCAGATGGATTGTATGATACTAACATCCAACCACCACCATTATCAGTTTGATTACAATAAACTTGAACCGAACTTGTCATCATACTCGTTTGTATGTAATACCACCCACTTGTTTGAATTCCGGCATTATATAGTTGAGTTGCAGAAAGCGCAGGATTACCAATAGTACCCAATGTACTACCCATAGTAAATCCATTTTCAAATATTATAGCCATTATATTCCGTAAGTTGTTTTTATTGCATTATAGTTTTGTGTTATTTCTGAACCCGATAATGCTTTATTATATAATCTCATTTGATAAAATACAGGATAATTTGCCGAATTTGAGTTATTCAGTTTATCAGTTGCACCCGTTCCTGCATTGGTGTGTCTTGAACCAAAGTAAAAATTATTTGTTGCATATCCAGCATTTGAACCCAATTTAGTAGTTCCCAATTGAGTACCATTTAAGTATAAACTACGACTAGTGCCATTTAATACAAAAATCCAATGTCTTATTGAATTACTAGCCGTTATGGTTTCTTGCACCGTTGCACCAGGTCTACCATATGTTATAAATGTTGCACCTGGCATATATGCAAAATATCCACTTCCAGCACTATAACTTTCATTACCCCAAATAGTCGCCCAAAATGAAGTTGGGTTAAATGATGCTACAATTTCTACTGTCGTAGTTGTACTAGCTATATTGTAAGGAACGCTAATGAAATCAGTTCCAGTATAGTTCGGATTGTTTAATTTTATTCCACCACCATTATTAGATACATAAGTTGCGGAACCTGAAATTGTTGCATTGTATCCATTTCCACTTGCATCTGTCCAAGTTGTTCCGGAGGATGGTGCAGTTTGTAAATTAAATACCAACCCACTACTTACTATTGGAGAAGTTGGAGGTGTTAGTGGTGTTAAATTTATTCCTTGTGTGAATACTATTGCCATAATATATTAAACTAATCTTTCGATTGAAATCATATTGTTATTGTAACTTGCTCCTATTATCATTGTTATTCTCCAAGCAATTCCAGCCGATGTATCCATAAGAGTCCAAGTATCAACTGCACCTGCGACTGTAAAGTTATATGATGGTATTATATATGCAGGTGTTGTTGTAATAGATAAAGGTGAACCACTTGCGATAGTTGTACCAGAAATACCACTAAATGAATATACACCACTACCATAAACTGAATATGTTCCGGAGACAGTTGATAATTGTAAACTTCTATTTCCCGTTGATGGTATTCTTGCTTTCAAATTTCCCAATGTAACATCAACATCCGCATTTACCAATCCACCGGCTTTCCATAATAATTCACCAGCTACACCATTGGGTGCTTTTGTTAAATCAACAAATACACCTCTTGCATTTCCACCTTGTTCAAAAATTCTTAATCTATTTTGATACGAGTCTATCGTTACACCACTACCGGTAAGTGAGTTATTTGTTTGCGATTTTGCTAATAGAATTTCACCACCTTCATCACCACTACCAGTTCCAACTTGTAATACCGATGTTATTAAACTTATAGTAGAACCACTAACTACTAATGAACCAGTAATTTGTGCTATACCATTATTTTGTAAATAAAAATTACTTCCACTATTTAAAGTTAAAGATGAACTATTTGCAATAAATGATGAACTAACTACGGCGATGGAACTTACATTCAATGAACCCGTAATAGTTTGATTTCCATTAAATGAGTTTGAACCCGTAGTTGCTATTGAACTTGTCCAAATATTTAATGAAGATGTATATGTTCCTAATGTAGTAAATCTAGATAATACGGATGAACTAAATGTTTCTAAATTTAAAGTTTCAATTAATAAACTTGCAGTTGTAGAGTTTAAATTTGTAATTGATGTTTGCAATGAACCAGTCTCTGTTTCTAAAACATATCTACTATCAAATGATGATGTTAATTGTGATGAACCACTAACAATGCTTCTACCAGTGGTTTCATATGAACCACTTACAAATCCAAATGCAGTTATTTGAGCAGAACCACTAATTGTTCCACCTGGAACCGCACTCACACTACCACTTAAAGTATATCGAGTATCGTATGATGAAGTCAATTGAGATGAGCCTGATACAATACTTCTACCCGTTGTTTCGTAACTACCACTAACAAATCCAAATGCAGTTATTTGTGCAGAACTACTAATAGTTCCTGCTACACCACCTGCGCTATTTAATCTACTATTTACAGATGAGCTAAATGCTACAACATCACCAATTCCAAAAATTGAACCCGATAATGAACCTGTGATTGAACCACTTGAATCTACATAAATGTTACTACCACTCAATATCATCAAAGAAGAACCTGATGGTAATGAAAATGAAGAACTTATAGATGTTATAGATGTTACATATAATGCTCCACTTATAATTTGAGAACCACTAAATGTATTAGAACCCGTTGTTAAAGCAGATGCAGTAAATGAATTAAATGATGAGGTTGTTGTATAACTACCACTAACAAATCCAAATGCACTAATTTGTGCAGAACCACTTATAGTTCCTGCTGGCGTTGTTCCACTTACTACACTTCCACTCAAAGTATAACGAGTATCGTATGAAGCAGTAAGTTGTGATGAACCACTAATTAATCCGTTTGGTAATTGAGCAGAAGAGCTATAAATTCCACTACCTTTTAATTCTACCGAACTTGTCCAATTGTTGATTGAAGATGTATATGCATTAAATGAACCAGTTGTTACCATATTACTACCACCACCAACATCTACTCTATGTATTGTTGCAATTACGGATGGTACTGCTGGTCTTGTTGGTGAAGTTGCCGATGGTATTGCTGATATTGTTGAATTACCACTTGTAGAACTCCACATAATTTCATACACATCGTTTGCGTTTGCTCTATCTTGCCAATTCCAAGCTGCTACTAATTTATGGTTTGATGGAATGGTTACTTGAGTATTACTATCTGTTACATTTGTTCCATTTTTTCGTAACCATATATCAACATCTTCCGAACCTGCACCATTTACCATTTGTGCAGAAAACTCAATATCATATGTTCCTGCTTGTAATACCTTCATACCACCACTACCGGAAAGTATTATACCATCATTATTATCGGTAGTATTTAATTTCATTACATATGCAGTTGATGCAGACCCCGATTGAGTAGTTGTATCGTGAAATGTAGCATATGAACCAGTTACAAATGTTCCACTACCGGTAGCAACTGTGACAGATAATGTACTCCCATCACCTTTGGTGAATAGTATTACATTTGTTGTTGAACTTGCACTTACAAAAGAAGATGCAGTTATAGATGAACTTACAAATCCTAATAAAGTAATTTGTGAAGAACCTGATATTGTTCCGGATGGTGTTGAACTTATACTACCACTTAATGTGTATCTTGTATCAAATGAAGATGTCAATTGAGAGCTACCACTAATTAACCCATTAAAAGATTGTTCGTTAGTTGCTGCAATAATTCTACTATTTAATGAAGAACTAAAAGTAGATAGGGATGTTCCCAATTCAGAATAATAAGTCGAACCAGATAAAGACCAACTTCCAGTCAGTATTGTATTACCTACTCTAGTTATAGTTCCAATATGATTAAAACTACCACTTAAATATTGGAATGACCCCGTTGCGGCGTTAAACGCACCATCGCCTAATAATTGCATACCGCCCGCAGATAGTAAAATATTTCCACTAACATTTGAAAGAGTTGTATCTGGAACACCTGGTGTATCGGATTGAATATGAATAGATGCTGATTGAATGAATATATCTGCAAATGGTTTATCTTGTGTTCCTAATGTTGCACCTCTTGCTTCTTTAGGAACAATATTTCCACCTAATTCGGTTGTTCCACTTATGAATAGAGAACCACTTATGGTTTCGTTTCCGTTGAATGTATTTGAACCAGTTGTTGCTAATGAACCCGTATCTATTGTTTGCGAAGAACTTATAAATCCTAATGCAGTTATTTGTTCCGAACCACTAATTGTTCCAATAGGTATAGTTGGAATTGAGTTGATTATATTGGTTAGATTATCAGTTATAGTATGACCGGTTGAGTTATTAACTGTATTCGTATCACCAATAACTCCTGCTAAATATCCATCGGTAACAATTCCATTTCCTGCGTTCGAAGAACCAATATAAACTGCACCATCTGCATTAAAAACTATATCACTATTGGTTGCATGTAATGTTATTTCTCCATTAGTAATTGTACCATTTGTAAATGTGAAATCTGCAATATCCGTAGATTGTGAAACTATACCAGATGGTATGTTTGCTATATTATCCCAAGTTGTTTGTGCAATACTCCCACTTAAAACATATCTTTCATCATACGAAGATGTTAATTGAGAACTGCCACTTATTAATCCATTAAAAGATTGCTCATTTGTAGCCGCTACAATTTCGGTATGTATTGATGCTGAAAAATCATTAAATGAAGATGTTTGTAATCTTGCATTTATTCCATTTGTGAATGCAGAATTTAATGTATTTTGTGAAGATGTAAATGAATTTAAAGAAGTTATATCGGTATGCGATGAACTTATAAATCCAAATGCAGATATTTGCGCCGATGAACTTATTGTTCCATTTGGTATGGAGCTTGCACTATACGATGATGTATATAATTCCAATGCATCCAATCGTAAATCGGTAGAGCGTGATACCATATTTATAATAGCATCTTCTAACACATCCAATGTTACTTTATAAGTAGTACCATTATCAACGCCAACTAATGTGGTTTGCAATGATGCACTTTCTAATGCAGTTAATTCTGATATTCTCTTTGATTGTTTTAATGCCATTCTATTATATAATTATTTCTTCACCATCTTCGGTTAATAAATCTATTAAATTTTCAGTATCTAAATTGATATTCGCAAATTTACCACAAACATAAATATCATTGATTGTAGTATTATCAAAATCAACATAGTTATCATTTAATAATATTACAACATTATTATTAATTTGTTTTACATCGAAATCAGTTGGAATATGCAATCCAAACATAAATATTTCAAAATTCTCAGCCGTAACATCTTCCGTACCATAATCTAATAATGTATTTTTTATAATTAATGCATTATTTGGAACATCAAATTCACTAATTGCTTTTTGTATATTTCTAGCACTATATTCAAATATTTGAGAATTAAAATCATTTATAACATTATCATTATTAACAATTTTAATTGGATTTGGATTAGAACGAGTATGAGATTGTAATGATTGCGAAGTTGGTAATTGTATATTCATTAAACTCGCAGTCAAATATGATTCGGTATTTAAATTATTTGAATTTACAACTGAACTAAATACTGATTGTTTAGCTTTTGATTGATATTTGGTAGAAGATGGTATTTCTATTTTCAATAAACTACCTGTTAAATCGGAATCGACAAGATTATTTGGATTGATTTTTGCAATCACTCTATTCAATTTTCTTGTATTTGATGAAAATTGTCTAAGCATATTGTTCGATATCTCCTTTTATTTCTATGTAATCATCAGTGTCTAACTGATATTCAAAATTGTTCTTTATAAATTTAACCAATAATCCATCGCCACCTTGCTCTATTACATAGTCTCTAGCCGAAATATTTTGAGTATTTACATATATTGTAACTCTATCTTGAGTTGTTCTAAGTTCTATTTCTCGTAATACATCAACAAATTTATATCCTTTTGCTTCGAAAATCCAATAGGTAGAATTATCCAAATCTTTCGTAGTTAATACGACTTTAGTTGGAGTTCTACTTATTTTTTTTGTTATGTCTAATAGACTTCGTTTCATTATAAATCGACAAATTTACCAGTTATAATAACTTCATCGGTAGGAGTTACATTGAATCCCAAATTAGCTGGAATGAAATTAATTGTAAAACTTGTAGTTGTTATTGTAACAGTGAAATGTGTTGTTTGATTATATTTAACACCATTTATGTATACTTTTATGTCATATGTCAATCCAGCCACAGATAATCCAGCCGTTACTACCGATGCCAATTGTTCTGGTGTTTTTATTAATTTTATATCAGTAAATGTTATAGTATTATCCGAAACAGCATTACCTATTCTACTATTATTCAATGAAAGAAAGTCTACCAAATCTTTATTATCATAATAAGGAGATGGTGTAGTTAATAATCCCTCCAATCTACCATTTGCAGTTGCATCCGTTTCAGTTGATACTACTACTTTTTTAAGACTATATGATTTTTTAGTTGTAGATTCTCCATCGAATTTATCTGGCAATAAATAAGCTTTAACATTTAGTGTAAATTCTACTCTATTAATTCTTTCAGTTCCTTCACCTACTTCATTTATTACATTATAATCTGCAATTGTAGTTCTGAATTTATATTTTTTCTTATCACCCCAGTAATCAGTAGTAAATGTAAGATTTTCAATAATTTTATTAAGATGTTCTGTAAATGATGTCCAAGCCATACAATCGTAGTTTATTTCTACATATTCCGGCATTGTTACATTGTATAATTCATACGATGGTCTTGTATTACCCAATAAAGTAAATCTATCGTATCTATTATTTTTATTCCATTTGGTTACAGTTTGATATGAAACATGATTATTTAGCATTGGCATGGATTCATCCTTTGCAATCGATGTTCTTCTAATCATCATTAAAGGTAATTGTATTTTACCTTTTATATCTCTAAATATACCCTCTCTTCTCGCACCATTCCATCTTTCCGAATTGCCATAAATTACAGGTATCTTTACAACATTACCATCACCTTCTTCCAATGTAGGTAATGCAACATCTTCTAAGTAAGACATCATAGCATAATCGATATCAAATAACGATACCGAATGCTTTATATCGGTTTTTTCCGATTTTATTTGCTTTGCTCTATTTAATTCCGGTCTAATTGGATTTGATGCTGGCATATTTTAATTTATTTTACTCTTGCTTCTATATTTAAATCCGATTTTCTAGTCATAAATGCCGTACAAACTATACTATAATTGTTATCAGGCTGTCCTCCTATAAATTGAATTTCATTTGTGTTATCAATTTCATAATAAGATTGGTCAAAGAAAATCATATCACCAATTTCAGGATATATACCTTTTTCTTCGCAAGTCAATTTATCTAACTTAAAAGTTATTGTCTGAGAATTATCAGGTCCAAATCCTTCATATACTACATTTTCAGGCTCTTTATCTACTATACAATACATTTCAACACCCGGATACCAAGTTTTATTTAGGGATTCACCATAAATATTTACTTTACTTTCGTATGTGTTTACTTTAAATAATACAATAGCTGTTTGGATGACTGTATCAACCAATTCTCTACTTACACTTCTAAAGAAATCAATATCTCTACCTACTAAAAACTTTGGCATATTATCCTACATATATTTTTAAAGGAACTTTTCTTAACATTTCTTGATGGTGAGTTGATTCATGTGCTTGTTTTTCAAATACATTTTTTCTACTCATTTCCTCCAAATTTTCTCTCAATTGAGTCATCAACATATCTTTCTCTACCTGTGCCTCTGCTCTCAATGCTGCCCCATCTAAGGATACTTCCCCATCTGGTATAGGTACTGAACTATATTTCTCTCTAATCGCTCCTAATAGTTCTTTTGATAATGCTAATGTATATTTTCTAATCCATTGTTTACCTACATCATTTATATCCGAATATTGAATAAAATCGTATGGAATATCTGAATAATCCGAAAGTGAATCCGATTGAATAGTTTGAGAATCATGTTCAAATTCATCTCTACTCATATATTCTATATACACTCTACTAACAGTGCCAGTAGTTGGTATAGGGAATATTTCCAATTTATTGTCTACTATATTAAATGTATGTGCCGATTTACGAATGTGGTCATTGAATTCAATTTGTTGCATTCTTAATACATCCTCATAAATTGGCATCATTAAGAATTGTGCAGCAGGAGAGAAGTTTCCAAATCCTAATTCACTCATTAAGTTTAGAGTTCCTTGTGCACCAACTGAATATGGGTCAAAGAAACGAGCAATAGCAGGAGTTGCCTCATGAAATACTCTAGTCACATCTATCGTAGACCCTCCACTAAAAATTGTAGAAAACGATGCAGAGGCACTTCCACTTGCTTCCAACATTTCAACATCAACTGCTTCTTTCATTATATCATATTTCTGCTTTCCAGGCGTTAATTCGATATATGCTTTTTTAATTGCAGTTGAACCACCTACTCCCGCTTGAGTTCCGTATTGTTGTGCCATACGAATAGCAGTAGGTAAGAATGAACCATCAACTAAGGTTTGCGAATAGTTTGCAATTTTACCTTTTGGTTGACCTCTTAAAATATCTAAGTTATTTCTAAGATTGAATTGATTTACTTGTGCAGAATATTCCGAAGTTGCTTCTTCAAAACATGCCCAAATTTGTTGATTATCCAACTCAATATTTACAATAGGATACCCCAATCGCTTTGCTACCCATGTAGCAGTTTTGGGAGCATCATTTCTAAAATCAGTATCAGTATCATACAACCCAAATGGAGTTGCTTCCGATGATGCCACCGATGCCGAAAATGCTGCCACTGTTGAGCCAGACCAGTATGTGTTTACAGACATATCTAAAATTTATAGTTTTACTACTATAAATATGATATTAAAATAAAAAAAAGGGATAACTTTCGTTACCCCTTTTCTTATTACTCTAATCCGTTAAGATTACAAAGTGTTTAAACCATCAATTACGATTTTACCGTAGAATTCTGGTCTAACAATTTTCTTAGCGTAACGAGTCATAACTCCTCTTCTTGGAGTGAAGTTAGTTGGGTCGTACACTAAAGGAGTCATAATCAACGGAACATATGGAGCGTAAACAGCACCTGTTTCGAAGAAGTTAGAACCTTTGAAACCTAATAAGATAACATTTTCTGTCATATAAGGATTCTTATAAACATCGTATCTATTAGAGATTGAACCGATGTTAGTTACACCTGCTGAGAAAGTTAATGCATCTTTCGATGGATTTGCAGAGAAACCATTCATTGATTCTAAGATAGTTGCTACATTAGGAGAAACAACGATGAAGTTTGCTCCGCCTCTCATAGTTAATTGGTGAATCTTATTAGAAATCTTTTGTAATTTGATTCCTAAAGTTTGATACCAAGTAGATTTTGTGTAAGCTTGACCTGTGAATGAATCAACAGTGAAACCTGCACCATTCCAATCGTATCCAACTCTTGCAGACCAGTATTCAGTTGTGAATGCGTTTTGCTGTAACATCTCTAAGATTTCTAAATCAATCTCTAAAGAGATGTATTCAGATAACATTTGAGTTAATTCAGCTTCTGCATCAACAGAGTGGTATGCGTTTAAGTCTTGCGCTAATTCAGGAGTCCAAATTGCTTTCAACTTACGAGTCTTAGCCACGATAGGCTCAGATTTCAATTCTAATTCGATTTCTGGAATTGCTAAGTCAGTTCCTCTATCTTCAAAATCTCCACGAGAGATATCAGTAGGTTGTACATGGTATGCTAAAGAAGCACCATTTGCACCTGCTGAACCTGTACCAGTCACAGTTGCAACGAATTCCACATTAGAACCATTCTTAGTAGTGTATTGAGGGAAGAAAGTTGAAGAACCTGAAACTAATGATAATTCAAAAGCTCTTACACCATTGAAATCAGCATCAGATGGTAAAGCCACAGTTACTTTCTTTAAAGTGTTTGCTGCATATGATGCAGAAACAGTAGCATCAGATAAATCATAATCAATATCACCCAAAGATGCAGATGCAACAGTTGCAGTGATAGCAGCAGTTGCATTATTGATTGTATATCCAAAACGGCCTGCTCCATACAAACCACCTGTTGTAGCTTGAGTAGAACCTAATTTATTTCCTGCTGGAGATAAAGAATCTTTACCTGCAGTACCACCATCACCAAATAATGATGAACCTGTGAAGTTAGGGTTACCTGCTGGGTTAGAACCATATTTGAAGTCCATGTAGAAAATAAGACCTGAAGGTAAGTTCATTGGTTGAACTGAAACGAATTCTTTAGAAGCGATAGAACCGAAGATTCTTCTTACTAAAGGTAACGCAACACCAGCCCACTCTTCAGAACCTGAAGATGTACCTGTTCTTGTAGCCTCATCTAATAATTGTTTAGCTTGGTTTTCTAACATTACTGCCATACCATGCTTAGTTGTTTCAGAACCTGCGTTCTCTAACAAACCTGTTTTTTCCCACTTTGCTTTCAAACCTCTAGTTTGCTCAAGCATAATGCTTTGTGGGTTAGCGCCGTTCATTAATTTTTTTAAGTCCATTTTAAATGAATTTATTTTTTTGTTGTTAATTATTTAATAATACCTGCTAATTTCTTAAATCTATCAGAAATTTGAGCGCTTTCAGCGATTACAGCTTTAGCTGCTTTCGGTGCAGTTGATTTAACTACTTTAGAAGCAATTCCTTCAGAAATTGATTTTTTAGCAATTTTGTTAGAAGATGTTGTGTATTTGAAATTCTCTGCTAATGTAGAGTAAACCAATTTCACTTCTCTAACTGATTTTGTTCTATCCAAAGTTTCAATAACTTTAACTTTTTGTTCGTTAGTCATATTGTGTGCTCTGAATAATTTATTAGCGAATAATAACTTAGCGTTTAATAAGTTTACTTCGTTAATAGTTTTTTGTAATGATTTGATAGTGTTGTAAGCCTCATTCAATTCAGCGTTAATAGCTTCATCTTTTGCTTCTTCTTCACCACCCATCTCATCTTGCATTTCACGAAGAATTTCTTCTAAGTCGATAACTTTGTCATCTTCTGCTTCTTCTTCTTCGTTAGTTACAACTACTTTAGGTGTTTCACCTTTGTCAGTTCCAGCTTCTGAACCATCTGCTAAATCTTCAGCAATTGCTGCATCATCAGCCATAGGTGCTTCTTCTTCAGAACTTTCATCTCCTAATTGAGCTTCTAATTCTCTGATGATAGCTTCTAAATCCATGTCATCTTCTGATTCTTCTTCAGAACCCATATCGGATGCCATATCCATTGAATCATCGCCAGCTGCTGCAAATGGGTCTTCTTCTTCAGTTCCCATAGCATCATCTGCTGCAAAAGGATTTTCAGAATCTTCTCCTTCTAATTCTGCTAATCTAGCTTTCAATTCTGCAATCTCTGCATCCTTGTCGCCTTCTTCAGAAGCAAATGGATTTTCTTCTTCTTCGTTGATATCTGCTACTTTAGTGTAATCAGTACCAGCTTGTTCTGGCTTTCCTGCATCTTTAGCTACACCAACTGATAAATCAGTTTCTGCATCCAAAGTTGGAGTTGCACCAGGAGTTTCAGCATATCCTGCTTCAACTTTTGAACCGATTCCAGTAGAATCTAATTCTTCAGCTACTTGTTCTGCATCATCTTCCATATCTTCAGCTTCAGCTCTCATCTTTTGAGATAAGATTGATTGAAGTCTTGGTGTAAATGCTTCTTCAAGAGCTAACTTTGCGTTTGCTAAAGCTGTTTCTTTAACGGCTTTGGCATCAGCGATTGCTTCTTTCAATAATTTTGAATTTGCCATCTTGTTTTCTCCTTGTTTTGATTGTGAAGTTATTTGTAGGAAACTCCAATAGAATTATGTTGATTGTTCGGTCACACCTTATAAGAGAAGGGTATTCATTAATCAACTATTACTTTTAATAAATCCTTTATGAGAAAGGATATTTGAGAATAAATATATAGTTTTTTAGAAAACTAAAGAAAAACCCCAAATTTCTTTGAGGTTTTTAATTTTTTTTTATTTTTTATTGGTGATTTACCAATTTATATTTAGTTCTATATAATAATGATACAACTGTATCGATATCATTTTGAATCCAACTATCTTGTAATTTAGGGTTTTGTCTTAATTTTGCAACCATTCCACAAAGTGTTTCAAAATATTTAATAATGTTTTTAATATCATTATTTTTATCCAAAACTCCAATGCCGGATAATTGAATTATTCCTTCTTTACCCTGATACACTTCTACTAATCCATCTATTAAATCTCCAATTGAATCATAATATTCACCCAATGCTAAATGTGCTGAATGTGCTCCGACACCTTTAACTCCTAAATGAAATGAGTGAGTTTGAGTTCTACTTTGTAATAATAAAGATGCTAATTCTTCCATTTATTTTAATTTTTTGCAAGTTTTGCATTCTTGTAATCCTAATCTTTGTTTCATAACATCTTCGGATACATCTGCAATTTCAAAATATCTTCCTAAAACATGCCCCATATCTTCATATAGAGATTCTAATCTTTGTTCTTGTGCTTTTGCTTCGATTGCTTCTTTTTCAAATGCGGCTTGTAATTTTTTTAACTCACCCATATTACGCTTAATCGTAACTCTATCGAACCAATCACCACCTTCTCTCAAAGTATATTCTTGTGCTGCATCTGCGATACCACCTAAAGTTTCTGCAACTTGTCTGATATCAGATTTTCTAGCCATACCTTCTCTATGTTGACCATAGGTAGAAATTATTTCTAAAAAATGTCTTTTTAGTTCGGTTGGTAATTGTTGAAGTTCTTCCGCTTCGTTTAATAAATCTTTTAAGCGTATCATATACTATTTTTTTAAAATATCGTTTTTCTTAATGTTCTGAATGTATCTCATTAATTCTTGTCTATCCATTCCCATAGCTTCGATTACTTTAGCAAGAACAAGCATTTCCTTTTTACGATTAAGATTCATTCCTTTAATTTGAGATACCATTTTATCCAAATATCTCTCTACCGATTGAGGTAATGTTGTATCTAAATCATCAATTGATTCTTTAACATTCATTTGTTTACCAGGTACTAAATCTACTAATTTCATATTTTTTAGTTTAATTCTATGATTATTTCTCTCATTAAATCTTGTGCTTTGCAGAACTTTCCACATTCTTCTGCAATTTTTGCCCATTGCTTCGATTCGTTCATTGGTGCCATAAATGCTCCATGTGTAGATGGATTTGATACGAAATCCCATCCAACTAATTCAAAATCTTCCTGAACCATTACAGTCCCGTCTCTTAATTCTTTTACTGAACCCAAACCTCTTGATGAAATACCTAAACGAATATTGTTCTTTAATAGTTCTCTAAGAATATTTCCAGATGGAGTTGAAAGAATTTCTACTACACCACATACATCATCACCTTCCCAATAGATTTCTCTAATATTGTGAGATACATTTTTTAAATTGATAACCGGAGAATCGGGGTGGTCTAATTCACCCAATGCTCTTCTTTCTTTAATAAGTTGCCCGTATTTCTGGCATTCTCTTTCTAAGATTTCTTTAGGATATCTTCTACCATTTTGATTAGCAGCTCCAGCTCTTTGTAGGATTCCCTTAACCAAATAAGTTCCATTATCTTGTTCTACCAATTTTGCTTCAAACAAATGGGTTTCTATTAATAATCCTTTATTCATCTTACTTTATATCTTTTTTAACTTTTTCTATTGCCTTATCAGTTATTGATTTATCCATCCAAGACTTTAAAAATATAGTTTTTAATTGGTTTTCTAATTCCGTTTCATTTAATTTGCCATTTGTACTATCAACCATTTTAATGATTTGAGTTTGTACATATGGTAATTTAACTATTTTATCAGCCGTTGAATTATCAATTCCTTTTTTGGCATTAACCATATCACTCACATTATCTATAAAATTATCATTATTAGATAATGAAGTTAATATTTTTTGAATCGGTTCTTTATAATCTTTTTTAGCTGTAAGGTATTTTATACCTTTCTCAACTAAATCCATTATATAATAAAAAACAATTTTACCAATAACAACGCTACCCAAAACAGTTGCAATATCAATGGCTAAATTTTCATTTACTTTTTTTTTTGAGCCCCTTCGTTTTTGGCTCTCAATTTTGCTAAATCCGAACCTTCAATTTCGCCATCTCCATCCACATCAATCTTCTTTTGCCCAGCAGTTAGTTCGGCTTCATTGTAACCTCTCAACTTACCTTCTGATTTTGCTTTGTAAGCGGTATCTACGGCATTAAAGAATTTCTTCTTATCATCATCGCTCATAGAATTTATATCCTTACCAGTCTTATCCAACATATGTTTAAATAGTTGCTGATAATCTTGTTCTTCTTTTACTACTTGTCTAACAAGTTCTTTTAATTGAGATACTTTCATTATTCTGAAATTTGTCTAATTTTTTGGTCCAACTTTAATAGTCTTTCTTTTATACTATAAATATGACTATTTGTTCTTTTCCAATAACTTTTATTATCTACACCACTTTCATTCTTAATTTTTCCGTACCAATTAAGAAATTGTTCCATTTCTGCTAATTGTTTATTGATATTAGATATACCTTTACCTATTTTAGCTTGTGCAGATGATTCTTCATTTTTTAATGCTAACCAACGATTTTCCTTAACTACACTATATCCCGTTAAATCTGCTTGTCTTTTACCTTTCTTTTCCTCACTTTCGGGTTTACCAAATGCAAATGGAGTATTATATGGACCGGCTGCACCTGATGTGTTCATCTCATCTACATCGGCTTTTAGTTCAACATCCTTATACAATCCACTAACTTTTGCATCTAACTCATCTGCAAATTTCTTTTTTAAGGTTTGTAGTTGTTTTAATCTTTCTACTGCTTTCTTTTCATTAGGAGTTCCTTTTGATTTTTTATACAATTCCAAAGTTTGTGCAATTGCATCAACGGTTTTCATATAATCGTTTTGAATGGATTTAACTCCTCTCAATTCGTTTATTACTACTTCTTTAACATGGTCTGGCAATCCTTTATGCTTAGTTGAAGCAAAATCTTTAGCATCTTTATCAGACATTGAGTCTGCTGCTTTAGAAACTTCTGGAGATGGGTTTTCCATATCACCTTTTTGAGCTGCATGAACCATACCCATAAATCTTTGTTGTGCTTTTGATTGTGCTGGCATTGTTTATATGTTTATGCTAATAAATATGCTGAACCTGCTGTTACTGTAATACTTCTAACATAGCATGGAATTGGTTCACCTACTGCCAAATATTCTAATTTTATTGTAGAATGGTTATTTGTTTGTGCAAATGTACCACTTACATTATTATCTACAACGCCTTCCAATGTTACTGAACCCGAACATACAGCCGTTCCTCTCATTACACCCCAAGCTCTATCCAACGAACCAGATGTACCAGCTCCTGCTGCTACGAATTCTTTTGCGTTAAAAATTTTATAATTTGTCATTTTTTATTTATTTAAACTATCTTTTAATTCTTTTAATAATTCGTAACTCATCATCATCGCTGATAGATGTTGTTCTTTAATTTTCTTAACAGACTTTATCTTTCTAATATTAGATATCGTTTCTGCTAATTTTATTTTAGTTACTTTATCAGAAATTTTAGAACCAACTTCTTTTAATGAATTAACTAAATCAGTTACTTCCTTTGAAACATATTCATTCAATTTACCAGTATTATTGATATTATTGATATATTCTTTCAATAATCCTTTTTGTTCTTTTGATAAATTTTTGTATTTGTTATTAAAAGATTCTACTAATATTTTATAAGATACTGCTCTTAAATCTTCATCTTGCTTTCTATATTCTTCTAAAACTGCATCTTTAACTTTTGATTCTTTATTTTGAATCGAGGAATTTATAATACTTTCTGCAATAGTAAAACGTGAATTTACAATATCAGTTGGTTCGTATTGTTCTTCAGTAGTAGCTACTTCAAATATTTTGTATATAGATGCTAATGTTTTATAATTTGATATAGGAGATTTGATGAATTCATCTAAACCATATGTATCTTTAATCTCTTTGATAAGATTATACTTTTCCTTTGTAAGTTTTTTCTCGTCTAATCTTTTACGAGCTTCTAATATAGTATCAATGAATTTTTCAGCTTTAGATTCTGAATTGTATTTTTCATTAATCAAATATTGATATAATTTTAATTCTTTAGATAATTCTTTTTTCGAATTAAAGTGTTCTTTTAAAATACCTTCCGCTACTGATTTATTAGAGGACATAATTTCTGATGTAATTTGTCTTACAAGTAATTCAAATATAAATCCAGTATTCTTAAACTTCGAATGTTTTATTTTTTTCATCAATTTTATAATTTGTCAGATATAAATATATTTTTATATTGGTTTATTACTCTTTTATTAAATCTTCTGTCAAAATCTTCTTTTTATTACCATCCATATCTTTAAATATTTCAAAATATGAACTCTTTCTTGGTTTATAAGCAACAGAACCTTCTTTTTGTTTTAGAGTTTTTATTCCCAACGGGTCTCTTCCTTCCGGATGGTCATCTTTACCATATCTAACCGGGTCTTTAGGTCTACCAACTTCTCCTTCGGTTTCTAATTCCGATTTTAATCTAGTCAATTCTTCTTCTACATTTGTTGGGCCACCTTCAGTTCCTGTTTCTTTCGCAGGGTCTACACCTTGCGTTTCAATTGATGTTAGTCTGAACATTTGTTTTGTATCTTCTAATACTTGCAATGTTAATTCATCTTGCTCATCCTTAGCCATCTTCATTACAGAATCATACATCCATTCTTTAGAGAACATCTTCGTTTGTTGCATTTGTTGAATCAATGCTACTTTTGAAGTGTATAGTTCAACTTGTTCTTGCTCATAGATTTTAGATGGGATAGTAAGTTCTAATGTAAAATTAGTTAATCTATCATCATCTATTCCTTGTGCATATAAATGAATAATTCCAATTTTTGTTAATTCTGAAATTAATACTTTTTGAATTCTTTCAATAGTTTTTGCAAAACGAATATCCATAGATGCCAATGTTGCTTTACCATTGGTATCTTCTTCATATCCTAAATATGCTTTGGGAATTTTTAATGCAGCCATTAACTTACTCTTTAAGTAGTTAAGGTCATCAATCATATTATATTCCAACCCTTTTAATGTATCAATAGATGTACCATTATCACTACCACGAACTGGCATATAGTAATCTTCAATAAGGTTTTGGATATTGTATTTTAAGTTATACTCACCTGTTTTTTCATCAACGAATGGAACTTTCTTCGATGCGTTGATAATCTTCTGCATGTAGTTATCCACTTCATTTGGTGGAATATTACCAACATCTACTTTGAAGATTCTCTTTTCAGGTGCTCTCATTACTCTATGAATTAACATAGCATCTTCCATCAATTGTAATTGTTTCCAAACTCTTCTAGCACCTTCTATCATAGATTTTCCATAAGGTAAGAAGTTTGCATCACCATTTAAACGGAAGTGAGCGATTTCATAATTCTCATATTCGGTTTTAGTTGCCTGATATGCTCCAGTGTATGGATTCTGATATGGTGCATATACAAATTTAACTCTTTGTGGATTTTCTGCATCGAATCCTTCAACTCTACTCATTTCATATGTAGACATCGGCATTACATTTATAATACCCAATCCCTCTGAAATTTCTAATTGTAAATAAAAATCACCATATTTAACCAAGTTTCTTGTCCAAGGCCATAAGTTGAATTCTACATTAAGAATATCATAAAATAAGTTTTCTAAAATTTGTTTAATATTATCATCTTCGTGGTGTATCTTTAATACATTACCATGTTCATTCGTAGGAGTACACTCATCTGCGTAAATATCCAATGCGGATGCCAAAATCGGGTCCATATCCATTGAATCATAATCTCTAAACAAATCTATTCTTACTTGTTGATAAGCTAAAGATGATTCCAACGAACCAACCCCATAGTTACTGATTTTTAATTTCATATAACGGTCAACAAGGTTTGTTGTCATATTTTGATACTCATCTGTATCAATTACTTTAACACCTTTTTGCGTTTTACGAACTATGGTATTTGTTGAAAATAATTTTTGTAACCTACCGAATATTGATTTATCTGCCATTTTTTAATTTATATTAATTTACAAAGATAAGTAAAATTTTTTGTATTTCCAAATTTTACCACTTTCTACACGACCAATATCTTGCTTTGTGTCTTGGTCCTGGGTTTTCACAATTATGTCTTGCTCTAAAAGATTTTCTTCTTTCAGGGTTATTCTTTTTAATTTTAACTCCCTTTTGACCAAAGTTTACCTTTACAACATTACCCGCTGGATTTTTAACATAAACTTTGAATTTTTTAACATCACCGGCCATTGGTTTACCCAATTGAACTTTTCTACCTTGATATTCAGCTTCTTTTAAACAAGCACATCCTTCATTCAAAGATTCATTGTATCCTCTCATAAATTTGATGAAATCTTCATAATCATCGTAATTATCTACATCGTATTCCTCTTCAGGTTCTACTATTCCATAATTTACATCATCATCACTATTTATATCTTCACTTACAGGTACACAATTAGGAACTTCTTTACCACCTTTGTTTTTCATACCGATTTGTTGGTATCCTTTCCAACAAGGACCTTGCTCTTCGCTTAGATTAATTAAATTTATTAATTTCATTTTTTTAATTTTAATAGTTTCAACATATAAATATATAAAACTTAACGAAGTAACCAAGTTAGGTTTTCAGTTTGCCCTTTTCCTATTTCCATTTCATATGGATTTCTTCCCTGTTGCCAGTTTGTAGCATAAACTCCCGAGTTATTTTGTATCGTAGTCGAGCTCAACATACTCTTAGTTAAATCGATACCCTCTTGTCTTAAACGAAGAGCAGTATTACGAACCCAAAGTCCGATTGCCAATGCCATAATCAAGTCATCATTGTATCCTTTCATAGCTTCGGCTCTACCACCACTCCAAATAAATGTAAACATTTCATCTATTAATCTATTAGAACGGATAAGAATTTCCTTCTCATTCATATAAGTATCCAATGCTGATATGATAAGAGGACGAGTTTTTGATGTTGTGGAGAATCCTGCAACCATTTGCTTTTCATCTCTATAATATTTGTTACTCATTTGTCTTTCTGTATCGATGTATTTCAAATCATTACTCATATAGAATAAATTTGGATATCCTCTATTGATAATTTGTTGAATGCATGCCCAACCTACATTTGAGTTTTCCACAACAAGTAATGCATTGTTATATTCGGTTGCCAATGAAGTTAAGAAATTACCAAAATCCTTAGTGTCAATCTTACCTCTATATTCTGCTACTTGCGAACTATCTTCAATATCAATTACTTGCGCAGTTGAAAAATCGGCTCCATCTCCACGGGCAACGTCAGCACATACCATATATTGTCTATTGTAGTTTGGATGTTCCCAAACCCACAGATTACTATCAAACCCTCTCTTTTCAACCGGCTCCATTACATAGGTATCTTTATACCAACTCAATAATGCCGGTTCAATTACGGTATCACCTGAACCAATAAAGTCACAATCACATTCTTGTGCCGCTCCTTTAACTCCCAAAATACGAGTTTGTTCATCTCTCCATGCTTGATTTCTTTCAGGGTGTACAGTCCAATGTAGATTAATACAATTGAAACCATTTTGCCCAGCTTCACCGGCTACCCAAGTTTTATGGAAGAAGTTACCCACACCATTTGGTGTAGAAAGAATAATAGCAGAACCACCCGTTGATAGGGTTGATTGTGCTGATAACCAAATTTCATCGATATCTCTAATGAATGCCGCCTCATCCACAACTAATAGTGATAAGGCTTCAGAACGACCTGCATCGGGAGATGATGCGATTGCTTTTACTTGCGAACCATTCTTTAATTTAAGTGATAGTTTGTTATCTTCAGCTGCCGCCGTTCCACCATCTCTTAACCATATTGGAAGTAAATCGTGCATAACTCTAACCTTTTCTACAAGGTTTTTAGCTACCGTCACTTTTGTTGCAATAACCAACGCGTTGAAGTCCTGATTGAATATCATTTTCCAAAGAATAAATCCTGCCGAAAGAGTTGATAAACCCAATTGACGAGATTTAAGGATGATATTAAATCGGTTTTCCTTAAAGTCCGTTAAACAATCCTCCTGGAAAGGATAAAGGTGAAAGGGAATTTTCCCCCTCACCGGATGTTGAATAACACAATACTTCTTCATAAAGTAAATGGGGTCAGCCGCACATTTACGATATTCTTCAGCAATTATTTCTTTTAGACTTTTCGTTGGTTTCCCTTGAACTGCCATATTATTTTCTTAAACGGATTTTCCAATAAACACCACCATTGATGTAAGGAGTCAATCCACCATTTGTACCATCTACTACTCTATTTGCAACACCAACACCTAAATGGAATAATTTATCCTTTTTAGTGTTTAATATAACACCTGCTCCAATGTGAGATACAACATCTTGTTTGTTGAATCCACCTTCGAATCCGTAGAATACTTTTGTTTTAGGTAATTCTTTTACGATTGTGGTTTCTTTAATAGTTCTTTGTTTCACATTTGCATTAAAAGTTCTACCTAAGATTTTGTTTTGTGAAATCGTATCAGTTACAGCCACAATTCCTAACGAATCAGGTAATACTAACACATCTTTATATAATACTTTTGAATAGTAATCTTTAAGTAATGCCATAGTATCTACTACTGCAGGAATTTGTACTTCCTTTTCAACGATTGTTTCGTGATAGATATCTTCACCTTTCTTAGTTACTACTTTAGTTTTGATTACATCGATTGTATCAATTTCATGTTTAATAACTTCATATTTCTTACCATCGATTCTGATAGTTTTACCTGGCATAACTCCACCTGGATTCCAAAGTTCTAATAATACAATTACAACTAATACTGCAATTGCAATGTTCTTAATGTTTAAGAATTTTTTCATAATTTAGTTTTTTATTAATTCTGGATGATTTAATTCACGTAACTTATCTTCTAATGCTAACTTACGCTCTAATAACGCTTCAATAGAATCGTATGCCTCATTAATATCATTTTGTAAATCAGATTTAACTTTTTCAATATCAATATCCCATTGCCATTTACTAAAAGTTCCATCCTCATTAACCATTTCAATTTGCTGTTTGATGCCACTCAATGCTTCTTCGTATTGAACTTTCATATCTCTAGCATAATCTAACTTATTCAAAGTTATCTTATAATCTTCGTAGAAAGGCCAAGTACCATCCGCTCTCAAAGGAGTTTCTTTTTTAGCTAAGCAAGTTGCACATAATCCGGTTTTAGCTATTAACTTTTTATCAGCATTACTATATTGTATAGTTTTACAATTTTCTCCTGAGCAAGTAGTTACTTTTTTTAAGAATTCTCTAACCTCATCCATTTTAGTGGTATTGATTTTAAATCCTTCTTTTTGCTCCCACTCTTTACCATCACCATCTACCCACTTCTCACCAACTTCTCTCTTTTTCTCAGCTTCTTTTTCATAACCAAATACATTTTGATTATCATCCGTTCTACCAAAGACAGTGTCTATGATTAATTTACGAGATTTGTGAATGTGTTTATTTTTTTCTTCAAAACTTGTTCTTTTTGCCATAATATTCTATTTAATAACCTTTGTATATATGTATATATATAATTTTTTATTCGTAAAAAATACCTAATATTTGATTCAATGGTGCGAATGTACCCGTAAGTTTGTAAGTGTTTCCTTTATAAACAAATACAATACCCTCATTTGGAACTATCTTATCTTTACCACCAATACTAGCCAATCTAGCTAATTCCATTTTTAATTTAGCTATTTTAGATGGGTCACCACTTCCTCTAACTTTTTCTGCGGTTGATTTCAATCTATCCTTCATATTACGAACTGCCGCATCTGGATTTACAGTTAAAACTGAACCCATAAATGAAAGAACATCTGCCCCAACACCCAAAAATATTTCTTCAAATTGTCTAACATTATCTTTTTGTTGTTTTGCTACATTTACTTTATCGTGTTCGATTGCCCATTTTTGAGCATCTTTATCGGCAATAGTATTTAAACGGAATGATTTATCATAAAATGCCCATCTTCTAACTAATGCTTCTTTTTCTAATTTTTGTAATTTAACACCGCTTTTATTTACAAAATCTTCCCACCATGCTTGATGATATTCAGATACACCATCCTTATCAGATAATTGGAACTGAAATTGTAGCTTTTGTAATTGAGTAAGGTATTTTGTTTGCTTTGAACTTAACTCCTCATTTTTAGGTAGTTCTGTTACAGGTGGGCCTTGTATTGTATACTTCGATTGAACATCAGCGTTTACTTGCTTAATCATTCCTGCTAACATAGTTGCTGCTCCTTGATTTGCACCAACTGCAACACCCTTCTCATCATAACAAGTTGTATTATGAAATACCAATAAAGCCTGTCCGTAAGGAATAACATTTACCGAAGTTGGCCATATTACTTCCAAATTCATAAAACATTGTCCTTCATTAAATATCTTATTTCTTTGTGCTTCAGATAATGAACTAATTGCTGCAGATAAATCTCTCATAGCAAAATTGTAAGCATCGGTTAAACCACCTCTACCGGCAAATTTCGATGCAACATCTTCAATACCCATAGCATTTGCTCCTGCGTTTTGTAAATGTCCTTTGTTTCTTGCTGCAATTAATCTACCATTTTTCCAACTAATTGCCAATGCTTGTCCATCGGTTTTTTCTCTTGTCAATTCTAAGTTACCCGTCAATGCTCCTTTGATAATTTTCTTTAAATCACCAAAAGTTAAACCCATATCATCAAATGGATGACTCATATGTCCATATGCCCCACCTTCTAATATTAATCCTTCATTTATTGAGTGAGAACGGGTATCGGTTTTGAAAAAAGGACCTCTTCTAATTGTTCTGAAATCTAAACTCATTTCATTACCACCAATTTCTTTTGGTGCTATGATTTTTAATCTAACAGTCTGATTTCTATTATCGATTCCCAATGTTTCAAATTCAATTTCAGAATACTTCTTACCTTTGAATCCTAAATTTTTACCAGTAATGAATTTATGAACCTTACCACCACTAACGGCCTGTGCTTCATTTACAATCGTATGAGATGATGTTTGAAATTCACCCTTTCTCATTATAGTCTTAGCAATAACTTTATTTGCCATTTTTACAAATGGAATATTGATATCACTTCTCGTATCTTTAACTACGATTTGATTGTATTTATCTAAAAAATCTAAAAATTCTTTTTTGTGTCTAGCCAATCTTTTGAAGAAGCCAGTTAATTCTGGTTCTGATATTTCTTTTCCATTACGAGCATCATTTACTCTATCGAAAAAATGATTACTAAATTCTATATCAGCAGGAGATAATTCTTTATCTGCGTATTTTTCAACACTATTTAAATTGGATTGTGATAGTTTCTCTTTAAGATTTTTTTTTTCGTCTAATCCCAATTCATCGCCAACACCTGTAATATCTCTATATCCAAAACTTCTCAATTCTCTTGCTACATCATTTCTATCTGCTTTTGGATTTTTACAAACTACTGCTGCGATTTTCTTTCTAACAAATGAACCACCCTTATCCCACATATTCATAATTGCTTTGAATCTCCAGTCATTTGAACCAACTTCATTTACACTTTCACCTCGTGGGATTCGGAATGTAGTAGCTTGCTTACCATTGATTGTTGGCATTCCATGGTCATCAGTTCCAATATCTTTAACGGTAACTTTTTTGTTTTTAAACTTACCCATTAAAATCTCATCACCTTTATCAACATCTACATTAACATCTTCATTATAAATTTGTTTATTAATTCTACCATATTCTCTCATTAAAATTCCAGCAACTGAATGAGCTTGGTTTTCTATTGGAGAACCATCGGCTCCATCTTGTACCGAATCTTTAATATATCCTAATTCATCTTGCTTTCTATGAACCATTTCATGTGCAATCGTTCTTAAAATATCAGCAGTTAATCTACCTTCGGTTGCAACATATATTGTTTTATCGGCTGGATTATATCCACCTAAAGATGATTTTACATTACCATATTCATTTCCTCCAACCAATGTTATATTAGGAGTTTCTGCCAATTTTAATCTTTTAGTTGCATATTCCACAAAATGACTGATTGATTGTTTTTTTGTATCAGATAAATCTTCCTTCATCAAATCAGCCGCTTTAGCCATTGGCTCTTGTTTTTTATATGATTGAATTGAATTTAATAATTGCTCATCATTTAGTTTATATGTTTCCATTGTTTTGGAAACTCTACCAATTAGATTACTCAAAAATGTATTAGAATCATCGCCATTTGAGATTTCTAATAATCCCATTGTTGCGGTTGATAATCCAGCACCTGCTCCAGCTGCCTGACTTGCTCCCAATCCAAGAGATTCTAATGTAGCGTGTTTAGCAATATCTTTCATAAGGTGAGCGCCAAATCCACCTACACCATGTGTAAATGCACCAACGGCACCATGCACAGCGGCTCCTCCGGCTGCGGCTAAACCTTGCCCTGCCATAACAGTCTTAGCTACCGCTACACCTGCTCCACCCAATGCCATTGAACCTAATATTAATCCAGTATCAATAGCAAAATGTTTTACATGATGTAATTGTTCTTTTCTTTTTTCATCCGAATATTCCCACTCACCTGTTTCTTTATTTTTTGTAGAACCAATCTTTTGCCCACTAGCTAATGCTTTAACGGCATCCATTGTTCCGCCAATCATTTCCTTTTTATGCTCAGCCCAATGTTTTAATCCATTACCAAATTGCTGTAAACCTGATTTTATATTATCTACAAATCCTTTTCTAGTTGATGAATTAGGGTCGTTTGTTGTATCTATAACATCATTTTCTTCTTTAGATAAATTTTTTCTAACAGAATCTAATTCTTCTTTTACTTTGATTTTATTCTTTTCGGAATCACTCATCTCCGCAGAAGATTTTAATTCATCTCCACTTAATTTTTGCTCAGGAGGAGGCGCTTGTTGGCCAGATTCTTCCCCACCCTTTTTATCAGTAGTTGGTTCTTCTTTTGCTTTATCTACTTTACCTTGAGCCGTTGCTCCTTTATTTACAGGTTGTCCTGGTTGAGATGGTTTTGGTTCGTTCGCAGGTGCATCGGATGGGCCTTTAGCCATATGCTTCTGCTTTTCAGCTGCTGCTTCAGCAGGAGTTAATGCTCTCAATTTACCATTTTCCGATTTATGAGTAGCAGGTTGTCCTTTATCTTTACCATAGTATCCGCCACCCAAATGGACTAATCCTAATTTTTCACCTTCAGATTCTTCTTTAAAATATGTTTTAACAAACTCCTCAAACATATCTTCAGCTACCGCTTTACCCAATATTTCGCTAATTGGGTCATATAATTCGGATGTATTATGCCAATCAGGTTCGTTAGATGGATGTTCGGTTTCGTGTCTTGTTGGATGTGGCTCTGGTCTTAATTTATCAGATGGATTTGTATTTACCGATTCGTTTAATTTGCCTGTTATCATTTTAAAAATTTCTTTATCAAATTTAGGATATGCTTTTAAAAATCCTTTTTCTTTATCTTTATTATCCTTGCCTAACCAATTACGAACATCGGTTCCACTAATTGCATTTGTTTCAGCAGGAACGGGATAAACATAACCTATTTCTTCGTATCCATATCCAGCTTTGCCTTTATATGGTTTAAAATACTTACCTTGTAATCTATTTGCATCCTTCTCTCCAACTGCTGCAATATATTGAGTTGTTTTACCATCAAATTGAGATAGTATTTCTTTTGGAGCATATGGATTACGAACTTGAACTATTTTATTTGATGGTATACCAAACATAGTAGTCATTATCTTTACCTTCTCATTAAAATTAAAAGGGGATTTTGGACCAGAGGTATCATTAGACGTACCAATATAGACATTGTCTGTACCAAACTTTTTACAAAGTTTTAAATACGAAAGATAATGTCCTTTATGGAATGGTTGAAAACGACCCGAATATACTACTATGGTCTTTCTAACTACTGGTTTATCTACTTCGTTCAAATTCATACATATAAATATTCCAAAAGTTAAGTTTAGAAGTTTTTATAAACAAATGGGTCTCTTTTTTTAAGTTCTGCTAACTTTTTTTTGATTCTTTTCTTCATTTTGTATTGCTCATACAACTCTTTCAGATACTTTAATGGATTCATCATAATATTGATATTTTTGGCTTTGGTACTAAATGACCTCTGCCTGTTAATTTTAAAAAGTGATGATGGTCTAACGATATATGTTTACTTCCAATCTCATACATCAACTTTTTATTATGTATGATGTTTGGTAATAATTCTTTAATTATTTCCGTTAGTTCATCTATTGAATAACTATTTAATCTGTTTATTTCTTTAAAAATTAGTTCTAATCTTTTTTTAGGATTTTCTTCCAAATCATAACTCTCATCAATTATAGGATGAAATGTTCTAAATCCAAATTCCTCTTTTAAAAATTTTAAAGAATTAGCGGGCCCTATTAATATAAATGGGTGCCCATGTACTATTGGTTTCCAAATCTTTTCAGAAAGATACCCACTCTCTTCGTAAAAAAGAGTTTCCGATACAATTGATATCAATGAATTTAAATAAACTTCTTTATTTTCAAATCCATATCCCCATACATTATCTAAATTTTCATAATCTATTATTCGAGGGGATGTTTGCTTTATGTAATTTATAAATTCACTATACTCTTGTTCACCCAATCTATGTTTCATATCATCCATTGGTCCTTCTAAGAATAAATCGGCATCATAACTTATTAAGTTATTTTCAATCATATTATTTTTCCATAAAAAATATAAAACTTCTGCTCTATGGAATCTGATTCTTCTATTGAAATTATTGAACTTATGAATTTTATTATCAAAATTTGATACTTCATCTTCTGATAAGAAATTATACGATGCCTTTTTATGGTCATCTTGCCAAAAATTATAATCGTCTTGATTTAATTTTTTAAAATATTCTTCAGCTTTGGAATTTAAAGACCAACAAAAATGAATCAATTTAGGCATATGTTCACCAAAAATTGGTTTCATCATTTTTTCCAAATTAAAATCATTGTGGCATATTATTATTTTTTTAAATGGGATGTTTAAATCCAGTAAACACTTATATAATTTAATAAGTTGAAATTTACTGATATTCCCATCAATAACATAGTTGATGACTAATTTACCACCCCATTCTCTAATTTCTTCCAATGTTTTGGATGGGATTAATTTGTTAAATGGAATATTATTTGAAAATTTATCTAATCCTAAAAAATTTGCAATGTCACCATATGGTTCTATTAAATAATACCAATCGTAACAATTACCTCGTTCTCTTTCTCTAATAATACTATGTACCGAACGAGTCTCTATTCCAAAATAACCAGGATTTCCCTCTTCATCATTCAATTGAACATTAAATCTTGCATTAAATACCGGCCAAATTGCTTTTATTTTGTTTTTGAAATAATGTTCCGATGTATCAAAAGTCCAATCAGTATGGTAAGCAAATTCCAAATATTTTGGATTTAAACAATTTGGAACTTCATTATATGGAAATAATATATCGTATCCAATTACTATTTTTTCTTTACTATTCATTTACTTTTATTTCTAAAACATAAAACCTAGAATCTCTAATCCAACCATATCTCTCACATGCAATTAAACTATAAGTATAATCATTTCCACCTATTTGCATTATTTCTTCAGGTTGTATCCCACCCATATTTCCTACCAATATTATGACTCCATCCTTTTTTAAATAATTTTTAGCATATTTAAAAAAATGTTTATGAAATTCTAAATCTTGGTCTAAACATATTAATTCTTCTTCCATACTAACATATCCACCATTTCTAGGAGATGCATAATGTGGTGCATTCATAACTATGGTATCAAACATATTATGAATTTGAAATGATTTAAATCCATCCGATTGGATAAATTTGGTGTTCATTAAATTGTTTTGTAAAATGGTTTGCCGTATGTATGAATTGTGTGCATCGTTTATATCCGATAAAACTAAAGAATCGGCAAATCCTTCAAAGTTTAAATAAAATCCCATAAAACCTGGGCCTGAACACATTTCTAATATGTTACCCTTTTTTACAATTGATTTTACTCTTTCATCTCGCAAAGAGTTTACGCCAAACGAACTACCACCACCATCGTAAATTTCATCGTAAATGACTTTACCATTTTCTAATATTAACTCTTTCATTAACTATAATAAAGTTCAGGATATTCAACTAATAAATGTATACCACCATCATTAATTGCCGATTTGTATGCCAGTTCAATATCAGATGGGGTTTTTAAATCGTGAAATTGTATATTTTTACAAATAGATTTAAATTCTTCAAAATAATTTCCTTTGTGCTGATGACCAGGGTCTAATGGAGTATCTGCTCCTTTACCCAAACGAATTATAATATTTACTTTTTTACCAGTCATTAATTCGTATTTATCTAAATGATTAACCAATTGGTTGGTTGCCGATATAATAAAATCCCAACGAGGATAAAATGTAATAACTCTTTTACCCGTTATAGCCAATCCTAAACTCATTCCCATTTGCGTTTCTTCCATAACAGGAACTTCAATCATCTTTTCTTTAGGAACTCCTCCCAATGTTGTACTCATAGGATTTCCGGCGTAAATGATTTGTTGACCAATGAATATTGTATCATCTAATTTTGCTAAATCCGACATTGCATTTGTTAATGCATCTTTGTAAGGAGAATATTGAGGTGAACTCATAGTAACTTATTTTTTTCTATATAATTAATTATTTCATTTGCTAAAACATCATGTCCTTCTTGATTCATATGAAAATCGGTACAATTAAATTTTGCAGCTAATGTATATTTGTTTGAATTACTACCGATTTTTTTATAACTACCAGGGTCAGTCATTGTATCAAAATTAAAATTATTTAAAATATAAATAGTTCTATCTCTTACGATTTCTGAAGATAATTTACTATCAATATTGTTATCTGATAAAAGTTTTAACTCCGATTCAGTAACATCCGGCCACATCCAATGGATAAATCTAACAGGTATATTTTTATTTTCTAAGTTGATTACCATATTTTCAATAGCATCCACTTGCTCATTTATACTCATAATATGCCTACCAAATTGAGTAGTTTGAAATATTAACAATTTAATATTATGTTCATTCCAACTCGTAGCATCAATTTCATCCATAGTATATTTTATAGAACCGATATTATTTCCACCATTCCATTGTTTTGAAATACAATTTTTATTAAAATGGTTTGATACTTTGGTTATCCACCTATTTTCAATTAAATATTTCTGATTAATTGAATTTTGATGTGTATCTTTTGTTTCTCGCCACAATCCTTCTCCATATGTAAATGAGCAACCAGAAAATAATATACTATCCATTATGGCTTCGAATTAGGATTATATAAGTGTTTATGTTCTTTATACCATTCCAATGTTTCTTTAAGAGCTTGTTTTAAATCTCTCTTTGGTTTCCATCCTAAATCATTAATTTTTTTAGATGATAATAATCTAACTGGAATCATAGGTGCTTTGTTATTTACATAATCGATTGGTTTATCATTGTTATCCAATTCTTTAATCCAACCTAAAACTTCATTTACACTAAATCCTTCACCATAACAAAGATTATAAATAGAATATCTATCCACCATTTCTGCTAAAAATATCATACCATCTGCCATATCTTCAACATGTAGTAAATCTCGGATTTCAGTTCCATCACCCCATACTGGTATTGGGTCTAATCCATCTGCTACTTTACGAATGTTTGCAGGAGTAACATGACACTTTTCGAAATCAAACTTATCATTCGGTCCGAATGCATTCGAAGGTCTGATAATTATACATTGCATTGGATTTTCAATCTGATTAGAAAAGAAATCACATAACATTTCACCATATCGTTTCATACCACCAACTGCTTTATAAATTGGTAATAATGGGGTAGCATGTACATTAATATCTTCGGTACAAAATTCATTTTTCATATCAGGATATGTTGTGTTTGAAGAAATAAACATAAATTTCTTAACACTATTTACCCAACTTTGCTCCATCATATTAACATTCATTATAACATTTGGAGTTACATGCAACAATGGATTAAATTTCGTATCCAATGCATTTGAAGTATTTGCTGCTAAATGGAATACAACATCAACATCTTTTGTAATTTGTTTACAAAATTCAGCATCTCGTAAATCACCCTTAATATGCTCAATAGATTGTTTATTTTCTATTGTATCAGGCAAATCTCTACTGAATGATGTAGTTCGTAGATTCCAATATCCTTTTTCTTTTAAACTCTTAACTAATTGTGAACCAATAAATCCACTTGCTCCTGTAACTAAAATTTTGTAACTTTTTCCCATATGATTTCGTTTATGAATGAATGCGCAAATTGCTAATCTTTTTCCGTTTGTAACTGGTGTGACTTCATGCGACACCTCATTATTTATATAATCAATACATATTGCTTGTCCAAATTCAGGCGCAACATCTATTATTTCATTTGTATTTGGGTCTATAACTCTTAGTAGACCACCATTATCAACATCATAATTTTCATTTAAGTAAAATAAAAATCCAGCCATTCTGTCGGAATCTCTACCATCAATATGTTCTTCTATAAAACATCCTTCTGTATACATTGTAACATTCCATAGAATTTCTAATGGATAATTTATATTCGGATATAAAGTTTTAAAATGCCTTTCTAACATTTTTTCAACTTCAACTCTATTTTCAGGCTTATTTAATGTATACCAAATTTGACTTAATTTAGTATTTTCATTTAAGATTCTTTCTTTTTCTTTTTCTGAATTTTCAAATGTTTTATCAAACCCAGTTGGGAATGAATAACTTTGATTACCCACACCTTCAGCGGATGCTCGTATATTCTCTATATTAGTAGATAATTCTAAGACCTTTTTTAAAATAGATTGGTCATTAGAATCTAAAGTATATAATTTAAATGGTTGATTCATATTATTTGGTATTAATCTATAAAGATACTAATTTTTTTTGATATTAACAAAAATTTAGATAACATTTTCTTTGATATCCACTAACTTTTTTAACACCATGCTTTACATCATTTTTTGTAAAATCCATTATAGCAACATTACCAATTATTGGCTTAACTTCAACATTACCATTTAGTATTAATTCTCCGCCAGTTTGTAATTCATCTTCTTTATTTAGATAAATTAATATAACGCATTTATATTTTGAATTTGGATTAAATCCATCACAATGCTCTATTAAAAAGCAATCATCATTATACATCGTTATATAAGAACTATGATGAAATTCATCAATACCTTCATTATAAAAAAAATTCTTTATTTTATTTAATAATGGTTTTTTAAACTTATCTTTATTTACATCATTGTAATACCAGATTTCGTATAAATTATTTTTTTTAGTAGAATTTTTTATTTCTTCTAAATTTTCAAATGAATCTTTTATAAATGTAGCTTCTTCCGAATGTATATTTTTATATCGTAAAGTTTTAAATTCAACATTACTCATAGAATACAATTCATTCAATGAATTATGAATTTCAACATCATCTATATCATATAAATTAAATGTTGTATATCCTTTTTCGAATAATTCTATTTTATTTAATTCAGTCATTAGCAAAAGCTTATAAAACAATATCTGTTATATCCAATTACTTTTTCAACTCTATGCCATACATCATGTTTTGTAAAATCCAATATAGCAACATTACCATATATTGGCTCTACTATCAATTCAGTTTCATTGTGGGATGATAATACCAATTCGCCACCTTTTCCTTTTTCATAATCGGTTGATAGATAAAATAATATAGCACATCTTCTAAACCCACTATATTCACCATTGCCATCACGATGATTTTTAAGATAACAGCCATCATTATACAATGTAACTTGTGAATTAGCTGCTTCCAATTCACTATCATAAAATTTATTAAATATGGGTCTTACTATTCTATCTAATGGATTATTTTCCGTATTTACATTGAATAGCCAATCGTAAAACCAAACTTGATTACAATCCGATTCATAATTATTTATGATATCTTTTTTTATAATATCAAGCTCTTCAAATGATTTCTTCATTAAAGATTGATTATTATATTGGTATCCAATATCTACCGGTATGGCGTGTTTTAAATTTTTAAACATTTCCGGTTTTAAATTACCAATTGGAAATATACTTTCAAAATTATTGTAAATATTTTCATCTAAATTTTTTAAATGAAAAGATATATACCCATTATTTAATAATTCTTCTTTTAATAAAGATTCCATTTAGATACAATTTCTTTTACAAATTTTCTATATAAGCTAGCCGATACATGTCCTAACGGGCAATTACCATCTTTATAAATATCAATTAAACTCTCTTCTGTATGTATTACACCTCTTCTATATTGTTCCATAAATAAAACATTAGCACTTATACCATCATTATAATTGATATCAAAATTTCTAATAGCCCATTCGGTAACTCCGCCAAATTTATGTAAATTTTCTTCTTCATAGAACCAAAACGAATCCCAATCAATCATATTGTAATAATGATTCAAATATGGATTTTCAAAATATTCCATTTTAGAATTCCAAGTATTTGGTATATATTTATTTTTAATTAGTTCATACATTTCATTATTCTTAGAACCATTTGGTTTAAAAATAGGAAATCCTCCTCCATTTACACAATTCAATACATATTCATCTGAAAAGTTATTAGCAATATTAAACATTTTGTATTTAATACCATTTGATTTAAAATACATTTGTAGCATTACAATTGTTTCTAAAAATACTAATAGACGTTCTTCATACGAATGTAAATGTCCTAAATTAAGATAAGCAAATTCTTTCATAGGATTTTTTATGTGGTCCATACCAAATCCACCCGAAAGAAAATAATATCCTTTTTCACCTATTTGATTTTTTTCTTCCACAAAATCATTAATATGTGCATAATCATCATCCCATCTCTTACGATGTTGTGGTAATTTTAATTTTGGATTTTCTTCTTGTTTAGATGGTGATACAAAATATGCATTTCTATAAAAAGATGACCATTGAACTATTACTGATATATCCGAAGGCGATATTCCTTCTTTTTTCATTTTTTCTATTTTGTATATCAGATTTCTAGCTATAACTTGATTATCATTTGTGACATTTCCTAAATTGATTACTTTTAATTCAGAATTTAACAATTGAATCCAGTGTGGATAATAATTAAATTCAGATGAATCACCGTGACCGGACATATCATCTTCTTTTATAAAATTACTATCTGTAACATCTATATTGATTCTACCTGCTCTTGTAAAAGAACATCCGTTTGTAATTACATATTTCATAAAAAATTAGGTTTTAAAACTTCAAAATAAAATTTTCTCCACATCAATGCAGATGGGTGGCCATATGAACGATGTTTGAAATAATCTGCCTTTTCTTGTTCACTCAATCCTTCCATTTCAAAATATACCAATTCACTCAATCCAAATCCAGAATCATCTTTTACACCACTCCCCCATTCTCCAATAGACCATTCTATTGCACCACCAAACTTATGATAATTTTCTATTTCATAAAACCAAAAATCGTTTAAATCGATTAATTCAAATAAATAATTAATGTAAGGTATATCGATTAATATCGATGCATTCCAGTTATCCCCAACAAGTCTTTTTTCCAAAATATCAGGTCTGATATCCATATGCGGCTCTTGCTGTGTTTTAAGTTTTTTATTTATATCTTCGTATTTTGTAAATATGTTCGATGAAAAATTATTTCCCATCGTAAAAAATTTATATTTTATTCCATTTGATTTACAAAAGCTTGAAATAAAAATTATATTTTTTAAAAAACTTATTATTCTTTCTTCATTTGAATATTCCATACCCAAATAATTGAATACAATATCATTAAGTTCATCTAAATTATTTGTTCGATTGTATCCACCTGTTAAATATTTAAATCCGTGTTCGTATTTGTATCGTTTTTCCGTTATAAAATCGTTAGTATGTGTAGTTACGCCCATCTTACTTCTATCCACCATTCCTTTTGGAATAAAAAATGAATTCCTACTTACAGCAGACCATTGTATTATAACTTCTATATCCGATTTATCTACACCTTCTTTTAATAATTTATTAATACCATATAATACGCTTTCTACAATAGTATCATTATCATTGGTAGGACATCCGTAATTATGAATTTGATATTTATCTCCTTCGTAATGTTGTATCCATTCTATCCAAGTCCATGTAGTTTTGTCTTTTTTTGCCAAATCATATTCGGTTGGCATATCTACATTTGGCTTTACCAAACTAGAAAAAGAACATCCTGCCGCTACTAAATGTTTCATTATAATCTGCTTTTATATTCTAAAATTGATTTTTTTAATCCTTCTTTTAAAGTAGTTTGTGGTAGGATTCCATATTGTTTTTGTTTTTTAGAACCTAAACATCTAATTGGGTCTCCGTTTGTTTTAGTTTCATCCCAAATAATATTTTTAGTTTTACCTGTGATTTCGGTATAACATTCAACAATAGTTTCAATTGTTTCTTTAATGGTTACTGCTTCCGCACACCCAAAGTTAATAATATCTTTAACTTCCTTCTTAACAACATCAATGGTGGCTTGAGCTACATCATCTCCAAATACAAAATCTCGTTTAGAAGAACCATTTCCCCAGCAAACCATATCATCTCCTTCTACATTAAATAACTTCCATATATTAGAACTAATTACAGTTGCATCTTGTGCGAAATTATCGTTTGTTCCATATATGTTTGAAGGTCTGATTACAGTCCAATTATCCCAACCATACTGAACTCTTAATGAATCCAATGTGAGTTCTCCCATTCTCTTTGTCCAACCTGGATGCCAATCTAAACGAGATGGAGTCGATGCCCAAGTTTCTTCTTGTGACCAAATATCTTCTTCATTCATTACATCCGTTGGTTTATATACACCTACCGATGAAAGATAAACGAACCAATCAACTTTTGCATCAAATGATGCTTTAATCATATTAGTATTGAACATCAACATTGGGAATAGATAATCAGCTGGATTTTGTGATGAACGGGCTGGTGAACCTTTTACTCCGGCAATATGAAGAACGATATCTATTTTAAAATCGTGAAATAAATTTTCGCAATGCGATAAATATGTTAAATCAGTTTTAACAAGTATTAGTTTTTCTCTACCATACTTCATTTGTAATGATTCTAATTTTTTTCCAATGTTTAAATCAACTGCTATCACCTTATCGGCTCCTTCTTCTAAACATTTTTCAATAGTTGGTAATCCTACCAAACCATTTGCACCCGTAACTAAAACTCTTTTTCCTTTAAATTCCATAGTTTTTTATTTTTTGTAAACAATTGTAGAAGTAATCGTAATTGGTAAATTTTAATAAATGTTGCCTGTTATGTATATACACTTCTTTATAAGATAAATATAATTTATTTAATTCTGAAATATCCATTTGTGATAATCTTAATATTTCATCGCATACCATTTTAAATCTTTTTTGAGAATTTTCTTCTAAATCATAACTCTCATCAATCAATCCATCGAATGTTCTAAATCCTAATCTTTTTAGTTCCTGCAAATGTCCGTTTGAAGAAAATATAATAAATGGTTGTAAATTTATTATTGGATGAAATGTTTTTTCGGATATGAATACTTTGTTATTTGAAAATGTTGTTTCGGTAACAATATTAATTACAGAATCTTCGTATGCAGGTTTATAATATATTTCAGATACTCTAAATGCATGTAGATTATTTTGATTCTTTAAATATCGAGTATCAACATGCATTGGTATTTTTGATTTAAAAGAAGTATGGAATTCGCCATATGAATTGAAATCATTCATAGAAAGAGTTTCAAAACATTGATTAACATCATCCATCATATGTAAAAAACTAAAATAACCTTTATCCCATAAGTTGTGTTTTTCTAAAAACAAACCAAAGGCGTATCGATGTGGTCTACTAACCTGTCTATTTAATGATATAAAATGTTTAGATTTATATTTGTTAAATGCATCGTAATTAACTATTTCAGAACTCCAATCAAAATCATTGTTCATATTTTTAGCAGTGTTATGTGTTAAAAATAATTTTAAAGAATTTGCTGTATTTTGTAAGAAAAAATGGTCTGATATATAATTTATTTTTGATGTGTTTTTTATATTGTTTGCACTCGTCAATATGAAAACTAAATTAATATCTAAATTATGTTTTTCGAATTCTGATTCTAAACTTGAGTTTATTCTATCATCATATAGTGCTTCACCTGCCCAATTGAATATAACTTTTATATTTTTATTTTTTAATTTATCAAATACCTTCGAATCCATATTTTGAATAAATGTATCCAAATAAGGAGATGGTTCGTAACTCTCACATAGATAAATTAAATTATCATCATTTATATTTGTTGTGGATAATTTTTTAGTATGAGCATATGCTCTATAAAATGTACTTAATGATTTGGTAGAATATCCATTTTGAATAAATGAATCCCAATCATATTTTTCGGAACACAAAGTATTGTAATGATTCAATTCATCCTTTGATAGATTATTTGGTAATATTCTTCCAAATTTATCAACATTCTCAAAATAGAACTTAAACGAAATTTCTTCATTTTGCATCATAACCAATTATCTTTATTATAACTATCTTCTATCTACTTTTTTAATAATATTTCTAACAAATTTATTATCATGCTTAAAACTATCGAATAGAGTTTCATTTTGTATGTATCCCCTTTGACACATTTTATCAAACATAAAGTCGCCAAATTCTATTTGTGGCGAATATAAATGTGAAAGTGATATATTGGATTTTATATAGTGCTTTATTCCATCTATTATTTTTTTCTTATCTTCAAAATCGGATTCGGTGATTTCCCAATCAGCATTAATAAATTCGCCATTTATCAAATCAATATGCGTTCCAACTTTATCTACAAAAACGGATTCAAAAAATATTATATTATCTTTAAATTTTGTTTCATAAAATGGATATAATCCTTCTGCATCGTTTATAGGCAAATTACCTTTGTATGTAAAATACTTTCCTATGAACTTATAACCATAAACTTTTTCCAAATAATATTGCGTTGTTCCCTGAAATCCACTATCTACCATTACAATTTTTTTTGCAGAACCAATTACATCATCTATATATTTTTTATATTCAATTCTAAGTTCATTTGATTTGATAATAATCGTTTCAATCCACTTATTCAAATCAGGCAATTCTTTCTTTGTATCAATCCATTGATTTTCCGTATTAGTTTTAATACCAAATCTATCAAATAATAAATCGTTTATATCACCCTCATATCTATGCAACTTAAATGAATCATATATTTCAATTTCATTTGTAAATGATATCATCGATGCCAATTTACGAGATGTTTTAAAATATACACTCTTTGGTAAATCGTATTCATTTTTATAGATTTCCCAAATTTGTTTTAAGAAATATCCTTCTCTAGAATTAAATAAAACCAAATCGGCACCATTTAAATTATCAATTAACCATTTAAAGTAATTGAATACTAGAGGACCAATATAGGTTGAACCTAATTCTTCTAATGTTTGCGGATTTCTATTAATCAATAACATAAACTTTAAAACAAGGTATTCCCATTTCAATCCACATATCAATTATTCGTTGGTCATCATCGTATGCACAAAATACATCTTCTTTGATATAAGTTTTATACATTTTCTTTTTGTAATTTGGTGCTTTTAAAAAATTGTCTTCCCAACTTCTCATAATTAATTGGTCATATTGGATTTCATATTTTTTTAACCATTCTTCTGTAACTTCTCTAACCGATTCCGGTCTACCCGTAAGCAATATAATTTCAAATCCATCTTTTTTATATTTTTTTGCTAAATCAATCATAGGATAAAATGGGTCATCCATTAAAATATTGTTAGGAATGTGCGCAGCTTCCCAATCAATTTTTCCATTAGGTTTTGTTGCCAATGCAAATCTTATGTTACTATTACATAATGTATTATCTATATCAATTATTACTTTCATAAATCTCGTATTCCTTGTTTTTCGTAACTTACTGGTACTTTAATTCCGGTATTACATCCATTGCAATTATCGCAAAATGTGATGTATCCTAAATCAGTATAACCCAAATCAAACTTTAGTAATTCTTCTTTTGAAATTGTGTTTATATCCACATAGTCATTTTCATTTAATGGAAATAACTTTGTTAATACAGCGCTAGTATTAAGATGGCAATAATAAAACTTACCATCATTTAATCCTCTAAATGGTGCAGTACAACTATCAAAATGTTTGATTAGTCTATCGGTTGGTAGATTTTTCTTAATTCTTAAATCGCCAAAATCATACCATTCAATTTCATTTCTAACATAATGGTTGATATTTTGAGATTTTAAAGTTTCTATTACTTTTAAAACTTTTACTTTTATATTTTCTAATTTATCTGTATAATCACTTACACTCAAAATAACATCACTACTTTTTAATAAATCCAATGTACTCTGCTTTGGAAGAATTGTACCATTTGTTGTTATTATTAATTTATCTATTTTGAATGAATAGTTTGAAACAATATATCTAATAACATCTTCTATATGTGGATATAAAAATGGTTCACCACCTACCAAATGAAATACACTAACATAATCTACTTTATTAAAAAATAAATCAATATCCGATTTTATTATTTCAAAATCTCTATGATTTGGTGATACAAAATGTGGCATAAACATATTACAATGAGAACATGCCAATGTACATCGTTCCGTTACCAAAACATCCGTTTGAAATATATGAACTTTATTTTCATATTTGAAAGGCCAAATTGATACAATATTTTTATACCAAGTATATTTTATATTATGTTCATCTAAATATGTTGTATAAAGTTGTTTATAAACATCGGTTGTTATAATAACTTTTTCATCTATTTCAGCGGAGAAATCATCGATATGAATTAACTTTATATTTCTTCTATCGATTTTAATATTTTTGGATTGTCTAAAAAAGGAACTGATTTCATTTATGTCATCTACATTTGTAGTATCTTTTATACTATGGTCTACTATGTATTTAATTTTTAATTTCCTATCTCCCAATAATAAATCTAAACTTCTAATGAATTGAACGCATTCTTTACTTGCACCAAATAAAACATATTCGGTATCTAAGTTCCACTCCGAAACGAACTTATCAAAATTATGTAATTCATCTTTATATAACATATTAAAATGCTATCCACTTACCCGTTCCGTAATGTGGAAATTTTGATTTGTATTTGTAATAAATTACATCCGAAGGTACTTCTCTTTTTGTATTCCAAGTTGCTTTGGTTGGTGTATAAGTTGAAACATCATTATCTTCAACTACAAAATAAAGTGGTAAATCAAAGTTTCTTGCGTATTTGTGAACCTCATAGAATATACCACTTTCAAAACTCATATCTCCTATGAAACACCAAACCTTTTCATCGCTTCCTTTTTCTTTTATTCCCATTGCTACACCCAATGCAATAGATAAAGTTCCACCTACAATAGCAGATGAATAAAATTTCTCATCCGAATTACAAATAGTTATAGATTTTCCTTTAAGAATTTCTTCTTCAATCCAAACAGGACACACTTCTTTTAATAAAGCATGATAATGAGAACGCCATGTACTGAATATCCAATCCGTTGTTTTAATTCGTTTGAATATTTCTATAAGTTGTTCTTCGTTTCCATTTGATAAATGTATTGGGCCTCTGATTTTGGCATCTTCCCAATGCTTTATTATTAGTTCTTCAAATTCAATTAAAGATTGTGTAGTTTGGTTGATATCTCTTATAATTGGATATTTTTCTAAATTTTTTATCATATAACTTTTGTTTTTCTATTTTTTATTTTTTGATACATAAGTTTTGCAGCTTCCATATGACCTTCTAAATTAAGATGTGGGTCTGGCACGGGACAATTGGGTATATCCATAATTCTCAATTTATTTTTTTCAGCCCAAGCTCCCATATTATCTCCATTAAATTTTATAAACTTATCGGATTCAGTAAACTGCATTGGATTGCCATCGTATGATAACCACAATGTATCAACTCCTTTATATCGTAACCAATTATCATACAATTCAATATTTTTTTCTAAATTAGAAACCACATTATCTTCATTATAAATAAATGATAAATAGTTTGTATAGTAATCGTGTAATGGTTTAAATTCGGCTGAACCATAAAATGGTGGTTCTTCGAATTCCGTTCTATTTAATTTTATAAACTTTTTTGCATAATCATAATAAACATGCTGTCTTGTAAACATCGTAACTTGCCCTATAAATAATATTCGTTTAGTTACAACATTTCCTTTAAAATAATCGTATATTTTTTGAAAAATCAAATCATTCGATGACATCGATTCTCCAAAATTTATATATTTGCATTCAAAGAGTTCTGATAAATAAGATATAAAATTATTATTATATTTAAAATTTAGTACATCTGGGTGCATGAATCCAATCGAATCATCGTTTATATTTTTTATAAATTTATAAACATTTGGATTATCCAATCCCCCACCTTCGGTAAAGCTACATCCAAATCCTATTATTAAATCGTAGTTCATATTATATTGTCGGGTTTAATTTTTTTATTTATATTCAATCTATTTAACATAATATTTGCAAACCAAAGGTGTCCTTTTTTTGACAAATGGAAATCATATATTGATTCTTCGGTATCGTGCCAAATCGTTAATTTTAATTTACGAAATATATTGAGCCATCCATAATCGAATGTATCTACTCCAGTATACTCTGTATCATATAAAGAAAAATCATACATTTCGGAATAATCATCGAATATATTGAATACCAATGGTTGTTTATTTGGAACATAATCGGTTCTAATTGATTCTAAATTCCAAAAGATAGTATTTTTTACTATATTTGATTTATGTAAATATTTTGCCATATTTACCAAATTCATTAAACTTCTTTTGTAATAATATGTAGATGGTAACATATATTGCATAAAATCTTTACTAGCTTTATATTCAATCTCACTTATGGGGTTTCCATCGTAAGTTTCAAAATCATTTCGTATCATATCATATGATATAGAATCCATTTCGTTTAAAAAATATATATAGCCATCCGTAACTTCCTTTTTTTCTTTATTTTTATCATAAAACGGAAATTCGTATCGCGTAATAGTACTGCTACCAATGATAACAATATCATCTTTAGTAAAATTTTCTAAATTTTCTATTACTCTAAGTAAAATTAGTTCATTTGTACTACCATTCATACTACAATCTTTCAAATCATAATCCAATGTAGTAGCTAATAATTTCGTCCATTTATAATTCTTATCAGCATGTTGATATTCAGGTATCTCTCCGTTCATACCATGCCCTGCTGTAAATGAATCACCAAATGTCCAAAGTGTAGGCATTATCTATCTCGTTTTTGTAATATTGGTTTATCAGTTGGCCATTCCATTTGGTATTCCGGGTCATTCCATTTAACAACACCTTGCTCATCTGCATCAACATATCCATCTTTGTAGAATAGATTATAATGAAACATACAATCAGTTAATGCATAATGTCCATTTGCAAAACCCGGTGGAACTAATACCTGATTTCTTAATCTTTCTGAAATTATATAAGATTCCCAATCTCCATAAGTAGGGGAATCTTTTCTCATATCCAAAACAACTAAGTAAATATCACCAACTGCGGCTTGAACCAATTTCCAAGTTTTAGTATCCCAATGCAATCCTCTTAATACTCCTTTGTATGAACGAGAGAATCTTCCGTGAATTTCACATCCTTCGCTCACATAATTCATTACGGGATGTTCTTTCGAATGAAAGGTTGTAAATATTTCACCTCTATATTCTCTAAATACGGATGGTTGAAATAATGGAACTTGATATCCAAATATGTTTGATGGAGTTTCTATGAACTCATCCCATTTATTACTCATAGTTAAAAATTTTGTGCATATCCTAACGGAAACCCATTTCTAAATTCAGAACTCATTTTTGGAACTACCATTTGATATGCCATTATTAGTTCGGCAATACCCCCATCCAAACTCCATTCAGGATACCAACCAGTCGCTTCTATTTTAGCGTTGGATACGATGTAATCCCTTTTATCAGGGTCCTCATAAAAGTCGTTGTATGATACCGCAAAATCCCTTACATGCAATTGTATTTTTTCTAACAATTCTTGCTTACTCAAATTTGCATCACTCAATCCAACATTAAATACTTCACCTCTATAATCATCATAATTTTCTAACATAAAAAGAAATGCAGATGCTACATCTTGAATATGAATAAAATTTCGTTTAAATGTTTTTTCAAATACAACAATGTATTTATCGGTAATTGCTTTATAAGTAAAATCATTTACTAATAAATCGGTTCTCATTCTCGGAGATACACCAAATACAGTTGCCAACCTAAATGTAATTGCCGATGTGTTTGCTCTTAAAAAGTTTTCTGCATCGCATTTAGTTTGTCCATAAACTGAAATAGGAGTGAGTGGTGATTCTTCCGTACATTTTGTTTGTCCAACTCCAATTCCATATCCACTATTTGTATTTGGATATAGAATCTTCTTATTTTTTGCAAATTTTACAATATTAAAGATTTGGTCAAAGTTAATTTCTTTTGCCAATTTAGGGTCAGCTGCACAAGCGGGAAATCCTACAATAGCAGCTAAAGGAATAACAACTTCTGCATCATTACAAAGTTGTTCTAATAGAGTTACATTACGAACATCTCCATAAATAAATTTAAATTTTAGGTTAGATGTATATTGTAACAATGAGGTTTGATTAAATAGTAATTTATCCAATACCACAACTTCATGTCCGGCATTTAACATTTTACCAACAATAACCGAACCTAAGTAACCGGCTCCACCTGTGATTAATACTTTCATATTATAACTTTTCTAAATCTTTACAATGTTTCATTAAGTGATTATTATTTCCAGTCATGTCCCAAAATTTATAATCAGTTTCAGTTTTGAAATCAAAACAACACAATAAACCTAATTCATTTTTAGTTAAACATCTGAATCCATGTTTATTTTCTTTTACATATTTATCGATGTTTTTTCTGAAATCATTTATTGTAGAACCATCTAATTTTTTGTTAGATACTGTGAAGAAATCAGTATAACATTCTTGTGCCCAACTAAAGTCACCTTTAGTATCAGCTGCTCCAATAAAATAAGGTGCGTTGATATAATCTCTCAACTTACCTGCCAATGTTTCGGAATAAACTAATTCATCATCTATCCAAAATTCATAGGTAAATGTTTCACCATCCCAATTTAATGTAAATAAATGTGGTTCATTCCAAAATGCTTCATCTTTATAGAATAAAATTTTATCAGCATATTTTTCTTCTTCGTTTTCAACATACCAAAAATTTAACATCAACATATCAGGCTTTCTATAAACGATTCCCGTATGTAATCCTCTTCTCATAAAGATTCCAGCCATATCATCTATTTTAGAATCATCTTCACTTCGTTTCCAAGTTCCACTTATAGTCCAACTTGATTCATTCATTACATAAAACGCAGAGGTATCAATGATACCATAAGCGTTGTGTGGCCACCAAGGTAAATCTGCTAAAATTAATGGCGCTTTGTGTGATACTTTATACATTATAACTTAATTTCTTTTGTAAAGTGATAAAATTCTTCTAATTCAGGGAATGTTTTACAAAAATCAGTTCCTCTTCTTTTATCATGTTCGCTGAAGAATTTATAAAAATTGTAACGTGATTTATGTAATTCCATAGCATCGATAGGCGAAATCGCCCAATCGTATGTTCTTTTTAATTTTTGAATTTCCAAATCGGAATATCCAACATACCCCTTTGAATAATATGGAATTCCATAATAGAATGCCAATTGAGCTTGGTCAAATATGTTTTGTTTAAATTGATGTGGAAGTACTTGAACAGTTTGATGACGAGGATGTCTTAAATATGATGTATCCAATAATACTGGCGATAACCAGTATCTATCATCACCAGCATATTCTCTTTTCAAATCATATACTCCTTTAATTAATTTATCAAAACTGAATACTGATAACATATTGTATGTTACCATAAATGTAATAGTGATTCTTGGAACTTCTCTTAAAATTCTATTTACATTATTCCAAAAACGATTAAACTCCAATCCATTACGAATATATTCAGCTTGCTCACCCCATCCATCGCATGATGTAAATAACACAAATCCTTTTACTTTATCTTCTTCGGTAATTCTTTTTAATTTTTCAATTAATTTAGTAATCAACTCATCGGGTACACCTAAATTTGAATTGATTGAAAAATCTAAATTTTTATTTGGATTTGGTTCATCAATAATATAATCCAATACTTTCCAAGTATCTTTATGCATTAAAGGTTCACCGCCAGTAATTCTAAAGGTATGTAAATCCCTATATAAGTCAGGCCACCATTTCCAAAATGCTTCTACATATGGATTATGTTCTCTCAATGGAATTGGCATCTTTTGTTCTGCTGCCAAATGTTTTAAATCATTAAAACTATCCGTTGTATTATATGCACCATATTGTTGAATTTCCTCCATCCATTTAGTAGAAAATGTAGGTGAACAATATGAACATGCAAAGTTACAAGCATTTGAGAATGCAACTTCTACATAACGTGGGTTAAAATCATCTCTCCAATTTGAATTAATGATTTGGTCTGCTAAAGGCCAACTCCAATCTTCCGATGATTTAAAAACTCTATCAGAATACAAATCGGAATTATCCTCAACCCCCCAACAATAATCACATTCAGAAGGTCTTGCGCCATTCATCATTTCTTTTCTTCTTTGCTTTTTAAACAAAGTGTTATGGAGTGCTGATGGATTCCGTTTAATCTCTTGTTCGGAAACTTTATGAGTATTAGGGTGGTGACACGAGTGATTGTGACCAGTGTGTAAGTGCGTTGTGACTTGTGTCCATTTCGCCAAACACATTCCCTTACCTACATTATCCAATGTATTCTTTACTTCTTCGTAAAGTGGTTTTTTATATGCCATAACTATGCTTTAACATTTATTAATTTGTGTTTATTATATATAGTATCAATTGATAATAATTCGTATTTCATAGAATTTATACCATCCGATTTGTAATCAATACTTCCTTGCTGCATTTGTAAAACATATCGTCTTTCGTTTCTTGCAGTGGTTTCACCTTTTGCCCATTTATCTATTCCACCTTCATTTATCAACCCTTCCGTTTGATGAGGTAAACATCTAAATTTACCATTTCTTCTATGTGGTAATATCGTATGTGGTATTTCTATTTTTTCTTTTCTATATTCAACATTTGTAGATTCTCCAAAATCCAAATTCATAGTAAATAAATCTAAAACTAAATTATCTTCTGGAAATTTGATGTGTAAATTTTTAATTTCTTTAGGAGTCAAACATCTATCCCACATTGCTATCGATGCAACTGCTCCTTTAAAAAAAGATTCAACGGGAGATTTTGAATATCCAATATAAAACGGCTCCATACCATATCGTTTCAATGGTTCATTATATATTAAGGGAGATTGTGTACCCGTTCCCAATCTTGCATCACTTTCTCTACCATTTAAATAGAAATGTATTTTTTTATTATCTGCATCAACAGCCATTGTAATCCAACTCCATTGATTCTCATATCTTTTAATCCATTGATACAAATGCCCTTTCATTCTATCCCAAAGTTGCATTGTATATGCTCTACTATTATTAAACGATAATCCCCAATCATAACCAGGTTTTCTGAAGATTGGATATTCCATAAATTGTCTATTATTATCTCCAATTAGCCAAATAGGAACTTTTTCAATTTGCTGTTCAGCTTTTACTAATACTGAAATAGTATGTGAGTTTGAAATACAATTCTTTTGTTCTCTCGAAGGTCTAAATTCTATTTTCGAATCTACACCATTAAAATATGCTACAACTTGCTCTTCGTTATAATCTAATTTAGTTTTTTCAGCATATCCTTCCATCACACATCTCCAAAATAAATCATCATCTTCCATTCCCCAATCCCAATAATCATTAGAGTACCCATTAGTTCGTTCAACTTGTTCCTTAGAAAACACAACCGCTCCTCCAAAGTATTCTTCATATTTTAATTGATAATCCGATTGTGAGATACGAACTGCAATGTGTTGGGGATTATCATTAGGAAACGAATAATCACAACTCTCATCTTCAGGAACCATATCTATATCATGCCAAACGATGTAATCACATCCATCATCAAATGCATGTTTAGCTGCAATGTTTTTCATTAAACCTCTATTGAATAATTTATCATCACATTGATGTGCTAAATAAATTGTATGTTCAATTCCCCTCTCTTCCAAAAACTTTGAAACATGAGGAACAAACTCATTCATATGAGCTTCTCTATTTCTATATGGTACACATACTCCTAATTTCATTATATACCTACATTTATTATTCTAATATTTTTATCAGATTTTTTAACACCATGTTCTATGAATTCCAAAGTTGATAAACCATCATTTTTTAATAATTCATCATTATCAATTACTTCGTTTACAAATCGTAATTGATTCCATCGAGTACATTCATTTTTCCATTTATTTCCTAAAAAGCCATTTTCATCATGTTTTAATGATTTAAATTTACTCTTTCTTCTATGTGGAATTAAATATTTAATTTCATCGGAATCCGATGTTTCTACCATTTCACAAGCAATTATATCTGCATAATTTTTATGACCTGATAAATCTTTTAATCTATACTCATAAATTTTAGATGCATCATAATACATTTGTAAAGAAGTAGATTTTGGTAGTAATTCATCCAATTCAGTTCCCATTTTATAGATGGTATCCTCATTTAAAACTTCATCAAAATAAGCAAACGATTTAAAATATCCTTTAAACCAATTTGGTATAAGTTCTCTGTTTGGATTCCCTACTCCAATATAAAACTCTTTAGCAATTTTATAATCAACTAAAAATTTTCTAATACTATCAGTTTTACCAACACAAATACCATCTTGATAAACGCTTATAATCTTTTCATCTGAATCATAAGTCAATGTAATATTTGTTAAGTAGTTTGGTTTAATTTCTGAATTTATAAAATGAGAATTTAGTTTATAATCAAATGCACAAAAGTTGTATCTATGAAATGATGTATATGAAATAGCAAAATCATATCCAGGTATACTGAATATTGTAAATTCATCAGATTCTTTATTGTGGTCTAATTTTAATTCATCTGGACAAAATGTCAATGATAAAGTAAAATGATAATTAAAGTCTATTATATTTTTTACTTTTATATAAGAATCAATTCCATTTAATTTTAAAAGTTTACGATTTCCAATATTTTTAAAATATTTAGTATCAAGTGATACATTATACTTTTTACATCTTAATAATAAATCATCATCTTCATAACCCCATCCCCAATATTTATTAGAATACCCATCAATTGATTCAAATACTTTTGTTGGAAACATTGTTACACCACCAAAGTAAGTATCAAATATTTCTCTCTTTTTTTCATCAATAGAGTATTGAAAATCGGTTGCTAAATGTAATGGTATATCTGAATAAGAATAATCAACACTCAATGGAATCATATCTACATCGTGAAATACTACATAATCGCATTTTAGTTTTTTTGCATAAGTAAATCCAATATTAAGAAGCATACCACGATTGAATAATTTAGCATCATCTTGTTCAACTATAATTAATTCGTAATCGATACGAGCACTACTGAAGTAATTAATCAATGATTGCTTAAATGCTTCTAAATGTTCGTATCGATTTCTATATGGTACAATGATTCCTAATTTGTGATTAGTCTGCATCACCCTCTACTACCTTTTTGTGAAATTCAGCTAAATACCATTGTATTCTTTCACCCCACTCATCTTTATCAATTTCTTCAAACCAAACAGTTAATGCATCTAAAGAGTTTGCAATCTTTTCTAATGCTTTAACTTTTTTAGCTTCTAATAATAATAATTCAGATGCTTCTTGCGTTTCTTGTTGTTCTTTTTTTGTAGACATAACTTTATTATTTTTATAAAGATAATATATTTTATTTAAAATTCCAAATTATATTGTAACTATTTTTTGAATTAATTCTGACCATTTTGAGTATTCTCCTTGCTGAATATATTCCATACCAAATTCCGAATTAGCAATATCAATTTCAAAATTATTTCTTCTAATTGCTTGGTACATTTTTAAATATTCTGATGAATATGCATAATCTTTTCTAATATCGGCTACTGCTTTAATTCTTTCTACACAAGTACTATCCCATTTAAAATGATGAACCTGTGCATTATATTTATCAATAGGTGCTATTAGTTTATTTTCAGTTTGTGGGCCCCATAAAGTTTCTCCATTTACTTTTGCATAATGTTGGCCTGAAGTTATCTCAACATATCCTTTCATTACACATACTTTATTTGGACACGCACCACTTAATGGGTATCTAAAGAATCCTGCAAGTGGAAATTGGTCAAATATATTTTTATAAGGTAATATTTCAGGAAAACTTCCAAATGTACCAATTCTATCTATAAACCCACCTCTAACAATATCCCATCCATTTTCTTCACAATCTTCAATCATAAATGGTAATGGCATTGAATATACATGCAATTCATCATCATCCGAAACTACCCACCAATCATCGGGATGTAATACCTTAGTTTCATTATATAATTGGGTTACATATTCCCAATTAAACTTTTCTTTCTTTTCAACTCTAACTACTTTTGCTGTTGGGAAATTTTTAAGTATTTCACCTACTTCATCTAAAATAGACATACCTTCCCATTCATATACTACAACATAAATTTCATCAACTATATGCTTGTAGTGATTCAACATATGCCAGAGAGTGTTTGTTCTACTTCCTGTCACTGTTACTAATCTTACTTTTTTCATTTAATTTTTATTTTAACTTTTTCTTGTTAGTAGTGTCAGTCCTGTCGAGGTTGGTCTTTTTGTTCCAAATATACGAAAATTTTTTAAATTTACCAAATTCCAATCGGTATTGTTTTCTAATTCTTTTACAAATTTTGCAGGCCCATCAAATGTGGCAAAATCTTTTTTTGCATCTTCAGTAACAATAAATGTATCGTGATATAATTGGTCAGTATCATGAATAGTTATGATTCCATTTTCGGATATTATAGTTGAATATAAATCAAAATCTTTTTTAACTCCTTCATACGAATGGTCGCCATCTATATGTAGATAATCAATTTTAATATCCTGTCTAACAAAGTAATCGTAAAATGCTCTCTCCGAAGTTTCTAATATAATTTGAGGGCTGAAATGTTTTCTAAGGAATGAATCTTCTTCAGTCCAATCGGTAAATCCACCCACCCCATTTGAGGCATCTACTATAATAGTTGTACCAACATCGCCCCACTCATTTGATGAATTTCCTTCAAATATATTTTGAGAATGTAAATCAACTCTGGCTTGAGTCATTAATCGTGGAATAAATCCACCACCACTTCCAATACACACACATACCTTTGCTCTTATAAATTGTATGAATGAATATACCAATAACCCATCTCCCAAATGTAAATCAGTTGCACCATGCGTCCAACGATAGTTTATAGGAGTATGTATTTGATTACCCTCTTCATCAAATTGATGATTATTAGTAAGGTAATCTTTAACTATATTTAAATTTATAAGACTTTGCATATTTCCGTAACCCAATTTTGTTTATTTGTAAATTTTTCTAATCCTTTCTTTAACCTATCGAATTGTTTTTTATTTTTTTCAAAACCATCTTCCAATATTCTTAAATACTGATAATGGAATTGTTTTTTATTGATTGCTCTATATCGATACTTTATATCCCTCATCCAGTCCGAATGTATAATTGGTAATTTACCATTATCAATCGCATCAAATATTGCATACCCAAATGGTTCTTTAGTATAACAACCATGAAATATCTTAAATTGTTTTTCAAAAAATTTGTTGTGAAAACGATAATCAAATTCTATGAAAGTATGTACATCTGCGTTTATCTTACTACCCTCTAACATTCGTTTGTAATCGTATTTGTTTGAGAATATGAAAGCAGGAATTGCATCCAAATAATGTGCATTCTTTCGTGTTTCACACCTTGCCGCATATCCAATTTTATTACTTGCTACATCTTCGAATGGTTTATTATTTTTCCATTCGTAATAATTTGGTATTGTAATTGTATTTGGAAAATATGTGTGTATCGTATCTTTTTCATAACCTATCCATACAATATTTTTGGAATTATCTAAAATATCTTTTTGCCAATGCCAATCCAATCGTGTCATTAGATTTTCGTATTCATCGTTTAACCCTAACATATCAGGAATAAATGCATGAACAAATGTTGTGTGAGTTTTGTGAAGATACTTTTTGATTATAGGATTTGGTTTGTAAGAATGATGTAGAAAAACTATCTTATCACACTCATCTAATATCTTATCTATTTCTTCATCGTTTTGAAAAGTGTAAATTGCCCCTTTTTCTGGTAACAAAGGTCTGCCATCAACTACAATTTTGTAATCTTCCGTAACTAATGGTAAAACATTCTCCATAAAGTTATTACACCATATATCAGAACCTCCTATTATATTTTTTCCGTAACCTGTTGTTATGAATACTATCATATTTTATTTATTTATACAATTCCACCTCCGCTTCCATCGCATTTAATAGCAGTACCTAATGTTCCATTCCAATACCTAATCCAAGCACCATCCGAATAATATCCTTCCGGCGGCGAACCTGTTCCATTTGAGTATAAATAGAATTCTGTTGCGAATTTCCAACTATTATCGTATTGTCCGATATAATATGTACTAGTTATATTACTACAAGCCGTTTGTGCATCATAATCAAATCCTAAATAAACTTCGGGATAATAAATCCATCCACAATATGTAGAATTTGTTTCAACATTTACCCAAGTATAGCCACCACTTCCGTCGTGATATTTTTGTTGCTTTGTATAGCCAGAACATTGATATTCGGTAGGACTAACAGGCCCATATGATGGAACTTGTATTGGACAATTTGCTCTTGAACCAAATGGCTGTGCAATCGTTGTAGCTCCATATCCTTTGCCTATCGGAACATATCTACCATTGTAACTAAGATAACCAATTGTAACAGTGGTTGGATATGATGAAAAATAGCTAGAAATAAATGTACTTGCATTTTCAAATGTAGCACCCGTTGGCATTTCGACTGTTATATTTGTATACGATGAATCACATCCACCATTGGTTCCAGATGGAACACCTGCTGATGCTTCTCTAAATCGTACTCCCAAATAATTTGGTGGAGCTGGTAAATTAAATGTTATTTCATTAAAACTTACAACATTACCAACACTATCAGCGATAAATGCTATATATGAGCCATTTGCTAAATTTAAAGCATAATCCCCAATTGCTCTATGAGTTGCATCCGTATTTAAATACCAATAATATCCCGTTCCGCTACCACCGCTCGCCGATGTAACTCTAATATAAGCTTCCCCTGCATATGTTCCGCCGGATGTTATAGTACCTGTCAATGATGGATAATTACAATTGATGACATATCCAAATTTATCTCTAGTATTATTAGCACTATCTCGTATTTGTATCATCCAGTTACCATTTGGTAATATACCGCCGGTTGTACCAGTACCATATATCCAATTTGAATAGGATGAATCGGGGTCTGTTTCTATTTTGTATCTCCAAGTATAAGGTGCGCCGCTTCCTGCACTAAATGAACTAACATTTATATATCCTTTATTTGGTGCATTTGATTGACAACCATAACTTGTTACTGCATTTAAATTCAATGTACAACTTCCATTAGAATTTACATATGCTTGTCCTTCGGTATTAAAATTACTATCACCACTTGCTAAAGCATTTGCATTTGCTTGTGAAATGTATGATGTATATGTTTTTGTAAATGTAACACTACCGGCATCGTATCCACTAGCACAATTGTTTCTTGTAAAAGTTCCACTTCTAGTTGCGTTATAATATACCGATGATTTACCATAAAATTCAGACATTTGTAAATCATTACTACCATCGGTTGTGTACGAAACCGAATAGGCAGTTCCAGCTGAAGCTAAATCTATTTGTGTACCCGATGCGATTCCTCTATCGGTATTAAATAAATTCATTGTAAGTTCTCCACTAGCAGGTATAGCCATTATTTGTTATTTTTTAATTCGGTAATTTCTTTTTTCAATTCTTTTATGGATTCTATCAACAAAGGAATTATTTTTTCGTATCTAACCGCCAAATATCCATCTTCTCTTTTCATAACAACTTCAGGTAAAACTTCTTCTATTTGTTGAGCGATGACTCCGATATCGTGCTTTTTGATTAAACTTTGTGCATCTTTATCATCACCAACTTCCTTTTCCATATACTCTTCTGTCCAATCAAATTCAACTCCATCAATTTTATCAATTTTATCTAATGCGTTTTCTATTGGAATAATGTTTTCTTTCAATCTTTTATCCGATGAAGCGTATGCCGTAATATTTCCCGTTGCGGATAATGAACCACCGATTTTAACATATGCTCCAGTAAATGAACTTCTATCAATTCTTAAATAAGTATCTTGTGCATTTACTACTTGAAACCCTTTATCTGTAATTTCAGTTGCTTCAACCGATGATGCTATCGAAACATTTGAAACGGAACTACTTTTTGCATAAAATTGAGTAGTAGCAGTTGTATTACTATATTGTGTTCTCCTCCAAACTAATCTAGCATAATATGTACCAGATGTGGCTGCAGAAAATGCTATACTATTAGTGGATGCTGAAATAGAAACAGTTCCTGTGCTACTTATACCATTACTACCCACTGTACCTGTACCAACTATGTTATTGAAATTAATATCAGATGCAATTTCCCAACCTACACCGACCCACAAATATCCACTCCAACCACCAGGAGTAGTAGCTATACCACCAACTGCGGCCATTGATATTGTTCCACTATATGTACCGGCTGCAGATACACTAAATGAGAATCCACTACCATATAATGATTGAGAACCTATGGTTGATACCGCATCCGACCAAGACATAACATTATTACTACCAAATGAAATAGTTAAACTATTTCCAGCTCCTAAATCTGTCAAATCACCTGCTCTGATTGTTAATTTTGGGTTTCCAGATGTATTATTAACTGCTATTAATGGAGATGGTGAGAAAGTTAATCTACTATAACCACTACCATCAGGTGGAGATGATAATTTATCAGGATTGATAGTCCATCCACCAATTTGACCGGTCGTAAATACTGCATTTTTACCAGAAAATTCTAATGCGGATATGTGGGATGCATCTAATGTATTTGCTACAACTTTTCCCGTTGTAATAGAATTATCATCTATATAAGTTGCATTTACGGAATTTCTAGTAGCTAAAGAACCTAATCCCGATACCGATGCGTTTGGTACTGTAACACCTGCTTGCAATGTTAAAGATGTAGCGGTGATACCACCTTGAATAGCTAAATTTGTACCATCAAATGTCAATTTACTACCCAATGAAAATATATCAGTAGAGCCCGATTTAAAATAAAATGGAGTATTTGAATTATTATATGTACCCGTACCTACATAAATTGCCTTATTAGTACCATCTAATGTTATACCATTAGTACCTACTTTTAAAACATTTGAAATATATCCATTTGCACCTGCTATAACGGGGGATATGATACTATCATTACTAATCAATGTTCCACCCGAATATGTGCCATTTGCTATACTGTCTGCTACTGATTTTGCATTTGTAAATGCCGCCGAAGCCGATAGTGCCGCATTAGAACCTGCTAAAGAAGCGGCCGCTGAACCCGATGTGACCGCATTTGTTCCTATTGTGTTTGCATAGGTTTGCGTTGCCGCATTTCCACCTGTTACATTTATTGTACCATTTACTTCCAAAGAACTACCATTCCATTTCAATTGGTCTTTTAATGAAAATTGTCCGGCACTATCTAAATAAATTGCCGTATTTGAGTTATTGTATGTACCTGTTCCTATGTATATTTTACGAGTAGTGGTTCTTGCATCCAAATTAATTTGTGCTGCAGAGGTATCACCAACTGTAAATAATTCTTTTATATATCCAACTTGTCCACCAATTGCAGGAGAATAAATTGTAGTATCACCTATAAATGAACCACTATATTGTCCATCTGCTAATTCTTGTACTTTTGATAAAGAAGATGATAAAATTATTGAATTTGAAGAACTTACTGATGAACTCAATGATGTAATGGATGAACTTACCGATGAACTCAATGATGTAATACTACCACTTGCAGATGAACTATAAACAGTCATCGTTCCACTAATAGAAGATGATACTGCGTATAATTGTGATAACGAAGAAGATGCCGATGAACTAATTAATGTTATCGTTCCACCTAAATTATTATTACCACCTGTAAATAATGCTGATTGGGTAACTGCAACTGGCACATAGTTATTATTTACATCGTAAAATTCAAAATTAAATTCATAAGTTTCATTACCAATCACAGTTGGCATTGATGTTACAAATTCAATTTCAGATGGTGAAAATGCAGTATCTTGTGTTAATTTTAAACTAACATTTCCTAAATGCCATTCACTTTGTGATTGTGAAAAATATAAACTTGCAGTTGGTTCTGCATTTGGTAATGTAAATTGAATAGTTTGGTCTTTTAAATTCTTTGTAGGAGTTATTCCATATAAAGTACCAACCAAATACTCACCATTATTTGAACCACTAATATAAATACCCAAATTACTTGCAGTTGATGATGAATAAAATGCATCAATCCCTAATTCATACACACTTATATCTGATAAATTTAATGATGAACTATATTTAAAATATCCACCACCATTTAATTTAACACCATTATCAATTCGACTTGAAGTCAATTGAGTAGTTACCCCATCTGCAATCCATAATTTTTCTAAAGTTTCGGATGTAAATAATCCAGCATTTCCAACTACACTACCACTTAATTCATAAGTTGTAAGTAATTCTTTCGATTCAACCAAAATATCTTGTATTAAATCGGAATCGGAAATATCACCCAAAGAAGTTCTAAATACCTTTATCCTTTTAACATCACCTGCAAATGTTTCCATTTGAGATATTTTAATATTAGCAAAGGATGATACAACATTTGATTCAACTTTTAAACCATCAACTATTGTGTAAATTGGTGAAAGAGTTTCACTAATACTCGCCGATGGTCTTCTATAAAAACGAATTTTAGTTGTATTCGCTAAAGATGGATTAACATTTATTTGTTTTTGCCACTTTACATTATATTGACCTTCCCATTCAAATGGAATAGGAGTATTTAATCCATTATTATTATATGATGATAATTCACCTAATATTGTAATTGTAGCAGGCCCATATGCCGTATCGGGGTAAATGTGAACCGCTACTACTTTGGAAACACCCTCATAATATTCGGTAACAATTTCAGTTCCACCAACTGATGATGAAACTATACCTTCCCCTGGTTCGTGATAAATTACATTACCACTAGCATCTTTTATTTCTATCTTAATTAAGGTATCTGGTACCAAATATTCAGAACCTTGTATTAAAAATGCATTCTTACCACCCGTTAAGGTATCTGCTAATTCGGTTATTTTAAAATATTCACTATTCGGATTAGTATCAGTAACAAATGTTTGATATCTATCCAAATTTTCAGCAAATAAAGTTTTTTGTATTACAGCCATTATTCTCTTTTTAAATAAATATTCTTAAAAAAATAAATCTACCATATTTATATAAAGAAAACTAATGAATAGTTTATTAAACTAAAGAAAACTAAAGAGTTATGAAATACGCTATGTTACAAATAAAAAAAGAAACCCATGAACTTCTCAAAAATTATTGCGAAGAACACGGGTTTAAAATGGGAAGTTTAGTGGAAAACTTAATTAAGAAACATGTTGGTGTAACTAAACCTCAAGCTAGTGTGTTGAAAGCTGACAAGGTTAGAAGTCAATCTTACTAAATCCATTTTCTTTTTTTATTTCTATCAATCCATCTACGATATCTCGCATTTGTTCTAAGTGAGAAATTACCCAAATGAAATCAAATTGAGTTTTAAGATACTGCATCATCATAAATAAGGATGATAAGTTATCACTATCCAATGTACCAAATCCTTCATCGATTACTAAAAAGTTTGGACGAGGTAAATTACATACATTGATAAGTGCAACTCTAATAGCCAATCCACTTACGAATTTCTCCATACCACTACACATTTCTAATGGCCACTCTTGGTCATCATAAACTATTTTTGCATTAATTGATTTACCATCAACTTCCATTACAACTCCAAAATCTACTACTTGTGAAAGAATATTATTCACTTCATTTTCGATTACTGGCAATGCTTTAGAAATCAACTCATAAGGTATGCCATCTCTCTTAACTGCATCTAAATAATAGGTGTATAGGCGATTCTTTTCTTCTAATTCCTTAACATCATTCATCTTACCTTTTATCCCCTCTATAAACGAAGATATGGAAGAAATAGAACCATTCACACTTGCTATATCTTTAGTTACTTTTTTGATTTCACCTTCTATTTCGGATTTAGTTCTTTTTAAACCAGATATCACTTCGTTAATTTGTGCATTCTTTTTAATAGTTGCTTCATTGTCGTGATATTTCTGAATATTAACCTTAACCGATTCTAATTGATGTTCTAATAATTCTTCTTTAGTATTCAATCCTTGCAATTCTGCTTCAGATTTTTCTTTAATAACAATTGCTTTACCATATTTAGCTCGCAACTCTAACATAGAATCGTATTGAGATTTTGCATCTTCAAACATATTCATAACATTAGAAAATCCACTTAAATCGTTTAAAGCTTCATCTACATTAACCTCTAAATATTCCAAATCTTCTTTTGCTTTCATTGCATCTTTTACGAATACATTATCACAACAAAATTTACAATTAGGGTCATATTGGTGTGAATCCAAATGTTTAATCTTCTCTTCCGCTGCTTCTAAAGTTTTTTGAGCAACATAGTAAATATTGTTTGCTACATTAAAATCCTTTTCGGCTTGTACATAATTGGAATTTGCTTCCTCAATATCAATATAATCATCTTCTGAAAAATAGAATTTCTTTTTATCTTCCATTGATGCTGATATCTCACTTATAACCTTTGTATAATTTTCTATATTTTCTACTTTGGCTTTCTTTTCTGCAAGAATGTGTAGGATATCTCTACCAATTGAATTTTGTTGTTTAGTTAAACTATCTAAATCCAAATTACCATCCATTGGAGTAAGTTCTGCACTTAATCCAACAATTCTATTATTTAAATCAGTAGCATCATCGTTTAATCTACCCAATTCTTTTTCTAAATCCTTTAATTCAACCTTCTTATCTTTTAATTCAGTTGCCTTATCAGCCAATTCAGATGTGAAATCGGTTTTCTTAAAGTTCTTAATTAGAACGGATACTTCTTTGATATCTTCGGTTGCAGTTTCATACAATTTATCGAATACATTCAATCCCATAAATTGTGCTAATAAATCTTTTCTTTCCGATTGTGATTTATCAATGAATAATGCGTTATTACCTTGTAATGAAAGAGCAGTTAATACGAAATCTTCATACTTGCCAACATATTGTTCAATGATTTGGTTTGTATCTCGTCTCTCCGTTCCATTTAAAGATGTTTTATCATCCCCATCTTGTCTCCAGAATTGTACATCTACTTTAACATTCTTTCCTTTGTTAATTGTCTTTGCGGTTCTTTCGATATGATAATCCAATCCATCAATTTGAAAGTGTAAATGACAAGAGAATTCTGATTTACGATTATTTAGAATATTAGCTGCTTTGTAAGCTCTACTACTCTTATCATATAAACAAAATGATACTGCATCAAATAAAGATGATTTACCCTGTGCATTTGGTGCAAATAATCCCATCAATCCACCTAACTTTGTGAAATCAATTTTGTTATTCTCTCCATAACTAAACATATTTGAAAACTCAAACTTAATTGGTTTCCATTGAATATTTCTTTGTACATCTTCATTTACAATTCTACTATTAATATCTCTATTGATTATTTGTAATTTATCCAAATCTTCTTTAACTACAAACGGCATCATTCTCTCAACATATTCATTGATAAGAGAGTTCTGATAATTGATATCCGAAATATCTTCAAAATCTAATTTGTTTAATCTATTACCTGTTTTTGATTTAGAAAGAGAATCGGTTCTGATAATTGTGAAATCCTCAACACCATACCTCATCTTAATTTCAGCCATTACTCTTTTAGTATCAGCAGAATCAGTATTAGATAAACGAACTCTTAAACGAGGTTTCTTTGGCATATCCGATACAATAGGAACTTTCCCATTATCAATATCCATTGTGTAATATCCATAATCGTTGTGAATATCAACCGATTCGTAAGTCATTGTATCCAAATTCCAAACAAGGAATCCGTGCTTATCCAAAGTTTCACCAAAGTTTTGTTGAACCAATGAACCGGCATAAACTACTTTACAACCTTTTGGAGAAATCATCTCTTGTCTTTTATGAATATCACCTAATAAGGCTAAATCATACCCATCGAACATATCGGTTGTAAAATGTCTACTACTTACAACATATCCAATATCTGTCATTGAATTATCAACTGGCCCGTGAAATAAAGCAATCTTTTTATTTCCACTTAAAGTTTCTGCTTTAGGCCAATTAGATTTATCATCAAAAATACTGAATACACCAAAATCCACTCCACCAATAGAGTAAACTTGCGTATCCCTCAAATATGTAAAGTTTGGTAAATTTAATGCCTCCACAATTGGAGTAAGTACATCCAATCTATCGGAATTATTCATATTACAATCGTGATTACCTGTAATAAGAATAGTTTCACAATGTTTAGAACATTCCGTAAATAACCAACTAATCTCTCTCACTAATTCGGGAGAAAGTTCCAATTTAGCATGAGCTATATCACCCGCTAAATAAATGATTGAATCTTCAGTTCCTCTTTGACGGATTTCTTCAAACATTTTTTCAAACACCTGTCTATACTCATTGTGTCTTTTCACATTACGGATGTGTACATCGGCAATATGATAAATCTTTTTTAATTTACTCATAAACTCATAATCTTGTTTAACAATAATTCCTCCGATGAAAACTCTTTAGTTTTCTTTAGTTCTTCATAAAACTTATCGTATCCAATTTCGGATGCATCTTTATCTTTCATATACATCATCTTAACATTGATACCTTGCTTACGAAAATATTCTGCTGCTTTAAGTGCTTCATTAATTGCATCATTATCCAATGAAATAATAATATCACTAACTCCACTCATAAAGATTTTTTCTACTAATAATTTTGATGGAAACTTACCTAATAATGGGATTGCGTTTCTTTTAATTGTAATTGCATCAAAAACCCCCTCACATAATATGATTGGTTCATTCCAATTAACTTGCGATTCCAAACAAATTACATTTTTACTGATTGGTGGGTTTTTGTATTTCATTTTCTCTTCTGGGTAATATGAACGAGAAACAAAGTAGTTTAATTGTCCATCGCAATTATATGATGGTATAATTACTCTCCTACTATATAAACCTTCTTTACAATAACCTATGTTGTACTTAATAATTTCCTTTTGAGTGATTCCTCTTTCATTTAAATAGTGAATAGCATGTTTATATTCGGGATTAAATCCCTTTGGTTCTTCTACTAAACTAATAAATTCTTTTGGTAACTGAATGAATACTTTTGTACCTTCATCTTCGTTTTGAAGATTATAATTGGAATCCCCATATATTTCTCTAATAATGGATATGGTTTTTCTATCAACATCCAATCTCTTTAATAAAGAAGTTAATTTCTTACCACCACTATTACAAGTCCAACAATGCCATTTTTGAGTTTCGGTATTGACTTGTAGTTTTTGTTTGTGGTGATTACAAAATGGACAATAAAATGCTAATTCGTTACCCCTTAAATTGGAATAACTACCCAACGCATTAGAAAGCGTAGATACTACGATATTTTTGTCAGTACTTTTCAACACAATCCAAAGATACGACAAATATTTTATATTTCCAAATATTTTAGAACCAATCTTCCGGTATTACCTTATCGGCATACTTAAATCCGTTCTTATCGCACCAATCTGCGTAAGTAGTTTTTGAGTTTTTACTTATCTTGTTCTTTGAATTGGAGAATACGAATCGTATATCCAAGTTGGGGTTTTGTTGTTTAACCAATAGATGTTTCTTTCTATCAGCTGCAAGGAATCTGCCTTTGGTTTCTACGAAAATACCATTAGGCAACTTAAAATCAGGATTGTAAGTATGTTTAGAAGCAGGTATAATATAATCCACTTTTTCGGACTCATATTTAACCTCAATCCCTTTACTTTCGATTTGTATTGAAATATTTTCTTCAAGACCAGATTTAAATCCGTATTTTCTAGCAACCCAACTGCTAGATTTCTTTGTAACTTTTTTAGCCATTAAATTGGTTTATTTTTTTGCTTTATCAGAATATTTTTCTGCTTTTAATTCACCACCTCTACCTGCTTTATATTTTGCAGCTGTTAATACTTGTTCATCTACTTTTTTATTATCATTAGTAGTATATGGTGTTTTTGCCGCAACTCCTGCATCAAACCCAATTTTATCAACACCCAATGCTGATTGAGCTGCTTTGTATAATTCTAAAATCTTTGACATATTTTCCTTTGTTTAGTAATAAATATAAATTATAAATCAAAACGAACAATAAAATTGACTGGGATATCTGGTTCCGATTTGATTGGTTGTGGTAATTTTGCAACTGCTACTAAATCCATTTCATCATCATATAATCCAATTGTTGTTATAAATGGTGCTAAGAATGAACCAGTAGTATCGATTGAACCACTCAAATCATAATGTTCAAATCCTGCAAAATGAGTAGAAGAACTTACAGAAGATGTGTATCTAAAATCCAAACTATTTCCATTTTCTAATATAGATTTTTTACGAATATATTTAGTTCCGGCATTTGTTATAGCTTTATATACTTTACCATCGGTACCAGTAACATATTCCGATACCTTACCTACTTCAACTACTGCCGATGGGTTTTGTGATACATTAAATTCATCTTGATTAACAACCAAAAGATATTCATGCTCATATATTGTTTGTGTAGATTTATATGATAAATCCCAATTGGTGTTAAGTAAATCATTAACGGCTCTCGTTATTACAATTAACCCCTGTGCATAAAATACATTACCAATTTTATCAGTAGCTGCTGCTCCTTGTAAAAATGGTATATTATCGACAACCATTACACCACTCTCTACATCAAAACTGATAATATTCATATCATAGTCTACACCTTGATATCTTAAATTAAAACTACCTGATTGGATATCCCAATTTCCCGTACCCGTTTGAACGGATGCAGTATATCCTGCGCTTAGTAAATCTTCAAATAATAATACATTTGATTCCAACTCAACCGATACTATTGTAATAGTATCACCTTTTGCACTTATTAAATTACCATCACCATCATCTATAAATGGGTTATCTGCGCCATCTAATAGATAAACAGAACCCTTCTTAATACCCTCACCAACATATACTTGTGGAATTGAAATTACCTTTGCACTTCCACTTAAAAATCTATCTCTACCAGCCGATTCGGTTACATATGTATTAGATTTAGTACCACTTCTTAAAAATGGATTATCTTCATGTCCGTTGTAGAATTGAGCTCTTAATTGACCAAATATTGCTCTTTTTTGAAAAGATAAATCAGCATCAGTCGATAATGATGCAGATAAGTAATTACCATCCTCAGCTTCTAATAAAGAAATTGTATTTGAAGATTCATCAAAACTCCATTCTTTATAGGCTTTAAACGGCCTTATACTAATATCCGATTTTGGTATTCTTTTTAACATATCGTATATAAATATCTCTGAAACTAAAAACCCACCAATTAGGTGGGTCTAAAGTTCATTAGTTACTCTCTATTAAAAATCTAACTTTACTTTTATTGCTACTTCCTTATCAAATGATTTTTCAATTGGTTTGGATGTTTTTGCTACTGCTAATAATTCGTTTGCATCATTATATAAACCAACCGTTGTAATATACACATGCGGGTCTTTTTCAAATGATGAATTTGCAAATGCTCCTACCGAACCACTTACGAATGTTGGGTTGTTTGAGAAGTTGAATTCTCTATTATTTGCTCTTACGAAATAATGTGATGTAGAAACATTTTCAGTTCTACGAGCTTGGAAATCGGCTCCCTTATTAAGTGCATCTAATAATTTTAATGAACCAGATGCTGAACCCGATTGGTGATATTGTGCCGTAGTTGAACCAACTGCCGCCATTAAGTTACCACCTACCGATGCTGATAATGCTGATGGGTTTAATAACACAACACCCATATCTGGGTAGAATAAACCAAATCCTGCTCCATTAGATGCCGTATATGTATTGATTGATGCAGTTAATGCTGAGCCAATATTTAATGAACCACTTGCTAAATAATAAACTCTACCAGCAGTTGTTACATTTTCATCAGTACCACCACTATTATCAATCAATGTTACCAATCCAACCGAACCTGATAGGTTGATTGAAATGTTACCCGGGTCTAATCTTTCTTTGTATCTTGCTCTATTTACATTAATTGCGTAGAATGATGTCATATTATTTCCAGCATAATCCGTAAAATATGTATCAGCAGAATCTAACAATACATTTTTTAATTGATTATAAACTGCTTTTGTAGAAAGAGTAGATGAATCATCTTGTGTTAAAGTTGGCGCACCATATCCGTTTACATCACCATATGCGATTGAAAACTGAACTTCGGATGAACCCGTTGCTGCCGAATCATATACATCTAAGTAATACTTACCCGTTGCCGAATTAAGTTGTACCGCTGATGTGTAAAATGCGTTTAATGAACCTGTATCACCACTCCAAATACCTGAAGTTACGATTTCAGTTCTATTAGTTACTTTATCAATTGCTCCGAATTTTTTATAAATACCATTTGTGATGGTAGTTAAGTCAGAACTAATTTGCTCACCAGTTCCTAAAAATTGGTTCATCAATCTAACTAATTCGTTAGTATCAATGGGAGTACCAGCCGTATTGGCTGCGCCTGCTAAGTATTGTGATATATTACTTGCTAAAAGGGCTCCTCTATTATCTCTTATTAATGCCATAGTTTAATTATTGTACATATGTTACGGTGATTGGAATAGTTTGTGAACCACCTGTTTCGTTACCATAAACAGTTATAGTTGTTCTGATAGTCGAAGTTAAAGATGGGTTAGGAATAAACTTAAATGTTAATCCTTTTGCGATTGCTGCAGTTGCAGATACATCATCACCAATGAAAACAGGTACTGAACCTACATCGGATGTTACACCTTCTCCTACAATATCACCGGCATTTTTGTTAGATAATACAATAGTATATCCCAAACTTCTATTTCCGGCTGGAGATGTTGTTGGAGATAATGCTACCTCACCACTTTTTTGATTAACTGAAATGTTAGGAACACCAAATTCCACAACAGGAATACGAGTTGTATTTTTAGGAAGTGTTACTAATTTATATTTCATTACCTGAGTCTCATCAGGGTTTGCTTCTAAAACTGGCATATTCTTAATTGCTGCATCATAATATGCAGAACCAAGTGGATGCGCTGGTTCATAAAGAGTATAATCAATCTCATCATCTGCTAAAGCAAATTGAGTGATGTTTAATCCTTGTCCAGCTGCCAATTTTTCTCTACCTTTTTTTGTTAAGATAGCATCAACTGTTAATTCGGTATTACTTAAATATCCCATAGTATATTATTATTCTTTGTTTATAAATATAATTATTTTAAAAATCCGTTATTCTACTTCCAAAATTGGTTCATTAGATGCTCTACCTGCTTTATTTACTTTCAATGTATTTGGATTAGATACAAATGTTTCAATTGGAGAACTACCATCCAATGTTGTTGCGGCTGTATTTTTACTTCCTAAATAATAAGAATTTCTTAATCCGGTTGTTAAATCCGAAGTAAATTTATTATGAGTTGGTAAGTATCCATCGATATTTTTAACTGCTATAATATCTCCACCAATCGTAGGAGGAGTTGAACCACTAAATGGTTGTATATTTAATTTAGTTTCAGTATAAACAGATGATGTTAATTCATACCCACCTCTAGGGTCACCTTTACCACCAATTACTATTTTAAATTTAGAAACTTCTCTTTCTTTTTGTTCAGTCACCAATTGAACTCTAACTCTTTCTTTTACTCGTCTACCATCTTTATCGAAATATGTTCTAATAGCAGAGCCACTTTGTGCATAAATACCAAATCCAATATTTTCATAATCAGTTTGACCTACAACTTCATTTGATGATAAAATATCAAATTCAGTAAGAATAGTTGGTAAATCTAATTTAGCATCTATACTAACTTCTTCTTGATAACTAACACCACTTGCATCAGTATCAGCTACATAATCATAAGTTGATTCGTATTGATAATTTTCTGCAATAGTTCTATCAACCGATGCTGTATAAATAATTGCATCATATTGATTATTTTCCGAACTAATATTGTATTCTGATGTAGTATCTAATGTTACTTCGTTTTGATTATTTTCAGAACTTAATATTGTTGTATCACTATAATGGATAACACTTTCTTGTTGATATTCTTCTCCGCTTGGTTTTTTATGTGCAACTTTACTTCTTTCCAAGATATGTGGTTCTATTAATAAACCAGTAGTTGCTTTAACTCTTGCCGGCAACATTTTCTTAATATCTTCAAACATAGATTTCTCATATAGTTTGATTAAGTTAATGTATTCGTAAATATCTCTACCATCAAATCGTTGGAAATAATAATTTCTTAAATTATCCAATCGTTTGTAATTTGGTTTGTAACTATCCGATGGGTCACCAATGTAGTTATCTAAATTAATTCCACCAAATGATTTAGCAATATCAATATTCAACTCTTTTGTAGGAGAGAAGAATAAACCAACTCTATTAGAATCGGTTGGAGATTGGTCAAATGCTTTTTTAGTTGCTCTACTTTTATGTGATAAATCTGAAACTAATTCTTGTGATTCAAATCTAACTTTATTTGTAGAATATCTACCAGCTCCCAAGTCAGGTATTTCCAATACTACACTTCTATCAATTGCTTCAAATTGGAATGGGTATATCCCTATATCAACAAACCCACTTGCACTTGCATATAGTAATGGTGCCGCATTAGTAGAGTTAAGTTGTATCAATGAACCACTTTCGTAATCATTTCTACTATATCCATTTTCAAAGTAAATGTTTGTATCAACATTTATTAAAGAAGCAGTTGCATATAAATTTTTAGGATATTCAAAATCCAAACGGAAATATAAATCATCCGTTGAAGATGAAATATGATTACCATTAATCATTTCAGGGAATGAAACGTGTTCATAAAATCTTTCAGTATTTAATACTTCAGACCACATACGGAATTCATCCATTGAACCACTATATATAGAGCCAACTGTTAATATTGAATTACTTTCCCAATCAACTGAAATGGATTGTGATATAGAAGTACCAAATATAGTTCTTTCTTTATCGGCTTGTCTAACATTCAATTGAATACCATTTGAACCAGAACTTACAGATAATCCAAAAAATTTTCCATTAAATATTGGTAGTGATGGTGTTTGAAATGTAGAGGAACTACCACTAAATTTAACTACACCATAATCACTATTTAATGAACCATTTAAAGTTACACTCCAATTATCCGTTTCCAATAATGTCCAATCCCCACCATATGCCGGCTTAACAAACATTTCCAATGTAGATGGTTTTATACCTTTATCAGTATCTTTCCAATCCATAGAAATAGATGAACCACTATTGAATTTAAGAGCAGTAGTAACATTATCCATTACTAATTTACTTTTAGTAGCTTCCGTTACTTCTGGTCCACCAAATTCTAAAATAGAAAGATTAGATGATGGAATACCATAACAACTTAATAATGCATATACACCTCTTCGTGTTCCTTTATGTTTTAGTAGATAAGGTAAGTTATTTACAATTCTTCGCCAAACTTCATATGTTCTTTGTTTAGCAGGAGATAAATTTTTAGTATTACCATCCTTATCCAATCCAAACACATAATTCCATAATTGAGCATCTGCTGCCAAATTCTTTGCATCCCAACCAAATGATTGTAATACATCGAATAATAATTTATCAGAAATACCATCTTTAGCTTTATACCCCAATCCCCTGCTCTTTTCAATAGCTTTTGTATGATAGTATATATTATCAAAGTGCTGACCAATCATTGAAAAGAATAATAACAAACTATCGTTATCATCGTTATTAACAATGTATTGTGGAATATTATTTTGAACCCAGTTTTGATTTTCAATATCAAAATTCTCAGCTAATGAAATTATATTATCATACCAAGGTCTAACATTAACAATATCAGTAGATGATAATCTAACACCATTATTATAAGGCCAAGTTATAGAACTACTATCCGATGTTGTATATGTAGATGATGAAGTATATAAGAATTTTTCAAATCCATCAAATCCTTGTATTAATTGTTGTTTTTTAATTTTATTTCTTTCAACATCTTGTCTTGCTGCAATCGAACCAGTGTATGTGGATGGATATAAATCATATCCATACAATGAACCACTAATATTTGCACCACTATCCGTAGATGAACTTAATATTAATTCCTCATATGATTCTATCAATTGAACTTTATAAACAAAGTTATCCACCCTTTCTTTTGCAGAACTGAAGTGAACAAAATTATCCCAAGCATATGTAGAACTTGATACATATTCTATATTTAAATCCGTTGTATCTATGAAAGATGAGCTCAAATATGTACCAATTAATTCATTTGATGATGTTGAACCACTTAAAATCAAATTATCTAATGATTCAAAATTAGTTGATTGTCCAGTTACGAAATCAACTTCTATATCAAAGTTAGGTCCTTTTAATGGAGGACATTTTAATTCATCTTGTTCATTTAATATAACAGTTTCAATTAATGGATTAGTCATCAACTTCGTAATCCAAAATGTTGAATTATTTACTACATTCGATGGTATTGGTGAATATAATTTTAATATTATAGATTCAACTACATCTTCATCCTTTACATACACATTACCCAATTCATCTTCTGATTTTTTGGATAGAGTCCAATTATCATTTTCCCAAGATGAAACTATAATTTGCTCATCGTTGCCAAAATTAGCAAGATGTGTTAAATATTTACTATCTGGCTCCGGTTCTACTACACTTATTTTTTCAGCAAATGCTTGAAATAATGCAGTAGATAATATATCCTCATCTAATTGTAATGTAGGTAAAGTTAATTTAGTAACAACTTCATATTCATTACCAATTAACTCTTCTGCACCACCTCTATTGTATGGTTTTAATATTAATGTTACACTATCACTACCACTCCAATTAGGATATGATTCTCTTAATGTTTTAAGATTTATTTTTAAACTTCCATTTGGAGATTGATTACTCATCAATCCAATTTTAGTTCCATCTTTTTGTTTTAACCAAACATCAACCGATGTTGCTGCAAATGTTGAATACTTAACTTCGTATTCTATATTGAAATCAGAAAAAGATGGTACATCAATCAAATCGGCAACAATTGTTTCCGTTATGGATGGAAAATCATTTATAGCAGTGAATGTAACTAATGCCTCTGCTTTTTGACCAGTTCCATAATTATTACTTTCTGCTACTAATATTACTTTCTTAGTACCATATATTTCCTTGAAATCTTTTTGGAAATATAAAGTAGTACTACCATTTGAGGCAGGTACTTCTATTGCATTGTTCGAATCAATATATATCAATACTCTATCAGCATTTTCAGTATTAAATGAAATAGCAACAGGCTTTTCAGTATCAGATTCTTTTACAGCAATCGTATATTGCGTTCTACCTAAAGTTATTTTAGGTTCTGCAAATTTAACTTCTCTACCTGCATCAACTACAACTAAAACTGTATTTTTTAATTGAGAAGCAGGTATAGTAAATGCATATGGTACTTTATTTAATCTACTAAAATCTCCATTATATTGAGATGAAATACCGCTATAAATTTGTTCTACAAAAATACCATCCGGAGTATTACCTTTAACTTCAAAATTTACCGATGCATTATCTAAAATTTGATTCGATAATTCTTTGAAAATATTGTTACCCATTTCAATATTTCCAGAATCTATTATTGAACCACCATACACAATTTGATATGATAGTGTTAAACTATTACTTAATTCATTTTGTAAATTTGAAAAGAATCCCATTTCAATTTGAGAATTGGGATTGGCAGTTGAAATTGTTGTTTGTACAATTTCAGTTTCAATTGGTAATGTTGGAATTAATGTTTTTACATTTTCAACATTAAAATTTAATGTTATAGTTCCTGATGTAAAGTTAAAAGTGCGTGGAAATGGTTGTTCTACCCATTGTTCATTTTCCCACTTATATTCGATTACTCTAATTCCTTCTGTATATTGACTTGTACCATCGTAATTAAATGAATCAAATTTAATAATAGCAACTATAAATTTAGAAAGAACTTTTCCATTATTTATACTTGCTGTATATTCTCTTCTTGAACCAAATGCAGTTGATGGGTTATGTACTACAAATGTACTAACTCCAAACCCCTTAGATTTACTATCTTCAAAGAATTCAACCGCAGAACCATTATTGGTTGACATTTGTATTTTCAATGGATTTTGGTCCACCGGTGGAACATATGGTGGCGGATTACTAATTGGCGCAGAGTTACCTCCTCCACCTCCAGTATCCGGATTTAGAAGTTCTGATGAATTAAAATCGTAAAGTCTTTCTATTGGAGTAATAGCCATTTAATCTTTTATTATAAATATTTTAATATTTTTTTATTGGAACTGCTCTTCCATTCTATCCCTATTAATATAGCCATCATTATAGTATCTATCATTATATGTCATACCACCTCCACCGCCACCACTATATACAGGCTGCTCTACAACAGGCATTGGTGTTGGTTTTGATATTGGCTCCGGCGTAGGTGCCGGTGGTGGTGAAACCTCAGGCGTTTCCACTATTGGTTGAGGTTTTGGTAGTGGCACGGGTGTTGGTTCTGGCATTGGTTTTTCTATTACAACTTCTTTTTCTATAACAGTTGTAATTGGTGGCAATTCCTTAGTACCTATTACTTTAACATCAACTTTATCAGGAGAATAGATATTTCTTTTAATATCAATTTTAGTTTGGAATGATTCTAAATTATCTTGTATTTGTTTTCTCAACTCCACAATACCAAATTCTTTTGGAACTTGATTATAATTAACACTTCTTCTTTTTAATGTTTTTATATTAAACGAAATACAATTATTTAAAATAGATTGAATTTCGGTTAATAAGATATTAAAATCATATTGTTCACAATCTTCAAACCTAGTTTCGGATGGTTTACCAAAAGTAGATTGAGATATATCGTAATATCTATTGTTTACCCAATTCTTTACACTATCTCTAAAATTTTCAAATACTCTCTTATTAAAAGTATCCAAATCTCTTAAACCAAAATCCTTTCTAATAGTTGCTCTAAAATCATTTCCAAATTTAGCAACCAACGCATCATCTATTACTGATAATGAATTTGCTTCAAATTTATCAATCGCATCTAATATATTTTTCTTATAATATTTAAAATCTTTACTTAGATTATTTATCTTTTTAAATTCAGATTTAGTTATATTATTTATATTCTCATCTTTTGTTTTTAATGGAATGATACGAATTTCTTCTCTTGAAGGGGATATTTCTTGTATCCAAACTCTTTGTAATTCATTATCTGAACCAACTTTGTTTCTAACAAAATTTATATTAATTTTAAGAATACCATTTTTAAATCCCAAATCATTTAATAGTTTTTCAATGTCAATAGCTATTTCCTTTTGGCCGCCCCCATTTACTAAACTATACATATAATTTTTAATATCTTGCTTTTTTATATAAGCAACATTATTTCCCGATTTTTGTGGTAATAAATTACTATTAATATCGTAAACAGATACTTCCATAACATCATACTTACAGTCGCCAAAATCAGTATCTTCTATTTCATTTTTAGAAACAATAAAGAAATCTTCTGGTTGTAAAAAACGACCTTCATTATCTATCTTAGCATTTACTGCTTCGAAGTTTGTATATTTTTTAATACTCATAATTTATTAAAATGATTTTGGATGATTTTTTACAAAATGAATTGTATATGATTTCAATTCAGTACTACCATCAGCTCGTTTAACATTAACAGTCATAGTTGTATCGTATCCTCTACTTTTGCCCCATCCACTAATCCATCCACCATATTCAGGGTCTATACCATCTCCACCACTTTTACTTATTGATAATTTTAAACTTTCATCTTTACCACCCTCTATTTGGAAATTTGATTTTGGAAATATTAACCAAGGTTTTTTCATTCCACCGCCAACGGGTGCTGCTAGTTCAATTGTAACAGGTTGAGTATCGTTATTTACAAATCTCAATGTTCCACCTGTTACGAATTTAGTATCACCATTATCAGGATTCAATTTACCAACTAATTTATAATTTGGTTCTTCTTTAGGTCCTTCAAATGTCAATACTACAACTTTATTTATCACATCACCACCACTAGCAGCTGCGGAATTGACGGTTGATTGTTGAATCGCTTGTTGTTGTTGAACCGCTCCCAATTGTGCTTGTAAACCACGGATAATTGCATTCAATGAATCAATTTGCTTTATTAAAGCATTAATTTGAGCTTTAAAACCTGTATTTTGGGATTGTAAAGATGCTCTTAATATGGATTCATCAACTGATTTTTGTAAAGATGTTGAAATTTGTCCACTTATATCACCAATTGTACCACCCAATGTATCTAACTGATTTGCTAATAAATCATTGGTTTGTTCTATATTTAACTTTTGATTTATTTCAGTTTGTAATTTAGTATTCAAAGATGAAACTTCATTTGTTAAATCACTAACATCATTTGTTAATTTTTCAACTTCTTTTCGTAAATCTTCAACTTCGGTTACTTTTTCATCATATAATGGTTTGGGTACTAAATCACGATTTATGGTAGGGATATCCGGCTTTAATTCCTTTACTTCTACATCAATCGCTTTCACCAATTCAACATCATCCAACTTTGTTTTAGTTAATGATTTGAATAATAAAGAAGATGCTACATTTTTATCATCTACAATAGTTACACCATATTGATTTTTAGCAATAGCAGATGAACCCGATACACTTAATATCGATTCTAATCTTGCTTTTTTTTCTTCTTCTAACTTTAATGCTATTGCTTCTAAATTAGTCATATTATACTATTTCGAATGTTAATTTATCATCAATTATGTATGTGATGCCCGATTGAATTACTTTTATTTTTAACTTATACACTCTATTGAATGGTAAAGTATTCAAATCTAATATGAAATAACTTCCGTTTGAATCACAACTTAACTTTGTATATTCGCCAAATGGATATATAACCTCATTAGTTACATAATCTTCTAATTGATAATAAGATGTAGTTGGTAAATAGCTTGTATTATCATAATCAAATGTTCCAGAGAATGTTCTCAATGGATACAATTCTCTACCTTTAACTCTTATTTTTACTTTAGTATTTTTTTCATATTTTGCTTTTAAATTGGATAGTACCACTTTAAAATTTTCAGAAGGTATAGCCGATAGTGAGCCTGTTACAAATGATGAATCATCCCAAACTAATTCTAATTTTGGTTCGTATATTGTATGAGTTTCTTTTGAGAAAAACTTCAATACACCATAATCTAATGTATCATTTTCGGCATTCAAACTATGATGAATAATCATACCATTATTAGATATAGAACCACTCAACCACATATTTACCATATTGGTTACATCCATTCTAACATCATCTGGTTCATAATTAAATGATTGAGAAGCGGAGCCACTTAAATACCAAACACCACCTTCTGCATTTGCCGAACCCGTTGTAGTATTTCCCGTTGTAGGATATATAGCAGTTCCCCCCGTCGTATCATATTCAACCCATTTATCTACTCCATTTCTATATTTCCAACTAACACCATCGGTTGATATATTATCAAACTTAGTGCCAGTTCCCATATTCCAACTTGAAGAAATGGCATTTGCATAAATCGAATATTCTAATGGAATTTCTTCTGAATTAGCTGATTTCAAATTTAAATATGCTTTCCAGCTGCCCGTTATTTCTCCACTAACTATTGATGCAGAAATAGAAGATACATCAAACTTAATTAGAGTTCTGTATATATCCTTTATATCTCCGTAATAAAGTTTACCTACTTCCAATATTTCATCTCTACCTGCATTTTGGTCAGGTTGTTGTAAGTAGATACTTGCATCGTATGATGATGTATAAAATTTATGCATTATAAAGCCCTCCCTTTTATGTCTTTGTTTGGATATTTTACTTCAAATATAGATGGGTCTAACGATGGATAAATAATTTTACCTTTAGTTGCTTGCTCTATATTATATCTATTTGTTGAATAATTACCATCCCCACCACATAAATTATGAATTTTTACAGATGGAACGCTCATAACTCCTTCTACATTTGCCAATATTAATTCTATTTCCGAAATATTGATTGGTTTATTAAATGTCCAATTATCTATATCGAAATATTTTTGCATTTCTATCAAACAACTAGCTAATACTTCGTTTTTATTATAATTTTGATAACAAATTACTTCAAAATCCAACCCAACATTTATAATAAATCCATTTATAATATTAACTGCATCGGTAATCATTCTATATTCACCTAAATAGGTTTTAAGATTTTGTTTAACCGCATCGTTTATATTTGTTAAATTTTTATTAGAATCATATCCCAAAATATACATATTGATTGCAAACGGATTATTTACTTCCGATATTGCTGTTTTCTTTTGAGTAAGATATTTAACTAATTCTTTTTGAATATCCGATTTAGATTTATCTTTTAATCCCTCTACAACACCTACAAATTCGGTAATATTTTTTGGGTTAGCAAGTATTGATGCCGGTGAATTATTATCAATTTCCCCATCAGGAGAAACATATGCCTTAGCAATACTACCATATCTTTCTGGCATAGATAATGCTCTTACAATGTAATCCTGTCTAGTCACTGCTCTATTTTGAGAACCAAACATTGCCAATGCATTTTGTCTAATTTCTTCAATAGATTCACTACCTCTACCACCAACTGCAGGTTCTAAGTTTTCAACCGCAATCGATTGTTTCATAGCATCATACAATGATTGATTTGTTATTGAGATTAAATCTTCATCAAAATCAATTTTATTTAATTTTACCAAATCGCCAGTATTAACATTCGAACTAACTCCCCCACCAACTAGATATTTAACAGTTATGGTTGTATTAGTAGGAACTACACCAAATGTATTTGTTTTTAAGAAATTTGATGGGTCAATACCTTCATTCAATCTATTAATAGAATTAGCTAACCCCAATCCTACATTTTTTGGATTTGGTAATAAAATTTCATCATTCATAGATGTATCACCACTACCAAATTGTATATCCATAGTATTATCAGAATTTACCTTTACGGAAAATCTTCTTGGAACTTTTTGTACTTCCAAAATATATGGAACATCGGATACATTTGAATATAAATCCGAATTGGCTTCTATATTTGGTTTTTCAACAAATATACTTTCTTGTGCCAAATATGGAACTTCATAGTATTTGTTATTATCACTATCCGTAACTGATACTATTGAAATTATATTCTCATCATTTAACTCTATCTTAGGATATGATTCATATGAAGCAAATGAATACGATGTTTCTTTTTGTATAGCAGAAATTGCTTTGACTTTTTTAGTCAACAAATAAAAAGTAGGTTCGCCATTCCCATCTCTCTCATGCACATCAACTTCTCTACTTCCTGTTAATGAAAAATCAACTATATCGGTAGTTCTAAAAACTACATTTGAATTGGTGGTAGAACTAATCTCCATCCCTTCTTTTATTCTAACACAATATGTTTCATCGGGTCTATTGTTATCACCACTACCAATTGCTGGTAATAATTGATATACAGTTATAGTTGTTACCGCTGGTGATGTTACTTTTGGTTTATATCCCATAGTTTGTGCCAATGCAACTACATTCTTTCGTTCGGTTGCATGTGATAACATCGATTCTTTTAATTGTGTATCTTGGTAAAACGCAAGAATATCACCGATAGCTGATGCTTGTTCAATGAACACCATACCAGGCGAAGCTTCATTGAAATCTGAATATGTATTTGGAAAATAAGTTTTAGCATATTCAATAAGATTTTCTTTAAACGTGGCAAAATCTTTACCAACATAATTTATATTCTTACCGCTACCAAAACTCTTATCAACAGACTTTATTGCCATTATTAATTATTTATATCTATTTGTACTGAATCTTGTATGTTTTTATTTGATTTCAAAGAGAATTTTAAATCTAAGCTAATTCTATTGGCATCAATATCATTTTCATCATAATCAAATATAATTTCATCGATATTCAAATATGGTAACCATGTATCAACTGCTTCCAATATAGTTCTCTCTATATCCCCTTCTATTTTATCTTCTATAATTGGTTCAAATAAAATTTTCCAAATATCACAACCAAATTCCGGCTGCATTAACCTTTCACCTTTATGAGTTAAGATTAAGTTTTTTAAATTATTTTTAGCTTGAGAAATTGTAGTAAAATTAACAGCAAATACGCCATTGGAATCCGATGTAGTGTTTACACCAATTCCCAATATTTTATAATCGTTTTCAGCTAAATCCGTTACATTAACTTTACCAAGCTCTATTGCCATTATTTAAATCTCTTTACTAATTCTGAATAATCTCTTGTTAATGCTTTTATAGTAGCATCTTGCAACCCATCGCCAGTTGATTCGAATTGAGGAGTGCCAGTTGGTACATCCACATCTCTAAAATCCATAGTTTCCCATTCACTCTCATCAACTCTCAATTCAGGTTTAATCATATCCAATACACTACCAACTGCACTTGCGCCTTCTTTTCTTTGCTCTGCTGTAAATGGTTGTGTCATATTAAGAATCTCATTAATCATAGGGTCTTTTGAAAATTCCTTTTGAATTTGAGGTCTTTGTTGTTGTACAATTGGTTGTTGCTTTCTAACAGGAGTAGGAGCAACTTCTGTCATCTCTCTCAATGATGGAGTAGATGGTTTTCGTTGTGAGTTTAATGTAACCGCACCAGATTTAATTAATTTAGCTAATTCTTCTTTAACTTGTTGTTTAACTTCATTTTTAACAACTTCCTTAATTAAACCTACTAATAATTTTGAATCCATAGTAATTGTGTATATGTTTAGTAATAAATATAAAAAGATTAAATTTAATCGGAAACCGAATATCCGGACCATTGCAATACCGATGGAGCAGGGGGGGCAGGTGGTGGATACTGACTAAATAATAAAAATATACCACCCACAGTAAATAAATGTATTTTAGCACATAAAATAAATGTATCCAAAAACATATTAGAATCCATATTGGGAAATATTGGGAGTTTAGTCCAAGTTCCTGGATTTAATACTAAATTAGGTGATGGTATTTTTATTGATTTAAAATCTTGCATCTCAACAAACGCATCAAATATTTCTTGCTCCGTTAATAAAGATGATGGATATTTCTTTTTTAAAATTCCTTCTATGATTTCCTTCAATGTTAATTCACCATAATCTTTTGTTTTTATTTTTTTATTAAAATCCACTTTAGGCTTTAATGCTTTTTGGGCTGCTGCATCTGCTGCTAATAATATGGGATTAACCATTATATTTGAAATCGAACCGGGAGCAGGTATTGTGCCCGGCCATCCCGTTGGATTTATTGTTGGATTTGGCATTGGTGCCATTCTAGCTCCCATCCAATATGCCATTACAGCCGGCCCCAACGCATCTAATAAATCTATTTTAGTTCCACCATTTTTTTGTGTCTTTTTAAGTAATAGAGTTAAAATTATTACAAATAATTTTTTATTTCCTTTACCAACTGGAACTCCATTTAATAAATCACCACCTCTTTTTAAACATGCATCATATTCATCTACAAAAGCTAAAGCAAATTCCTCTATACTACCACCAAAGGCTTTAGATTCGAATTTAGGAAGTAAATTTGCTTTGAATGTATTCCAAGACATATTATTTGGATAAATAGTTTCTAGCCGAAAGGATAGTTTTCAATTTAGATTTAATTGCTGAGAAAGCGGCTGCATTAACTGGTCCAGTTGCGGTTGGTCCTGTTGGAGTTGCATATATTTGTTGATTTATTGCATCAATCAAATCACTCATTATTTGAACTAGCTCACCCCCTAATACCATTTTTTGCACATCTGCTCCAGCATCACCAACTCCTTTATCTTTACCTAAAAATATTTTACCATTTTCAGAATTAAGGAATATTTGATTTGCTCCTGATGAATGTATTGTTACATTTTTATTAGTATGAACATATACATCTTTTTCGGCATCAATTGAATATTGACCATCGGTAATCACACCAGTGTTTCCTTTACCATAAATGATGAATTCACTAGCTTTTGCAGATAATAATATTCTATCCGAATTTATAAATAATTGGTCACCTTTTAATTTATCAGATGGTGGAAAATCTTTAAATGCTTTCTTTTCTTTCTTTATAGTTTCCTTAAATGGGATTTTTACTTTATTTGATGTAATATAAATCGATGTACCATCTTTATTAATATCTTCATCAACTAATGTACCAACTGGTTTAGAATTTAATTCTAAATTTTGTTTATTACGAATAAAAATAGATGGAGATGATGTTTTACCATCTTCCGTTAAATGAAACTCACTAAATCTAATTGTATTACCAACTCTACCACTTATAATAGTATCACCTTCTTTTGGATTTAAAAATTTAATAGCATCATTTATCTTATATGCTTTTTCAGAAGATTTTGTTTTTACGGGTGGAGTATTTGCTATACCCGTTTCTTTTGATTCGCTATATTCTTTATTTTTGTTTTTTGATGATACTTCTTCAATTGGTTTTTCTTTATTAATTTCAGAAGTTTTATAATCTTCTCTATAATTTGGATAATGATTATTGGAATATGGCAACCAAAAATAATCATTACCAATTACGATAATCATTACAGTTTCTCCCAATATGGGATATGTCATATTATTTTTATCAAATGGAAATGCATATGCTTCTTGGGAAATAGAAGATTCTCTTTTAAATTCAATAGCACCTAAAAATCTAACATCATTATCATCAAATGATGGATTTTCACTATATTTTTTTATGTAATCCTTATCTTTACTTAATGGTTTATCGGATTTCAAATAAACTTTAGTAACAGCTGCTAAGAATGCTTCCATTATAATTTAGTTTTTATTTCTTCTATTTCAATTTGAATATCGCCTAATTTTTCATCGGCTTTTTTCTCCACTTCATTTATAGTATCTTCCATATCTTGCAATAATTGAGCTTTTTCATTTTCACTCAACCAACCATCTTCGCCAATACCTTTAGCTTCTGCTGCCGCTAATCTTTGTGCAATTGTTGCAAGTTTAATTAGATGGTCATCGTTTTTAATAGATGCATCTATAAGGTCTTTTATGATTGGTGCAAGGACTGTTGCTTCACCTACATTACGAATTAATTTACGAAGAGATTCAATCATTTCTGAAATATTCTTCTTCTTAGTTTGTTGATTATCGTAAATATCTTTAAATAATGATGATAAGTTTTTACCATCAAATAATTGAAATTCTGTTGCCATTATATTAATTTGTTTCCTACTATATAATTATAAAGTTCTTCACTTATTAGTTTGTAACCTTCTTTGTTAGGATGCTGTGCTATCTTCATTGGGTTTGGAGTTTTTTGTTCCCATATAGGTTGACCTGAATAATTTTTCATCATCCATTGCTCCATTGATATTTTAGCAAATCCCCAATAATTGTTTTTATTTATCAAATAAGTAATATCATCTTCTTTATTTAAACTCTGAACCATTAAGTCAAAAGCATCGCACATAATATACTTTATATTGTAAGATTCTAACATTTTTTGAAGAAAGATAATGTAATTTTGATTAATGATATTATAATAATTTTGATTAAACATATTTCCTATAAAGAATTGTTTATATTCAGCTAAGAATGAATTAAATTTATCATCACCATATGTATATGAATTAAAAAACTTTTGAGGTAATTTAGCTAATTCATTTTGTCCCCAACTAATCCATTCACCTTTAGGTAAAAAGGGAACATAATCTCTTAAAGAAGAACTCCACATAATTGTTACAAAATCTCCTTTATGAATTTTACCATTTCTTAAATCATTAATTACATCATTGAATATCACATTATTGGCTTTTCCACTCCAACCATTATTTACATATTCCAACCCAAATCTAACAGCAAGGTGATTTGCCCAACTATGTTCATTTCTAAATAATTGTAATTGTAATCTATCTTTGAATTGCTCTTCTTCGGGCCAGTTTGCTCCTTCACCTTCAGTCCAACTATCGCCGTATGCGTGTAATTTCATAACTTATTTATTTCTTTTTATGAACTATAAATCCACTAATAGCTAAATAATCCATATCACAATTTAAAAATGTTTCAATTGCGGTTTTAGGGTCATTTACCATAGTTTGTCCTCTTAAATTAAATGATGTATTTAAAAGTATTGGAGTTCCACTTATTTTTTTAAATTGTTTAAGTAATTTATAATATAGAGGATTTTGCTCTTTCTTTACAGTTTGTATTCTCGCCGAATTATCAACATGGGTTACTGATGGAATCTTTTTATAATTTGTAACTTTAACAACTTGATTCATATAAGGAACATCTTCTTCTGAAGTAAAATATTTCGTATATTCATCGTGAGTTACCGATGGGGCAAATGGTCTAAACATTTCTCTTTTCTTTACAACTTTATTAATTCTATCTCTAATATCGGATATATGTGGGTTTCCTAATATAGAACGATTACCCAATGCTCTAGCACCAAATTCAGTTCTACCTTGAAACCATCCTACGATATTACCTTCGTTGATTAAATTAGCAACTTGCTCTACTAATAATTTATCAGTTGGATATGATGAAACCTCTATCCCATCAAATGTATTCAATATATCCAATATTTCATTGATATCAAATTCTTCTCCTAAATATGGAGATTGATTATCCCCACCCTTTATCTTTGGATGGTTCATCATATCATGCCAAAAGTATAAACAAGCTCCAATAGCAGAACCAGCATCGGATGGTGCATATGGAATCCATACATTCTTAACTCCACAATGTTTTTTGATTTTACCATTAGCAGTACCATTATAAGCAGAACCACCTCCTAATACTAAATTAGAACTTTTAATGTGAGAAGTTGCATGATTAATTAAATAGTATAGACATCCTTCATACCATTTTTGTAAAGAAGCTGCAAGTTCCATATGATGCAATTCTATTTCAGATTCTGGCATTCTTGGCTCGAATCCTATCAATTCAACTAAATCATATGTAAACATATCGGTATTTGAGTATTCCCAAGTAAAATATTTCTGATTTATATTAATTAAATTCTCACCACCAAATGATGTAAATCTATTGAATATATCATAGTATTTATCCGAATTACCATATGGTGCTAATCCCATAACTTTATATTCTCCACTATTTGGTTTAAATCCTAAATAAGCAGTTATAGTAGAATACACCAATCCCAATGAATTTGGAAATTTAATTGTTTTTATTTCGGAAATTCCATTTAAATCACATTTGGCCATAGAAACAGTATCCCATTCACCTACCCCATCGATTGATAATCCAATTGCATCATCAAATGGCGATGTATAAAATGAAAGAGCTAAATGAGATAAGTGATGTTTTACAAACACCAAAGAGCCGGTATATCCAATTCCCTCTAATATTGCCTCCAATGCACCTTCACCGGCTTTCCAATCTTTTTTAAACTTATTCCAACTTTTCCATTGAGATATCCATCTATTACCTAAAGTCTTTTCAACTCTATCGTATTTTATATCCGAATCCTCATACCAACATACCACATCAACTTCATCAATAGTAATGTGTGCATAATCCAAACATTTTTGAATTGCTTTAAACGGAAAAGAGTTGTCATGCTTTATGCCCGACAACTTCTCTTCTTCTATTGCGAATATTACCTTACCATCTATTAATAAAGCTGCTGCTGAATCATGGTAAAATGCGGATAATCCTAATTTAATCATAATTTAGATTTTTATGTCACCTTCATCCATGAACTGATTAAAAAGTTCCATTTGTTTTTCTCTCATTTTAGTAACAACCTTTGTTATATAATGAGTTGGATGTCCGGTCATTTCTCTAATAAGTAGATATAAACTCTTTTTATTGAAATTTTCTATATATTCTGCTCTTCTAAATAACTCTAAAACGGCATCTGCTATTTGCATATCTCGTTTCTTTGGAAAATAATTTTCTAAATGTTCATCCCAATATGCTAACATTCTTTTGTTAAAGATTTTATACTCATTGTTAGTATCTTCTTCTTTCCAATTATTTTCGGTATCAAATGATTCTGGCATAGCAGACATTATATCCGTATCTTTGTATCGTTTATAGTTTGCGTTATTTGTAAGAATCAAATAGTTTCTTGCAACAATAGTAAAATAAGAAAATGCTTTACCTTTACCTGCTTTGTACATATGAATCTTTTCAATCATAAATGTAACAACCTCACTCATCACATCTTGTGGGTCATCATCGAAATATGTAAATTTCCATTTGTTATATACAATCTCTGCTAGTTTATCAAATGCAGGTTTAATTCTATCTCTATAAACTCTATCCTTAATTCTTTGGTCATCGGTTGAGTTATATTCTATGATAGCATCTTCCGTATCTTTAGTAAAATATTGTTTATTTCTGGGTTTTCTTGGCATTAGTTAAATTTTTTGAATCTTTCGATAGTTTCTTTTATTTGATAAAATATAGAACCTACTTCATCATCCTTCTCAAACATTTCACGCGAATCTATTTCACGCAATGCCTCCAGTAATGCTTGGTTTCTTTGTAATTCTTCTTCTACAAAATCTTCATATTTTTCTAATTTATTAAGAAGATTATAAATCGTATATCCAGCAACTGCTAAAAATACAATAGATAGTGTTAATATTATTTCCATATTAAACAATTTCGTATCCTTTTAAGAAAAATTTGTTAGCATGTTTATACTTAACTTCTTCCATTTCACCCGATGGGGATTTCATTACAATTAAATCATTTCTACCATAAGTTTGTTTTTTAACAACTTGTGTATTATATACTCTATCTTTAATGGTAATACCATCTAAGTGGTCAATTTCATGTTGAACTATTACAGTCATCATAGTTTCTACCGAAATTTGCTCTTTATCTCCTTCTGGATTGATTTCAAATGTTAATTCACCTAAATTATCAGTCATTACAACAACTTTACATGCTCTAATGGTTCTAATTGATTTCTCTAATGTTTTTGGAATAGATAAGCACCCCTCATAGAAAATAAATCCCTCATTAGAACGAGATGTAATAACTGGGTTTAGTAAAAATAGTTCTCTACCATTTTCTTCATCTCCAAACTTAATATAGCAAGCTCTTTTTTTAATTCCTAATTGAGTTGCTGAAATACCCAAACCTGGATATTTTTTCATACCCTCTTTTAGAATATTTTCCAATTCATCTGCTTCCGATTGAGTAAATTCTGATTTGGCTATTGGAGTTTTTAAATACTCAATGAATTCTTTTGATGTTAATCCATTACTCCCTTTGTCTACGATTAATTTCATTTGTTTTATTTTATAAATTGTAATATTGCTAATTCTTTTGCTTTTGCTTCTACCATAATATCTACATTATTACCATATGTTTGTGGTAATGATTCGATATAATCAGAATGAGCTTGTGGTTTACCACCTGCTTTGGATTCTGAATAATGAACTACGGGCGTAATACCTTCTGGCCAAGTTGATGTTGCTAACTCTAATGCTTCTTGCTCCGATAAATCACCTGTACAAAACTTATGGTGATGATAATCGAATACAATAGGAATTTTGATTGCGTTATGGATATACATTAAATCTTTAACAGAATACATAGATGCCTTGTCATCATTCTCTATTGTTAAGCGATTTTGTACTGATTTAGAGAGTCTTTGGAAGTTTTTGATGAATCTATCCATTGCAGAGATTTTATCTCCGTAAACACCATTACAATGGATATTAATCTTATTGTAGGGAGTTTGAGATAATCCCATCATATCGAAGATTTTACCATGCAATTCTAAATCTGCAATTGTAGCTTGGATTACTTTCTCATTTGGAGAAACTAACACATTAAATGGACCTGGATGTGATGTGATACGAATATTATTTAATTTAGCATAATCACCTGCTTTTTCCAACTCACTTTTAATTTCTTTGTAATCTTTTAGTTGAGTTAAATCTAAGTTATCACCCCACGGAATGATTGCAGAAGATAAACGAAAGAAATGAATCTTATGTTCCTTATTCCACTCTAAAATTTTAATAATATCTTTAGCATTTGCTAATGACAACTCCGAAACATAATCCAAGCCTTTGGCATTGAATGTTTTCTTCACCATTGAACGATTGGTGGTAACTTTCTTACCCATCGTCATATTAATACATGCATAACCTACATTCATATTTTAAAGTTTATTAGTTTTAACAAATATAAACAAAAAATATGAGAATACCAAACTTTTTAGTAAGTTTTTATATTATCGTTATCGTTTTTGATTTTATTTAGTTCACGAACTGAACCACCTTTTGTGTTTAGCCAATATTGTACGGCTTTTGGATTATTAATCCACATTTTTTTATTATTCCATGGAAAATCGGGATGCATAAATTCTTCCCACTTCAAACCTAATTGACTTTCTTCAATTATTTCTTCTTCTAAATTATTTTCCACTATAATTGGAGTTTCTTCCTCAATTGGTAAATTTTTTCCACTATTTTCGATATTTTGTAAATTATTTTCCACTATATCTTCTTTAGTATCACCATATACCTCATATAAACCTAATTTTTCATCATTTTCCATCATTTCGGTAAGAATCTCTCTTTGTTTTTTCTTTTTATCCGAAACTAAACCATTAAAAGCGATAATTAGAGCTACCGCTAACGGGTCAAATACGATTACAATCAAAAATATGAAGAATTTTACCACATTTTTCAATTCCATACCAAATGCTTCAGCAACAAATCGAAATCCACCAACTTCTTTCTCCAATCCTAAATTTGCAATCTTAATTTGGTTGATTTTTTCAGTTTCCTGAGCATTTTCAGTTTGTAAATTGGAAATTTTATCGTTAATTTTGGCAATTTGCTTATCTCTGTTATCAATTGAACGAATAAGACGAGAATTTACCTTACCACCATCTAAAATTTTACCTTGATTTGTGTTAAATTCGGTAATTTGAGTAGAAAGTTGGGTAATTTGAGCCGTATTTTGGTCAATTTTAGTTTGATGAACGGCGATTTCTCTATCAACTTGTTGTAATTGTAGAGATTGTGCTTGGAAAGCGTTTGAAAGATATCCAAAGATACCTGCCGAAGTGATTAACATCAATAATCCAACTGAAGTAGTTAAATACCATTTGTTAAATCCTTTGATATTATCCCATTCTTGCTTCAAATATGTTGCTGCAACTAATTTAGCTAACTCTAAAGAACTAGCCATTACCATAACTGATATAGATGCTCCTGCAAAAAGAACACCTAACCCCGTTACTGAAAAATATGCCGCACAACCTGCAATAATTAGTGCGGAAAAACCCACTAAATATCTAAGCCAATTCATATTATCGATTTATTCTACTTAATTCTGCAACTCTTTCTACAATCTTTCTACAAGATTCTAATGTATTATGAGCTTCAGCAGGTGATAAATGCTGTGCACCTGAAATTCCGTTTTGTAAAATCCTTAATTTCCCATCAAGAGATTCTAATAAGTTTTGAATTTGTTCTGTGTAAATCATACTAATAAATAGTTTATAAAATAAAAAAAAGGTAGAAGTCGCTATAACTCCTACCTTTCAAAGATACGAAAAATAACCTAAATTACCTAATATTAATAGATATTTTTTTTGTTTTGGTTTCCTCCTTTTTAGAGATGGTAATTACCAATAACCCATTATCAAATTTAGCTTCCGATTTTGTACCATCGTACTCATTACTTAATTTAAAGCTAAAATCAATATCTTGTACTAAACTACAAGCGGTATCCGGTTTTGCGGATTTAACAATAATTTGGGAAGTGGTTGCTTCCAACGAAATGTTTTTAGGGTCGTGTCCTAATACATCTACGGATAAATGAATCTGATTATCTTCTATATGATAAACATAATCAACTTCTTTTGTTTCTGACACGGAGGTTTTCCACGAATGCGATGGTAATTGAGTATCGAATAACCTGTCAATTAAGTGATTTAAATTTGTTGTGTGCATAATAATAAATGTTTTGGTTTAAAATAAAAATTCGGTCAATATAGTTCAATTTCTATACCAACCGAATTAATTATGACAAATTGTCAGTATTATACTTCGTTATCTTGTGATTCGATAACTGTACTCATATGGTCTGCCCAATGCATTATGTAAGGAATTTTATATTTCATTCTCTTACTGATATCAAATACTTTTAAATATTTAGTGTTATCTTCATCATATAAACCATCAGTCAACTTCATACCAAAGTATTCTGCTTCGCTAACTTGAATATTATATTGCTGTAATAAGAACATAGTTCTATCCGTATGAGTCATATGTGATAACTCCGGATTTGGTGTAAATACTTTACCTTGATTTTTAATGTGCCATTCTGAAGGATTAGCTATATAGTATGGTTTACCTTTAGAACCTAATTTACCTAAATCGTGATGTAATGCACAAAATATTAATTCTTCATCGGTAAAATCTACTTTACCACCCATACTGACAAATAATTCTTTTACTTTTAGTGCATTTTTACAAACATTAAAAATATGGTCTATATAACCACCTGTATAACAATTATGATATCCAGCATTGCCACTTGCTGGAGATATTGCTAAATTCACTCCCAATTCTCCTTCTGAATACATGAAAAGGAGTTTTTCTAATCTATCACCTGTAAAATACTTTTTTACAATAGCAATAAATCTCTCGTAGTTTTGTTGTAATTCTTGTTCTGTCTTTTGTTTCATCTTTTAGATTTTAATTGTTTTATTTTTATTTCTTTCTTTTTCAGTGCTGTCAAGTATAATACTATAAAAAGATACCTCAAATATACAACAAATTTTTCAAATTTCCAAATTATTTAAGGAAAATTTCTTTCTTTGTTAATAACTTATATAAAATTTCCACTTCTTCTTCAAATTCTAATTCAGGCAAATCATCATCAAATAATCTAACTGTATAAATTGGTTTACCATTTTCATCAGTAAACTCATCCGATTCGGAACTAAACATTTTAGGTAAGAATTCCAAATCTTGCATTTCATCCTCATCTATATCAATCAATGGTATTATATAGTAATGATACGATTCGTTACCATTTTCTATTTCTAATCTATGACACTTCCATCTTTGGAATGAAGCGTCTGTAATTGGTGTTTGGGGAAGTATAATCATAGTACCAAATATACTAAAAATTTGTCATAAAGCCAAATTAAATCAATTTTAATTCAATCTCATTTTCAAAGTTTTTATTAAAAATATCTAGCATAGAGTTCTCGTATGTTATTTTTTTAATAAAAATATCTCTACATTCATCCATCCATTCTTTACATAATATGTAATTGTTTTCAAAATCATTCATAAATTTTTCTACAAATTTTACAAATAATTTATAATCTCCTTTTATTAATTTAAAATCAGTCATAAATGGGTGCGACCTGATACCAATTAATTTTTCTAAAACTTCCAATGGATATGAATGTGTTGATATGAATGGTATACCTGCCAAAATTAATCCAACTGTTTTTTCGGATAAATATTGAGATGTAAAATCTTGTTTACACCAAGCCCAACTTTCATCCAATACTTGCATTTTTGCTTTTGGTAAAACTCTATAAAATAAATCCATACCAATTCCATCAAACCAACTTATCCAAGTTAAATTTTCAAAATCATTATTACCTAATACGGAATTTAATTTTATATCCTTTACATCGGATTCATATGGCGTTGAATATGTTATTCTATTAATACCATTTGTTCTTTGTAATAATAAATTCGGAATATTTAATTTATATAATTCTTTTAATGCATTTACTCTGTGTAATTTATGATTACGAACTGAATACATTAAATCATAATCGAAATTTAATTTTTTATATATTTCATTAAATTCATAATACCATCTAATACCAATTAATTCATTCCATTGGAATATAGTATTAGTAAATGTAGTAAATACATTTTTATATTCATTGGCATTGTGTATAAATACATTATCGGTTATCAGTATGTGCTGATTTAAACAAGATAATACATTTTCTATTTCACATATATCGGGAGACCAATTTACATCCCTTATACCAAATAATTTTTCAGTTCTAAATAATGTAAGTATCCATCCTTTTTTATATTTTAGTAATTCCACAAATCTTTTAAAAAATGGTAAATCTTCAACACCGCTGGTTATATCGATATCCCTATAATATTCATATTCATTTTTATTTCTTAAAGATGTAAAGAAATCTATTAAATGATACCCATCTTCGGCATCATGTAAAATGGGATTAAACACAAATGTAAATTCATTATTATTGTATTTACATTTTATTTCACCAATTTTACCTTTTATATCATATTCTCTATCGGTAGTATTATGTGCTAATTTGTAAAATAATGAATTAGAAAAATAATGATGTACATATATTTTCATATCATTGATAGTTTAATATTCTTTTTCTTAAACCCTTCTACTAATTTCCAATATTCTTCACCACCATAGTAAGTACATATTTCTTCGCCTACTTCAATATTTTTAATAGCAATAAATTGAAATGCTTTATGTGTTGGATGATTTTTCCAATATGCATTATTATTATTTGAATGATTATAAATACATCCATTACCCAATGGTAAAACATACTCTTCAACTTTACCTTCTGCCGGATAATTAAATTTATAATCGTACAAAAAGAATGATTGTTCGCCTGGTTTAAATGGTAGGGTTATTAAATGACATTCTTCAATTATCTCACCTGCTTTAATTTCTTCAATAGCAAATACACCCAAACCATGTATAGGGGATTCTTTAACTTCTACCTTTGTTGCTACTTTTAAATTTATCATAACTATATCAATGTTTTATTGATTTTTGGAATTGGTAAATTATACTTGTCTTTACCCACATAATGCGTATAGTATTCATTTGGAGTTCTTAATCTATTTGAAAAATTATATAGATTTAATCCATCAGATAGTATTGTTAATAAATATTGAGATGTTATTGTGCAACATAAATCAAATGTTTTTAAACTATTTTTTCTAATTTTACAAAATTCATATAATTTAAACCACCTATCTAAGTATAATTCTTTTAATTCTTTATTATTTATTTTAAGAGTTCCAATATTCATAACTCTTTGTTTTCTAACCTCCCATTCAGGTATTATATCCGATATACCCAATCCATCCAATTCATTTACACAATCATCATAAATACTTAACCAACTCTCCCATCCATCAAAATATACATCTATTGAATTATCTAACTCCGGTAATCTGTTATGAAATATAACATCACCATCTACTAATATATAATCATCATTTCTATTTAGTGGTATTGTTTTAAATGCATCCCAAAAAACAAACTCATCAGTTACTATATGTTTAATATCTATCAAATCATCAAACCAATCACAATTAGAATATAATTCAGTTTGGTATCCCAGTAGTTTAGCAGAATTTATACTATTTGTATAATATGATTTCAACACATTTAACTTATGTGCATCCGTATTTACATTAATATCGAATGTATAAATTAAATTCATTATATGATACTTTTATTAAAAATAGCATTTATATGATTGAAGAATGTTTGCTGAAATTTTAATTCCGATGCATAATGTGTATAGTTGTTATACTCTCTACAAAATTTATAGGATATGTTATTCTTATCCATCAATCTAGCAAAATAATATTCACATATCACAATTGATGGGTCATTCCATTGAGTTAAATTTTCAGTAGGTTCTATTGTTTTTAAATACCATTCTCTAAATTGATAATAACGATTTATTAATAAATTTTTAGTATGCAAATTGTTGAATTTTAAAATACCAACATTGCACGCATTCAATCCACTATAATCAAAACTATTTATATATTTTGATGTATTGTATTTTTTAAACACCTCCATATATCTTTTGAACTTTTTATTTTTGGTATTTAAAAGTTTTGTTTCAAATAGTACATCGCAATCATCTGGCAAAATTAATTTTGATTCTAATATAATATCACCATCGATTGTAACGCAATTCAACCCTTCTCTTTGATGTATGAATATTTTTAAATCATCGGTTAATATAAATTCTTCATCTTCTATACTAACAAATTCATCTATATCATCTATTAAATTTTCATACATAAAATTACATCCGTAAAACTTAATCTTATAACCTAAACTTCTAGCTCTACGCATAGCTGCTTTATAGTATATTACTACCCAATCGTTATCGGTATAATTACCCATTTTTGTAGTAAAACTATAAACTAATTTCATATTAATTCTTTCTGAATAATTATTTCTTCTTCAATGTAATCGTAATCTATTATTGAATACCTATCTATTAACGATTCTGGCAATTCTATCAAATCAACTACATTCATATAATTTATAGTCAATTCTTCGAAAACGGATATTTCTTTGTTGGTATATATTTCAATACTATCTTTATTTAGAATTAAATTACAATTTGGATTTCGGTTATGATTTAGATATCTACCCAATGGATTAGTTTCAACCCACCCATTATAGATGAATCTGCTTTCTATTGTAATTGGTTCTGATTTTGTGAAATAGTTACCTATTAATGTATTAAATGGAATTACTTTGGATGATATAATACCAATTCCTCTTGAATTAAATTTGTATCGCTTAAACATTATAACATTGATTTTTGAATATCGAAATCGGATTCGTATAAAAATAAAACCAATGAATATCTTTCACCGGATTCCAATATAGTTACTTCATGCTGAGCCGTTGGCGATATAGTAGTCAATGAACCAATCACTCTCGATTGTGGAGTATTTTCAACTATTAAATCCCCACCAATATAATCAGTAGATTCGGATAATTGAACTAATAATGTTTTATAAATAATATCAACTCCATATTTCGAAAAATCCTGATGTTTAGCCAAACTACCACCCCTACCATATTTCATAATCTTTATGGTAGGTATATTCTTAACCTTTAAAGGTTTTAGTTTTTCTAAAAGAAAATCCTTTAATTCCGAATTATCAATTGTTACAAATTTGGCAGAACTGCCTTTTCTGAATTTTATTGGGATACCATTAAGAGTGTGAGTATCCATACCATCTACTTCCTTATAAAGTTTATAGAATGATTTTATATACTCACACTCTTCCTTTGAAAACATAACCATTTAAAAAAATATTAAGAATGTTTATTCTTCACATATTGTATAAAATTTACCAATATTGTGTTTATCGATTGATTTGTAGCAGATGAAGTCGGAACTACTGCTTTATTATCCAAATCAACTTTAGTAAAAGTTTTATATACTACTGCCATAATATTATTATTTGTTATGTACTAAAATTCCGTTTGCGTAAAAGTTATGATTATCTTCTACTGTTATGATATAAGTTTGAGTATCTTTCTCATCCAATTCGATGATATCTTTGATGGCTGTTTTACTTACACCATTTGATAAATAAACCATATCACCCGCTTTAATCTGTCTAACATCTCTATCCAATTCATATCTTCTATTAGTTAAGAATGGGGTAAATGATGCCAATTCCAAATTACCAACATAGAATGGGTGGTCGAATGTAGAAGTGATTGAAGTTTGATTAGCAAATTCATATTTAACTAAATCATTATGAATTGGAGTTTTTAATCCAATTACTTTTTTAACTTCATTTTGTAAAGTAGATTCATTGAATGAAAGTACTTCATCACCAACTACAACATCTTCGATACTCTTTTCAGAACCATCTCCCATAGTTACTTTAGTTCCTGCTACAAAACAGAATCCACCACCATATTTAAAGTTATGTACTAATAAATTTTCAGCGTAATATGTGTGATTATCTTTAACATCTAAAATGTGATAAACCTCAACTTCGCCTAAAATAGTTTCTTTTTCAATTACAATAGTTTCATTACCATCTCTATTAATTAGAATATCATCTAATGTAATATCTTGTGCGGCAATCCATCCTTTACCCTTCACATAGAACTTATGTAATGCAGTAGATTTAACTTCATTACCATCATCCGTTTTATGTCTGATTAATAAGTGTTCTTTTTTCTTTACAATATTACCAATCGCACCTTCTGTTTTTTCACCAGTAAGTTCGTTGTATGTTAATAATTTATCACTCAATGTTAAATCTTCGATATTCTTTTGAGTACCATCTGCTAAAGTAATTTTAGTTCCAGCAGGGAAACAGTTGTGAGTAACAATCTTAACACTTAACTCACCATTTGAAAGGAAGTAAGTATCAGATGTTTCCATATCAACAATATATGTTTTATAATCACCATCTAATATCTCTACGATAACTGAACTAATATTAATTAATCCACCTGTTAAGTTGATTAATTGATGTTGTGTTGCATCTAATTTTGAAATAGATTCGTAACGAATACAATCTAACTCAATATCGTGTACCAATAAGTGAACACCACCCGATGCTCTAAATTCAGAACCATCTTCCATTGTAATATGGAATGCCAAATTATATGCTAATGGTTGTTCAATCTTATTAATTAAAACCGATGAGGTTTCATATGAACCAGATGGTAATTCTGCACCAGGCCAGTTCCAATTCATAAATTCAGATACAACATCGGTATCAGGTGCAGAATTGATAAAATATGATTTGAATTCATCACCAACCGATGCACTACTAATTAAGATAGTAGAGCCATCTGCTTTAATAATTTCTTCTTCTTCAAATATACCACCCCAATTGTACACATTTGTAAACTTAGGGAAGTTTGTAGTTAATTCGTAATAATGTTTTATATTAGTTTCGTTTGCTATATTCTCATCATCGTATTCGATTGATGCAGGTTTATCAAATAATCCCTGATTTTTGAATGTAGATACATTTATCATATCTAAATTACCACCATAAATTATATTGAAAGAACGAATCGATTCAACTTTATCATTCTCCGTATTTTCGTAGAACTTAATAAGTAAACGATTCTCTGGAAATGAACCAATAAATTCTTCGTATCTATTTTCAGTAGTTTCGTTTGATTTACCAATCTTATAAAAAGATAATGGGTTTGTAGTTGTAGCTACTAAATTCTTTACCGCCACATCCGGCATATTAGCAGAATTGATATCATATGGTAAGTTATTAAACACATATGAATCAGTAGAAGAAGATACATAGTATTCTACAATAGAACCCGTATCATCATTTTCCTGAAACAATTGTAAAGGAGCTAATTTATTTTTAGCATATTCTGAATCAAAGATTGATGATTCATCGTAAGCCAATCTTAATATAAATTTATCACTACCATCCGCAATTGAAGATGGATATATCGTAGATGGTTCTTCTTCTACGGTATTAAATGATGTGATAAATGGTGCAGAAGTTGATACACTTTGAGATAATGAAGCTACAATATCATCTTGGAAATTTTTGTGTATAACATGCAATTGAGTAATCGCTGAACCGGATAATACATTAATAAAATCTGTCCAATCTAAATATTGAATAGCGTTGTAAACACATGCAGTATCGGTATTCACTTCCATTAATCGTAAATTACCTTCACTATCCTGTATAAAATCCGCTGAGAAAAAAGTTCCTTTCATAAAAAGTTTTATATTATGTTTGTATATAAATATATCATTTTTCTACTTTATCCCATTTATGTAAATCACATGAACCCATAGTTGGGGTAAATATCTTTTTACCAATAGGACAACCACATTCGGCACACTTTTTAGTAAATACTACCGAATCAACCATAGAATCGCAAGTGTTACATATAGCCAATCTTTTCTTAGCCAATTCAGCTTGTTCTTTGGATGGCATTTCCGCAATCACCCAAGCTCTGAATATATCTACTATACTACTCATACTATCTTCATTAAATCGTTAATGCGTTTACAATTCTCAAAGAATTCGTTATGTAACATTCTCTGATACATCCAATCCAATAAATCTCTAAACTCCTCTCTTTTAATTGTTATATAAGCAGGAATACCTTGAAAACGAAATACAACCAACTCTTTGGCAGATTTATTGTTCTTAAACACATCAATCATATCGATGATGGTTTCCATATGGTCTTTGGTTAATTCTACTCTACTGATGTAATCTTTCCAATCTAATTGGATGTAACCTTTTTCTAACTTAGATAACGCTTTGGAATTCATTGTGTAACGGTTGGGATGGATTTATAGTAAACAAATATACTAATAATTATTCACATTTCCAAAAAAATAAGGGAGAATTTCTTCTCCCTTAGTGAATACCTTGTGATTATATTTTGTTAGAATTTAGTTCCGCAATGTGGGCAGAACTTGTGTGTATCTTTTTTTCTCTTAGCACCACACTCACCGCAATATAGAACACCTAATTCTTCTTTGTGATATTGTTTATGTGATGTAGGTAGAATTCTCCATGCTACATTATGAAATGCATATGAATTAAATTTTCTATCCGATGATGTAAATTGTTGATTAGAGGTATCACCCTTTTCAGTTGTACCAGTTTCAACTTTATTTGTACTTCGAATATTTGGACCTGCCAAAGTATTAGATGTTAAACTTGCATTATTGTAATATGCAGTATTAGTAATACCACTAATTCCCAATGTGTTTGTAGTGTAGGTTATATTATTTGTCCAATTTCCAATACTATTTGTAGTGATTGTACCATATCCACTACCATATATTGGTCTATTTGAGAA